GTATTATACTTTCCTAAGTAATCATGTGTATTGATATCATATATGTCTTCATCTTCTCCCCTTAGATACCTTCTTCCATTTATCTCTATCCCCTTCACTTCTTTCTCTATACTTTCCACGACCTTCCCCCTTTAAAATTAAAATACTTATTGCAAAATTAAAATAGTATATTAAATTTATATTTTCTCTCTCTTTTTTATTAATGAATAAGACAAATAAAATTAAATATTCTTTGGATAAAGATTTAATTCAAAAAACATTCTATGATAAATTTAAAAATAATATAATAAAAACTATTAATTCTGATGATCCTAATATTAATTGGATCGTAGACTTATACAAAGAAATAAAAAACAAAATGATATCTTTATTAAAGGTGAACTCTGAACTCTATAATGAAATTGATGAATATATGGATACTTGCCTTTTTAAACAAATGATTACTCACAAAGCACATACGTCTGATGATATTGTAAAATTAATATATTATGTTTTTCATATCTGTAAAAAATTAGGTTCACCATCACAAGATAAAGTAATAGACAAAAAACTAGATGAAATCAAATCATTATTACAAAAAGAAAATATAGATATTGGAAATATAGTAGCTACATTTATAATATATGCAAATGAATCATTAGATAAAATATACGAACAATTACATTTGTTTTTAAATAATATACCAGTATCCAAGGAACAATAAATATTTTTTTCTATTGTTAATGTAATAATGGGAATATTTAATAGACATCGTTGTGCAATATGTTCATCAAAAAATAAAAAAGGAAGAAAAACAATATGTGAAGAATGTCTCTTTGTTCTTGATTTTGTTGTCAAATATGGAAGAGAAAACCTTAGAAGTATTATTAATAATGTTATTAATAAATCATTAAATGCTTCTAATCAAAATATTTCTAATCAAAATATTTCTAATCAAAATACTTCATCTCCTTCTTTAAAACGTACGGACAGTATTCATAGTATTAATATACATACAAATCCAAATAGTTCCAATTGTGGTCGTTCGTGCAAAGAAGCTACTTGTTCTTGCCACAATAGAGAATCTTTTATAGCAATGGCGCCTCCATACAACTAAATAAAATATTTATTTATTTTAGTAAAATGAATAAATATTTTATAATTAAAACTTTAGGAAAAGGATCATTCGGTTCCGTTCTTAAAGTTAAATATAATGAAAATTACTATGCTATGAAAAAAATTATGCTATTTAAAAATAATTATAATAAAATAATAACGGAAATAAGTATTTTAAATTATAGCAAATGCCGATATATTAATAAATTATTTGACTTTTTTATTGAAGACAATTATATATATATAATAACTAATTTGTGTAATCAATACGATTTATATCAATATATTTTATACCACAAAAAAAATAATATTATTATTGCTGAAAAACAGATTTGGATATTCTTTATTCAGATATGTTACGGTATAAGATATTTACATAATAACAATATTATTCACCGAGATTTAAAAACCGCAAATATATTTATACATAATAACAATATTCAAATTGGTGATTTTGGTATTTCAAAAAAGCTTCATCTTACGAATGACTTTACTAAAACTGTTATCGGTACGCCTTATTATCTTTCACCAGAACTAATTAATAATATACAATATAATAAAAAAGTAGACATATGGGCTTTAGGATGTATTCTCTATGAAATGATATTTCTTACACATGCATTTGGATATAATAATTTAAAAGACGTTATTGTAATGATAAATGAAGCAAAATATATAAAAAAATATATTACACTTAATTATTCTATTGAAATATATAATATTATAGATTTACTCATTTGTAAACATCCAAAGGATAGATTATCTATTTATGAAATTATAAATAATATTACTAATAGACTTTATCTTGTTGATTCATATGACCAAAATCTAATAGATAAAAATATAAAAATTATAAAAAATTTACCTATTAGAACATTAAAACAATTCAAATATTCACTCCGAAATATTAAAATTATACCAAATTTATTTTATGAAGAATATTATTTATATAAAAAATTACCACCAATTAAATCATAACTCACTGACTTTCAAATTTTCTTTTTTTGTTTCTTTTTTTGTTTCTTTTTTTGTCTTTTTCTGTTTAATAAAATGCTGATTCATATAACCTTGAATATTAAAATAAGTTATTTCGTCATTTTCTTTCACATTTAATAACTCGTTTAATTTATCATCAGGATTAATAAATTTCTTATTTTCCTCGCTTTGTAATTTATTTGTCTTAATATAATTAATTAAATATTGTGTAACATCTGTTCGTGCTACCTCACTACCAAAAGGCTTATTCATAAATTTACATAAACCATCTGAAATCTTTGTTGGTTTAGCAAATCCAGAAGGAGAACGTGTGGTTTTACGTTTACGCTTATCTAACTCCTTTTCTAATTGTTTAATTTCTCTTTTTGTTGATTTCTCTAAATCTTTCACTTGATGCTGTACCATTGATATATAACATTTGAATTCTCCGATTTTCTGTAATACATCATCAAATTGCTTTAAAATATTTGTTAAATTAGTTTTTGACATTTTTATTTATTATAACTATATATTTCTTTAAATTTAAACTTATATAACTATTTAATATCTGTTAAAATTACGTCGAGTAGAAGGACGTTCGTCTAAATTTCGTTTTACTAAATACCATTCTGTATTACCATCACTCTGTGACATAACACTATTAATATTAACAGCATTGTCAGGGCGATTATTAAATTTACGTCCTGTACCACGTTGAGGTTTTCGTGTTCCTTGTGTAGGTGATGTATTAGTTCTCTGCTCATTACGTGTCTCACACATAAGTGTTCCACCGTTTACTCCACGAACATTTTCTGCTTGATATTGATGCTTTTCATTATCAGGAGTAAACAAAATATTAAATGTTACATATTCACCAGCAATCAAATATTTATATTGCTCTTTATCTACTGTAAGCGAATTCCAATGAACAAAAATGTCTTCTCCATCAAAACTACCCGATGTTATTTTAATAAATCCCCAACCGCCCGTCTTCTGAAACCATTTTACACATCCCGAATATGTAGATTCTCCATATTTAGATGTTTTGTTATCGGTAGTCGCCATTGATAAATATTATTATTAATATTTCTTTAAATCTGTTCATAAAATATTATAAAGAATAAATCATATAATATAGTAATTAAAAGTCATGTATGAAAATCTACAACAAATATTATTTGAACAAGTTCTCTCAATTATAGTTTTTAATAAGTGGATTTCCCATAAAGAATTAATATTATTATCAGAAACATCCAAGTTTTTTTATGATTTTTGTCATAATATTCGTTTATCAAATAATCTAGCAAACATTACTATTTATAATATTGATGTTGTTAAAAATAAATTTCCATTATATTTAACAAAATGGAATAATTTAGACTTTGAAATAACATTTTCATATAATACTATAGTTAATTATAAACGTATTGAAAAGAAATTTAATAATATTCTTTCTATATTAAAAAAATATTCTAACATTAAAGGATTAAACATAAGAGAGTTTACACTAATAAATCATATTAATAATATTAATAATTACGAAAATGTTGATTTAAGTTATGATAATTCAATACTAACTGATTTTAATTCTATTAAAAAACATTTTACATTTAATAATTTACATCTTAATAAAATTAATAATTTATCTCTCTCTGGTTGGTATCATTTATTAAGTACACAACCTCTTAATAATTTAAAGTATTTAGATCTTTCTTATTGTGCTGAATTAGTTGATACTTCTTCATTAACAAATATCCATACACTTAATCTTAGTCATTGTCAAAATATTGTTGAAGTTAATCATCTAAAAAACACACACACTCTCTTACTTAATAATTGCCAAAAAATTAATGATGTTTCTGAATTAGGTAATATTCATACGCTTGAATTATCTTCTTGTAATCTCAAAGATATATCTGGTTTAGGTAATAATTATAATCTTAATCTTTGTTTTTGTTATGATATTGAGAAAGTTAATCATTTACATAAAGTACATACGTTAAATTTAAGTGGATGTACTAATGTTAAAGATGTTAGTAAATTAAGTAATATTTATAGTCTTAGTCTTGATGCATGTATTTATATTGAAAATGTAGATAACCTAACTAATAATAAATATTTATATCTTACAGGATGTGATAAAATAAAAAGTCTACCTTCTCTCAAAGAAACTAGATATCTTTCTATCCGTTATAATGACAATATTAATGAAATTACTATTGAAAATAAATTAGAATACATAGATCTCACATGTACAAAGATAAAAAAAATTCATATTAAAAATAATATTCATACATTGATATTAAGCGGATGTAATTATCTTAGCGAATTGAAAAATATAGATAAAATAAATTCATTAGATCTTAGTTTTTTAAAACATACTTTATTTAAAACTAATAATAGTTTTAATTCACAATATGATAATCATCCTTATAGTTGTGTTATTCAATTAGAAGACCTAGCACATATACATACTCTCAATCTTAGTCATTGTCCAAATATTACTGATATTAGTTGTTTATGCAATGTTCATAATCTTAATCTTAGTCATTGTAAAAATATAACTGATGTCTCCGCATTAGATAATGTATATAATTTAGATTTGGCATTTTGTAGTAATATTACAGAAGTAAACTGTTTAAAAAACGTATATAAACTTAATTTAAAATTTTGTAAAAATATTACAGATGTGAGTAAATTAGGAAATATACACAGTCTTGATCTTAGTTATTGTGATAAAATTATACATGTAAATTGTTTAAAAAATGTATACAATTTAAACTTAAGTTACTGTACAAATATTCGTGATGTTAAAAACCTAGGAAATGTACATATATTACAATTAATTAATTGCAATAAAATAAGAGATATTAGTAATTTAAATAATGTCCGTTATTTAGATATTAATTTCTGCTATTCAGTAGAAAATATTAAAGATTTTATTAAAAATAATTATAACCATGTACGGTATTGTTATAAAACTAGGGATAATTTATATCATAATAATATATTATAATTCAAACCATAATAAAGATTAAATATATTATTATATAATCATGGTGCTCATATATAATGATACATATCCATCTGAATCTCAATATAATGATAAATTTCAAAATTATGATTTTGAGGTGGATCATTTTCAAAAATATGCTATTCAAAGCATAGAAGAAAACAAACATGTTCTTATTACAGCCCATACTGGTTCTGGAAAAACATTACCAGCTGAATATGCTATTCAAAAATATTGCAATGCTGGAAAAAAAGTAATTTATACTGCACCAATTAAAAGTTTATCCAATCAAAAATTTAATGAATTTACAAAGAAATTTCCAAATATTACATTCGGTATTTTAACTGGAGATATTAAATTTAATCCTGATGCTCAATGTATTATAATGACAACCGAAATTTTAAGAAATACACTATTTCAAAAAAAAATGAAAACAGATAAAGATATTATGCTTTTTGATATGGACATTGAAAATGAGTTAGGATGTGTTATATTTGACGAAATACATTATATTAATGATGAAGATAGAGGTAAGGTTTGGGAAGAATCTATTATGTTAGTACCTCATCATATTTCATTAGTTATGCTTTCTGCTACAATTGATAATATTCATAAATTTGCAGAATGGATTGAAAAAACAACGGAAAAAGAAGTTGCTATTTGCTCAACAGAAAAACGAATTGTTCCTTTGATACATCAATCATATATTACTGCTCCTAATGTATTACTCAAATATATTCCAAAAGAAAAACACAAAGAATTCAATAATATAATTAATCATCCTCAAACATTAAAGGATTCTAATAATAAATTTTCTGATCGTTCATTTTATAATATTAAAATGGTCAAAGATGCATTATTAAATAATAATGTTTATGTTAAACCTTCTTTTGTATTAAACAATTTTATTAAATATTTAAATGATTCTGACTTACTTCCTGCTATTTGTTTTGTTTTCTCTCGTAAAAATGTTGAAAAATATGCAAATATGATTAATATTAATCTTATTGATAATAGTTATGAGATTGAAAATGAATGTCTCTCTATTATAAAAAAATTACAAAATTATAAAGAATATATAGAAACAGAAGAATACCTTAATATGCTTCATTTACTTAAAAAAGGAGTAGCTATTCATCATTCAGGAGTTATTCCTATTCTTAGAGAAATAGTTGAACTTATGTTCAGCAAAGGACATATTAAAGTTCTTTTTGCTACTGAAACTTTTGCTGTTGGTGTTAATATGCCTACAAAAACAGTTGCGTTTACAAATTTTATGAAATATAGTAGTCGTGGATATCGTTATATTTTACCACACGAATACACACAAATGGCAGGTAGAGCAGGAAGACGTGGTCTTGATAAAATTGGTTATGTAATTCATCTTAGTAATATAATGGAAATACCAGTAATCAATGATTATAAAATAATAACAAATGGAAGACCACAAAGCCTTATTTCAAAATTTAAAATCCATTACAACTTGATTTTACAACTTATTGCTTCAGGAAAAAATATGGAAGAATTTATCAATAACAGTATGATTAATAATGAAATAAATAAAGAATATGATTTAATTAACACTGAATTACTTGAACTTGAAAATAAATATAATAATAAAAAACAATATACTAAACAAACCGATGAATTAAAGTTATATCATAAATTACATAGTGATATTATATACGCAAAAAATAAAGAAAATAGACGTATACGTAGTCAAATTAATAATTATGATTATCTAAAGAAAGATTATGAAAAATATAAAGAATTAATAAAATTAGAAGAAAATATCAATAATAAAAAAACAACACTTATAAATATTAAAAATTATATTACAGACACAAATACATTAATTAAAAATATTCTACTTGATAATAATTTTATTGAATATAAAGATGATCAAGAACAAGTTACAATTAAAGGAATGATTGCTTCTCATATTCAAGAAGTTCATAGTCTAGCGTTAAGTGACATATTAACCGTTAATTTTCTTCAAGAACTCACACCAGAAGAAATAGCAGGATATTTAAGTATATTTACTCATATTGTAGTAAATGAAGAAAATGATATTCAACTAAACAATATTAAAAATCAATCATTATATTATGCTCTTAATTACACATATAATAAAATGATATATTATGAAGAATTAGAAGAAAAACATCATTTAGATAAAGTATGTGAATACAGAACACATTATAATCTTTGTGATATTATGATAGATTGGTGTAGGGCAGAAAATGAGAATGATTGTAAAGCTGTATATTTTAAATTAAAGGAAAAAAAAATCTTTGTTGGAGAATTTATCAAAGCAATTCTTAAAATCAATAATATTATAAATGAAATTGAAAAAATATGTAATATTACTAATAACATTGAATTATTACAAAAAATAAATGAAATTCCAAAATTAACTCTTAAAAATATTGTTACAAATCAATCTTTATATTTGTAATTCTATTCTAACTTTTCTTTTTAATTGTTCTTTATCTTGAAACAAATATAATTTAAAATTATGTTCAGTATAATCAGATATTTCTTTATAAGTTATTAATTTACTTACTAATTTCAACTCTTTTAAAAATACAACGTATTGAAATAAACCATCTTTACGTTGTATTTTATCAAAAACACAACCTGAATATATCGTTTCTAATAAATATGGTATTTGTATTAATTTGGTTAATAACTCACAATCATTTTGTACTTTTCTAATTGAGCGCATGGTTAAATTTATATAATCAATCATATCATCTTTAATCCATTCATGATAAAATAATTTTGATTTATCATTAAACGATAATATATTTAAATTATCCTGTAATTGCAATAAATTCAATAAATCTACTAACCGTCTAATTGGTGAGGTTATATGTATATATTCATTAAATTTCATTATGTCATGATGATGATCATCTTCTACCTTTACATATTTACTACCATTACCATACCAAGTTTTCAAAAACTTTTTTAGTTCATCTGATATACCATCGGGTATATAATAATCATTATTATATTTAAAAGAACGGAATAATCCATTATTATATTTTAAAAACTCCTTAGCAGATAAATAATTCATTAATACCATAAGATAATTAATTACATCATGACTACTATGAATATGGTCTAAATAATAATTTTGTTTATTCATTAATTTAACTATTATAAATAACTTCTTATACTCCGAATTATTTAATAAATCTTTTTCTTCATATGCAAAATTTCTCTTTACTTTTATAGATGTATTCAAATACTTTTTTTCTATTATTACACCATTTTCATCTAAATATATATCCATTGTAAATGCAAATCTAATAGTATTTTCATTTAAACTACATAAAACATCTGATAAAATAGTAGGTAACATTGGACGCTTACGATCCGGCAAATATATTGTAGAAATACGCTTTGAAAACGAATTCCATAAATTCATAATATTCATCCATAATGATACATTCGCAATATATATACTTAACAATACTGTATTATCATTTAAGGTTCTTATACTAAATGCATCATCATAATCCTTACTTGTTTTTGGATCTATAGTATATACATTCCAAGATTCTCTATTTTCTATCTTATTTGCTTCTTTAATTAAATGAATATATGTTTCTTCAGATTTATTCTTTAACGCTTTCATTGTTTCTTTATTAAAATTCTGTATTGATGCATATAAACTTTTACAATATAATTGATATTCATAAAAATTTCCTAATTTATCAACATCACCAATAGAATTAATAAGTTCTCCAATGGGATGTTTGTCATTCCAATGTTTAAATTTAAATATAACATATTTGTTAATTGCCTTCTTACTAAACTTTTCCTTTTTATTATATGTAATTAAAAATACGGGTAGTCGTCTATCATCAGGAATACATTGATAATAAAATTTATTATCTACTTTTCCATATGTGGTTTTAGTATCCAAAACTAATACACCTAATAACATATCTGTATTTCGCACTGTTGAATGTTTAATATGAATTTCTGTTCCATTCATATTAAATACATCTTGATTAAATAACTTTGTTTTATAAGGATCTATCTCTGGATTATCCACATCTTCAAAATTTAAATAGTTGATTATTTTCCATACTTTATATTTTCTATCATCAACAATAATTTTTAAACTCATTATTATGTTATTACATACTTAAATTTTAAATATTCTATTCAATTTTCTTTAATTTTGGTTTTACATTTTGTTTTTGTAATATTTGTCTTATTGTGTCAGGTAAATTAGATAATGAACTAAAATAAGTTTCATAATGACTAATAAATAATATTGTATTTCTCTCCATTTTTATTGAATAAGACCAATATGGAGGTATAAAAATTATTTCCCCTTTAGTTAATTTTATATCTATGCTGCTACAATTTTCTATATTAACTTCCGAAAATGGATTTATCTTTGAATAAAAATCTAATGATGTATAATCTTTAATTATATTTAAGTATTTGGCACTTTTAGGATTAAATAATTTAATTGTACACTCACCCTCTGTAACATAATAATAATTTCTATAATTATTTTTATATTTTAATGTTGTTACTAAATCTTTCTCTCCATAAATAATATCATATTCACTTTTTAAAATAAGAGGAGGTTTTAAAAAAGACATTGATGGTAATTTGGATAATATATTTATTTCATCTAAAAATGATTCATTCTTTTCACTATAATAATTATGACTTGCATCTTTAATAAAAAGATCATGAGCTTGTGATAATTTCATTGGTAATACCATACTCTCTTCTGCCTTTTTAACATTAATATTATAATTACCATACTCTTTAATAAAATTCTCTTCATTAAAGTTTTTTAATAATTCGTTATTTTGATATAAAAATTTAAATGGTTGTTTTAAATTACAAATTTTCTCAAACCTTTCTTTACTTACTTCATCGGTAATATTGAAACATTCTAAATCATTATTTACTTTGGTATGATAATATACATGTAAATATACTAGTAATATTAAACAAAAAATAGCAATACTTAAAATAATATTTAACATTTAAAATAATATATAATATTTTTTATTATTTTAAACCTAAAAAGTTAATCTTTAATAACAGGAGCTACCCAGAATTGAATACTTGAATTATCATCTAATGAATAAGTAAGATGAATTGGTAGTTCTCTACTTAATCCAATCTTTGTTAGATTTGCAATTTTTGAAAAATTAGTAATCCGTTGCATTAATTTTATATCAAATGTCTCATTAACTACTGTATTTTCTTCTATACTATACTCATCTAAATCAGTAATATCTATATTTACTTTCATTACTGTATTATTTAAACTCTCCGAATTACATAATACAATAGTTTCATCATCACAAGTAAATGTTACCTTATTACCAAATGATGATAACTGGTCTATAAGTTTCTTTAATAATACAGATTCTATTGTTATATCTAATTGATATTCTGTATCATGGATTTCTAATGTATCGTAATCATAATCAAATATAACAGTCTCAAAATGTTTTTCAATTGCTTTACATTTCTCTCCATTAATGAATGAAATATTAATTTTATCTGTTTCATTCTCATAATTAAAAGTTATCTGTTGTTGATCTTGATAACAACTAAGAATTTTTGTTAATATAGATAATTTAATTCCAATGTTTACTGTTTCATCACACTTAAATTCAGAAAACCAGTCTGACATTAATTTTAATTCAACTAAACAAATATGAGAATCATCCATACATTGAACATATAAATGGTCTTCTTCAAATGTCATATTGATTTCATCAATAACATTACTGAGTATACTAATAATATTATTAAAATTTTTGCATTTTTCAGTGGTATTAATATTGAAATGAGCCATTTTTATTGTAATTAATATTATTGTCTATTTATTTAATACTAAATCAATTTTTATTATTTTATATACCTAATTTTATTACTATAATAATAATAATAAAATATTATTTACTAAATATATACCAATGGAATATATTTTTACATTTGTTTGTAGTATAGATACTAAACTATTAAAAAAAATAAAAAATATTGATACAAAGGTATTAATATCTAAAGATAAGGATGTTTACTATTTTAAAAACATAAATCAAGTTAAAAAATATATTTATGAAAAAAATATAGTTTTTATAGAGAGAGAAGATAAAAAAAATATAGGATATTTTGGGTATAAAATTTGTGATAATACATGTTCCATAGGTCCTATTCATGTAAAGAATAAATATAAATCAAATGTAAATAAGTATTTTAACTTATTTATAGATGATATTATAAATGAATATAATATCAGATATATTATTTTATATTTGTCTCCATTAATGATTAATGAAATTCTTTTTTTTCAAACTCTTGGATTTAAATATAATACTGAATATCAAAATGGACAATGTATTACTATGATTAAAGATTTATTCTTCGTTTAATTATGTTTCTTCTTCACTTGTTTCTTCAACATCATTTGTTTCTTCTTTATTTATTGGTTCTATCTGTGTTGATTTTTCTTCAATATCTAAAGTAATCTTCTCCTTTTCTTCAACAGCAGTTTTAAATCTTAATAATTCTAAAGTTAATTCTAAAATAAGTTTTTCATTTCTCGCTACTTTATCATTTAATTCTTTGATAACAGTATGAAAATCTTTTATAGCATTCTCAGTCATTGTTAATCCATTCTTTAAATTTTCAACATTCTCATTCGTTTTTTCCTGTTCTTTTTCCTTCTCCTGGTCCTGTTTCTTTTCTACAAAAGTTACAGATTTTTCATTTTTATTGTTTTCTTTACTTTCATCACTCTTAGTAGTATTATTACTCAATCCTTCCTTTAAATGATGTTCTATATTTGTTAGTCTAATTTCATGACGTTCTAAGATAGCCATTGGAGATACTCGTTTTCCTGCCATTAAATTAAATACTTAATTTTTTTTCTGATTATATACGCATATTCATTTTTATTGTTGGATGAAATTTATAATCAATTATTTCAAAATCTTCTAAAACATAATCATTTATATTTTCTCTCTTTCGCAAAATATTTAATTTAGGAAACTCATAAGGAATTCTTTCTATTTGTTTTTTTAATACATCTACATGATCATCATAAATATGAGCGTTTCCTATATGATAATTAAAACTTTCCACTTCTAAATCACAATGTTTCGCTATTAAATAAGTTAGAAAACTATAAGAAGCAATATTGAATGGAACCCCTAAACCTATATCTCCACTTCGTTGATACATAGATGCACTTAACCGATTTCCTTTTGTTACATTAAATTGTACCAAAATATGACAAGGGGGTAAAGCCATTTCATTTATTTGATATGGGTTCCATGCTGATAACACTAATCTCCGAGACGTTCTCTCTTTTGGATCCTTTAAATTATTTATTATATATTGTAATTGATCAAATCCTTGTCCTGAATAATCTGTATGACAATCTGTATATTTCGCATTAAAAAATCTCCATTGATGACCATAAACCGGTCCTAAATCATTTTCCTTTAAATGTTGTAAGTTACGAGAATCTAAAAATTCACGACTAGCATTTCCTTTCCAAATATTACACTTCTGTTCCATTAAAATAGTATTATCTGTTTGTCCTTTAACAAACCATAATAATTCTTTAAGACATGTTTTCCATGCTACCTTCTTTGTAGTAAGCAATGGTATTGTATTATTCTTTAAATCAAAATACATAGATGCTCCAATAACAGTATATGTTATTCCATTTCTTCCTTCCTCTAAACTACCTTCTTGAATAATATCACGTATTAAATCAAGATACTGCATTTCATACTTGTTGTTTTTATTATCATCATAATAGGAATTTATCAAGTTCTTTAGCATAATAATAATATTAAACCTATATATTTTAATTTCTTTTTATAAAACATATGGAAGTTATCAATGAAATAGATATTGAAACACCTCAACCAAAAACATTTACATCACATGTTTTAAATTTTGACGATAATACAAAAAATACACTTTTTAATATTGCTCAATATGTTGTTTTAGCTATTATCCCAATTGTTATTCTTAACAAATCTATTCAAAGCTTATTTGATGAACCCAATGAATCAAAAAGCAATTTAGAAATACTTACTGAAGTTGTTCTTCAACTTCTAATCATCTTTACTAGTTTAGTTTTTATTCATAGAACTATTAGTTATATTCCAACATTCTCTAAAACATCTTATCCAGAAATTAATAGTTTCTCTACTATTTTACCTATTCTTGTTATTCTTCTTAGTTTACAAACTAAAGTTGGACAAAAAACAAACATCTTATTTGAAAGATTAAAAGACTATTACTATGGTACTCCTACTAGTGTACCTACACCTAAAAAAACTGATCCTACTATGTTACCTCCAACTCTTCCAACACGTCCAGAACAACCCATGCCTGACTATATCACATCTAATCAACTTTTAACTGATGACCATATGCCAGGACAAATTCCTCATGCAACTACACAAAATATACATTCTATATCAGGATCTCATAATACATCATCAAATCAATCCCAACAACCTAACTTTAATCAAATGTTTCAACATAATAATGGTAATATGGGAACTACAAGTATTAATAATATTGAACCATTTTCTATGGGAGGAAACAGTATTGGTGGAGCTCCATTTTAATCTTATTAAATTTATATTAAATAAAATTTAATAAAATATATTATTAAATGGATATTAATAATATTATTACAGCATTAGATAATGATAATAATTATTCAGTAGCGAATCTTTCAAAAGCAAAAATTAAATGTATTAATAATGATATACTGCAAAAATTACAACTCCCAAAAGAAACGCTGAAAAGTTATAATGAAAAATTAAAAAATTATAGATATATTGATGACATTAATAACATTAATATGTTTTCATACATTCGCTATATTAAACTGAATGATCCAAATAATCTAACATTAAAAAATCCCTGTAAATTATATGGAATTATAGAAAAAAAAGATAAAATTTCATTAAAATGTTCCATTGCCAATAAAATATTTTTTTGTATTAACTATAATGAATATCTTGTTTTTCAAAAATTAAGTCAACAAGAAGAAATAATATTGAGTATTGTTGATTATTTAGATAAATAAATTATTACTAAATTATATGTATGACAAAAAAAGTCGTAGTATTTGACTTAGACAAAACATTGGGTTACTTTAGTCAATTAAACTGTATTTGGGAAATCTTAACACAACTTTGTGATTCATATAGAGAAAAAGATTTTTATGATTTATTTAACCTATTTCCTGAATATAAAAGAACAAATATAATGACTATCTTAACCTATCTTAAAAAGAAAAAAGAAGAACAGATACTTGATAAAGTAATGATTTATACTAATAATAATAGCAATAAAAAATGGGTTCTCATGATAAAAAGATATTTTGAATATAAATTAAATTATAAACTTTTTGACCGTATTATTGCCTGTTTTAAATTAAACGGTCAAATTATTGAACCTTGTAGAACTACTTATGAAAAAACATATGACGATTTTATTTCTTGTTCTAAATTAAATAATAATATTAAAATTTGTTTTATAGATGATTTATTACATGAACAAATGATTCACGATCAAGTATATTATATTCATATTTCACCTTACATTCATCAATTACCTATATCAACAATATTAAAACGTATAAATTACAGTCCATTTGCAGAGAATATTAATATTAATGAGTTTAAAATTAATCTTGAATTAACACTAAATCGTTATCATCTTGATGAAGTTATTAATCATACTGATAAACATTCTACAGCACAATTAATGAAACATTTACAATCCTTTTTAAAATCATCTTCATCCCCAGCCCCATCATCCAAAAAAAATACAAAAAAGAAATATAATAAAAAAAATAATAAAGGCACTAAGAAAGTATACGATTCTTAGTATCTGATACTTTATTTAAAATAGCTGTTAATGATGTTGATAATAGTAACATGATTCCAGCATCAAACGCTACATCCTTATGAAAATTAGTAATATTTTGTTTATATAGTGGATTATAATAATATATTAAAATTACTGATATAATTACCTTTAAAAAAAATTGTACATCATCTAAATAATTCGGTGCATTTTTCCATATATTAAAATATATCGCAAAATATAAAAAATACATAAAATATTTCAAAAACTTAACTATATACTCTGAATAATTCATGACTATATAATTACTTTACATTTTTATAAATATCTAAAGTTCGTGCACTAGCATCCGTTGCATTTACATATTTCGGCATCCAGAAATAAGGTATAATATGACTTCTATTAGAATAATGCTTTTCAAATATATATCGATAATAATATTGCTCTTTAGTTTGTGGACAATTAAATTCATAATTGATACCATTGTCTATATTTAATGTTTCTATATATTCTTGAATTATTTGAAACCAGGAACGTGTTTGCTTACTTACTCCATCACTAAATGCTTCCTTCTTTCTAAATAATACTTTATTTGGTAAATAACCTATAAAAGCATTTCTTAATAAATTCTTTTCCATTACTTTATTATTATTATGATTTCTAATATGTGATGGTATAGATAAATATGTAGTCACAAATGATTTATCTAAAAATGGTGTTCTAGCTTCTAATCCATGAGCTGCTATACAACGATCTGAACGTAACACATCAAATAAATGTATATTACTTAATAAACGTTTACATTCCTTATCAAATTCTATACTATCTGGTGCCTTATGAAAATATAAATATCCTCCTGTTATTTCATCAGAACCATCTCCATTAAAAATAACCTTCGCATCACTATGCTCTTTGATATATTTAGCAACCAAATAGTTTCCTACACTTGCTCTTATTGATGTTGTATCATAACTTTCTATCATTTTTATCACTTCCGGAATAACATTAAGAAAATCCTCTTCACTCACAATAATCTCATTATGAGTTGTATTCAAATACTCCGAAACTTGTTTTGCGTATTTTAAATCTTCTGAACCTTCTAATCCAATACTATAAGTTTGTAATGATGGATAATATTTAGATACTAAACTTGTAATTAAACTACTATCCAAACCACCTGATAATAAACATGCTATGGGTCTATCACTTGTATCTATTCGCTTTCTTACCGCTTCTATTAATGTATTTCTAATAAGCGATAATATATTATGTCTATCTTTTAACGAATAATTTATAACATAACCCTTAAAATAATCAATACTATATTGATAACATTCATCTTTATAATAAGAATATATTCCTGGTTTAAAAACATAGCATTTCTCAAACAAATGATGTATCATCTTTAATTCTGACGCAAATCCATAATTACATTCATTATTACTATAACCATAAAATAATGGTCTTACTCCATAAAATAATGGTCTTACTCCATATAAATCCCGTGCAACATATATTTCTGATGTATCCTTATCATATAATATAAAAGCAAAAACACCATCTAACATTTCAATTGTCTGATCTATTCCATATCGCTTATATAAATGAATAATTACTTCACAATCTGAATGAGTCTCAGAAGTAATATTCATTAATTCATATAATTCTTTATAATTATATATTTCACCATTACATATGAGCTCAATATTATTAATTGCAAGTGGTTGATGAGACCCTGTATCTAATCCATTAATAGCTAAACGATGAAAACCAAAAATTATATTATCTGTTACTTGTTTTAATTTAGAATATTCGGGACCACGTTCCTTACCTTTATTAAATGATGTCTCTATTTTATTATTGATTTTTAAGTTGCCCAATAATGCAAATATCCCACACATGCTTTATTATATATCAAGGTTAAATATTTTTATATTTTTATATTTTTATATTATAATAATATAATGAATAGTGTATCTTATTGTCAATTAGAACGTACAGAGGAATTAAATAAACGAATTTTAAATAGAACTAATCCTAGTCAACAACTTCAAATGAATTTCTCTCCTCGTAGTGTTCCTACTCGTTATGTTAAATTTCCTATTCTAGATTGTAGAATGCCAGCTAAAACTCCTATCGTTAAACGATCAGAATATAATATGTCTACTATGTTTAATCCTGGTACAGATTCTCCGTATGCTGGTTATGCAAATGAAATTGATATTGAATCTAATTTAGATAATCTTTTCTTTCCGGATCAACGTGCCGCCCAAAGTAAATATATACCTGATTCAAGCAGTGATTTATATCAATATTCTATACCTTCAGCTCCTTGCAATAATCCTCATCCCTTTATTTCCAAAACAGAATCTTTCTCTCCATTTGATCCTAATGAATGTAATTTAGGAAATGAACAATTCTTTAATTTTACTAGACAACAAGTTAAAAATTTAAAAATTTAATTATTATTAAATGATAATGGATATATCATTTAATACAATCGGTTATTTAATAAATACAAATTATCAAAATAAACTCATATCTAAACAAGAAAAACCTAATGTTAAACAACAATATATAAAAGATTTGAAATTTTATAAAAAACGAATTTTTGATATTACAAAAAAACTATTAAAACACGAAAAAATTAATAATACAATTGATAGTATATTTGAAGACTATTGTAAAACATTAATAGAATTTTTTAAAATGACAGATACTAAAGATATTATACAACAAGAATATAAACAACAAAAAAACGTTTCGTTTCAACTTAATAAAACAGAAGAAGAAATAGACGATAATATCATTACAAATATAGCTAATGATGATTTTAATAATCTGATTATGAAACAAAATAAAAAAAATATTACTATAGAACAATCAATGAATATTATAAAACATAAAAAAACAAGCAAACCACAATTCATTCCAAAAAAAAAAAATATTAATTTAAAAGATAGTCAACTAAAATATAAAGGGTTAAAAAAAGAAAAAGAAAAATAAAAAGAAAAATATAAACAATAAATATACAAAAGATATGCCAAAAAAATATATTAAAGAATCATGTGCACCAAATAAGAATAAGAATAATAGTAATTTTACATGTTATAGTGAAGAAGCCTTATTAAACATGAAAAATATATGGAATAAAAAACATCCCGATATACATATTCAATCTAATAATCCTAAGGAAATCTGGAATAATTTTAAATTTCTTATGAATAACACATGCAATAAAGAATCATGTTGGTTAAAACAAGAATTTATTAAACATAACTTAGATAAAAACTTATTAAATTATACGTTTGCACCTACCTCTCCATCATCATGGAAATCTAATCCAAATCAATGGTTAACTAGTTTAGATATTATTAAAGTAATGACACAATATGAACATAGTTATCCATATTTCTCCTTTATAGGACCTTCACCTATTGATTATGATTCAAAAGATTCATATTCTAACGATATATGTGTGTGGAATGAACTTTGTCATTTTAATTTACTTGATTTTTATAAAAAAAATAAATGTAAAATCGGAATCATATTTAATTTAGATAAACATACATTACCTGGTTCCCATTGGGTATCCCTTTTTATTGATACCAAGAAAAAATATATCTACTACTTTGATAGCACAGGATATTCTATACCTCCACAAATAAAAAAATTAGTAAATAATATTAAAAAACAAGCATCAGATATGAAAGAAAAATATACTTTAAAAATAAATACAAAACAACATCAAAAAGGCGATTCTGAATGTGGAATATATTGTCTCTTCTTTATTATTGAAATGTTAAAAAACAAAGACTTCAAATACTTTTTAAATCAAGACATCACTGATAAAACAATAGAAAAATTTAGAAATATATATTTTAATAATCATTAATATAAAAATACATTATATATTTGTATATGAATGATTTTTATTCACAAGAAAATAAAACCCTTGTTTATGAAATACTCAATAACTTATCAGAAACTAAATTCCATAATAAATTAAGTTCATTTATAGATGATAATGATATTGATAGTTTTATTGCTAATATCGGTGTTCAATATCATGATAATTCATTAACAGAGAAAAATAAAAAACTTATCATTGAAGTACATAATTATATTAATAATAAATTAACATATTCATTTGATGATAATAATAGTAAGTTTTCTAATTATTCATCACATATAACATCTAATTATTCTACGTCTTTTAACAACTCCTTTTTAAATCAACAAGAAACTAAATTAAATGATAAATATAAAGAAGTAGAAAATAACTATAATAAAGCGTTACAAAATAGAGAATTACATAATATTAATAAACCAAAAGAAATATCTTTCGAAAAAGAAGACAATACTCTTTATGAAAATACTTCTGAAAAATATGATATTGCATTAGACACAAGAGAAAAAGAATTAAAAGATATTCATGAACTACAAAAAAATGAAAATATAAAAAAATTTAGTGATCTAAATGAAAAATCACACCCAAGTATTAAAATATTAGATGATGTTTCCATGGATAATAATAAAAAACATGTTACATTTAATGACATTAATGCTAATGCTAATGCTAATGCTAATGCTAATGATAATGATAACAATAACAATAACAATCCTATTTATATTAGTCCAAACGAAACAACATTAACTCACTATACAAATATATGCAATGAATTATATGATAACTCTATCATTTTTAATAATATATTAAATATTGGAAAAAAAATGTATATCAATAATCTTACTCTTTACAATAAAATATATAAAATTACTAATAATTATGGTTTCACTAAAACTAAAGAACTAAAAGATATTCCTTATTTAATTATTGATATTTATATTAATAATAAATTTGTTAATAAATTTCATTTCTTTCAATATAAAATTATTAAAAATACAATCTATTACCAATGTCATAATACTATCTATTACGACGATCTTATTACAAAATTAGAATTTAAAATTTGCGATAATTATAATTATCCATTAGAACAAGAACATACATTAAAAATGCTTACCTTAATTAATGGTCCTTCATTTAAAAACACTAACAAAGAATTAAAAAAACTTACCGAACCTGATTTATTTTTTATTTATTTTGACCAAAATGAAAATTCTATTGATATGGAAGACACATTAGAAATCAATGATATCCTATATCCCATTTTATCATTGTGTAAAATTAAAATACAAAGTCTTGATTTAATGACTATTGAAGATACAAATCAAAATAGTAATTATAATTGTGCTATTATTAAATTAGATAAAGAAATCCAAATAAATAATAAAATTAAAATTATTAACCGTCGTTCTATTCTCTCTCTTACTATATTTTCTTAAGGACATATTTCCCTTCTTTTTTTATAAGTTTACCTATCAAAATAGGAGTTGCTAATGCATTCTGTATCACTTTTATATAACTATCATAATCATATACTTCTTTTGTTTCCTTCCTATAAGCATATTTCTTTCCCTCTATTTTTACTTCTACTGCTTTCCATATTACTTCCTTTTTATTAATATCACTAATATTATCTTTTTCATCAGTTGATAATGATGGTTTATATGAAAACTTATCTGGTCCAACACTTCCAAATGACAAACATACTAATCCTTCCTTCTCATTGTTTTTCGCATATATTGAACAATCTATTGATGTTTCCTTAATAGACTTTAATATCTGTTTATTTATATTTCCTTTAATTGTAGATATTTCATATAAAAACTCATCACTCGTTAATGGCGTCTTCTTATCCATTTTACTCTTATCTTGTAATCTTAATTCTATAGAACTATCACTATCTAATTGTTTTTCAGAAAATGTCATTAAATATAAATATACTCGCACATTTCTCTCGGGTTCTAATAAATTATTATGACTACAAATACGACGAGCACGTCCGATTACCTGTTCTATACGTACCGGATGCCAATATGGTTCTATTATATGAACATATCTTACATTCATTAAATTAATTCCCTCTGACCCCGCTGCTGTTATCATAAGTATTTTTATTAATTCCCCATAATTGTTATTTTTTGCTGTTTCTTTTAATTGTTTAGCAATAGTATTTGGAACATTTTCCCACGTACCATTAAATATATTACGTATAATTTCTTTTTCTTCTACTGTTTCTGTTCCTGTATAAAGAGCAAATTTCGGTTTATTAACATCTTTTTTCTTAATATTAAGTGTCCATTCTTTATTTGCTAATCGCTTTATTTTAAACTCTGCAAATCCATTGACTTCTAATACTAATTTCAATATACCAATTCCTTCAAGTGTTCTAAACTGCGAATAAATTAAATTTAATCCTTTATTTTCTGGATTTTTTATATTTTCTAATATACGTAAAAATTTAGGTGAATAAGTTTCTAATGCTTCTGGATTCAAATAAGTTTTGTCTTCTTTCTTTAATAATTTAATTGCATTGTTAATACGTTTTTCATATGTATCATCTGTTTTATCTTTTAATTCTTCTTCTACAGCTTTTAATTCATCTAATGTAAATCTTCCATCTACATTATCTATTCTATCTTTTAAAGATACAATATCTAGTGTTTCTTCATCTATATTCTCATCTATATTACTCTTAATATCCTTCTTTGCATCTGGTAAAGGTCTCTCTATATCACGTGGAAATACAAAATTACAAAATGCTCTTGAAAAAATACGATATGTTGATACCGTTTCAGAATACATTTCTCCCTCTTTTGGTTTCTTCTTTTTCTTCTTCGATAAACGCTCTAATTTTCTCTCTTGAACACGCGCATTCTCATAAACTCCAAACTGATAATCACTCATTTCAATATTTTCTACTATAAAATCTTCTTCCTCATCATATTTAGGTAATAATTGTTCTTCTCCACTTCTATAATATGACGTTAATCCCATTATCCGTCTTTTAAATAAATTGGTATTTGTAAGATTTCCACTGTCTATCTTCACAAATAAATTTAAAAAATCATCTAATTTATCTGGTAATGCTTTGAAATTTTCAACACGAATACCCGCCTGTAATATGTCTATATCATTCTTATTTAATATTCTTTGAACGATTTTGATAAAATCATCATCACTCATATTACCTTTATCATCTACATGTACACCTTCATACAAGTCATCTTTTATATCAGATACATATCCAAATGGATTTCGCGTTATTACTAACATTTTTAATGATGGTTTATAATCAATATAATCTACTAATCCTATCTTTTCTAAAATACTTTTTATATTTTCATTATTCATTTTACGTGAAGTTTTTATATTTAATGGTATGTGATACGTTTTGATATATCCACGTAATATATTAAATAAAACACCTATTTCATTGGGATAATTAATAATTGGTGTTCCTGTTAAAAACACAATACGACATTGCTTGGCACTCAGTAAATATTCATATAGGTCTACCCACAATGAGTTCTTGCTACTTAATTTATTTACAATACGACCAACAAAATTATGTGCTTCATCTATTATTACAACTGCATTATCAAATGGATTTTTTTTGTTTTTTGTTAAACTCTTTAAATGACTCTTTCTTAAACCATTGTAATTTATAAAATTATATTTTGCACTTATCATTTCATCTATTTGTTTATCTAAACTATTTTTTTCATCTTGAGATAATACTTCATAATTTGGTTTCTTGTTTATATTAATAAACCATGCTCCACCATTTTTCTCTATTATAGTTACAGGAAGTGATAATATATTAGCTAATACGGGTATAGTTTCCGGCTTATTTACAACTGATATAAATTCCCAATATTGACTCTTTCTATATAATATATCACCACATTTCTTTATTTCTGATATATAATTACTTCTTAATGATGCTGGTGTCATAATAATAACTTGTTGATTATTCTTAATACCTTCAGCAATAGCTATAGAAGAACACGTTTTCCCTGATCCTAACCCGTGATATAATAATAATCCTCTGTATGGACTATATATATTTATATAATCACGCACTATTTTTTGATTAATAAGTAATTGAAATTCCTTATTTTTATTATCACTATCACATGTATATTTGTCCTTTTTACTTATTAAATCTTCTTTATAGGGTTCAAATAATGAATTGATAAAATTAACAAATATCTCTCGGTTATTCAAATAATATTGTGATGATTTAATTGTAATATCTCTCCGTTTTGGTATTCTTGTTAATAAATCTTCTCCAAAACTAACAGATGTTACTGGAATATCTAAAACTTCAATAATTGATGGTTTTAAAAGCACTGATGATTTTTCTGTTCTTACTTTTGGTTCAACTGATACTTTTATTGGTCGTTTAACCTTTATTTTAGTTGGTATAGTTTGTGGAATTTCTTGTTGTGATTCGTCTATTAATACTTCTATTTGTGGCGTTGATACAATTGATGCTTTTTTATCTTTTTCAACTATTGATAGTTCTTTCAATGGCTCTTTTGATTTAATTCTTTTTAATAAAGATTCTCTATTATAACCGCTAGTTGTTTTATCTATCAATAAAGTAGATATTTCTACCGGTTGCTCCAGTAAAGATATTCTTACTATCTCTTCTTTTTGAGGAACCGGCTTCTTTTTTAATTTTTCTAAAAGAAAGACTGACATTATCTATAATTAAAATATATATTATAATTTAACAAATTATATCTAATGCCATTTGACAAGCTAATTGTTCTGCCTTCTTTTTTATCTTATGTTTTCCTTCTCCAAAAAATATAAAACATTCATCATGCTCTAATAAATATTCATCTATTCCTATAAAATTTTTAAAATTACTGAATTTCTTTGCATCTTCATGCTTCATATTTGCTTCATAATATCCTATACATAAATATACTCCCATGTGAAATCCTTCTTCATCATTATAATCTATTTCTTTATAAACCGGCGTTACTTTATAATGCTTCTGTATCTTCACTTGGAAAATATTCTTATAATTGTCATCTGTATTTATTAATTCTATCCAATCTATATGCGTTTCAAAAACATTCTCTATAAATGTTTGTGCCATTTGAAAACCCGGTCCTGTTTTAAATATACTCTCAAACCACCCCTCTTCATCCTTTATTGATATTTTATTGAAATCTAAAAATAAAGCCCCTAAAAATGCCTCAAATAAACATCCTAACTTCTTAAAATTTGTTCGTGTCTTTTTCTCTTCTGCATGTTTTGATACTACATACCACTTATGTAAACCCATATCATAAGCTATTCGTCCTATAGTCTCATTCTTTACTATGGCTATTTTCTTTTCCGTCATAAATCCTTCATTCTCTTTTGGAAAACGTCTATATAAATAATATTTGGTTATACACTCTAATACACCATCACCTAAAAATTCTAAACGCTCATTTGATTTCGTCTTTAATGATAAACAATTAAATGGCTTATCCACTATTTGTATTCTATTTTGCTCATTCTCTAATTGTGGTCGTTTTACATAAGACTTATGAATAAAAGCACGCTTATATAAATTTAAATTATGTATCTTACTTTTAATTCCATACTTCTTCAATATAGATTCAACTATTCCTTGTTCCATTTCCTTATTATTTTCATTATATGGATTGAATATTAATTCATCAGTTGATGAATCCTTCTTTATATCACCTTCTTGAATTAATGATTTTAATGTATCTGTATTAAAATCCATACTCTGTTATAGTTTATTTTTATCTGTTTAATATTGTTAAAAATTAATATTAAACAGATTTTTAGTATTTATATTAATGAAATTTATTATTGATTGTAGAGAAAAAAAAATCATTTCTCTCTTTAAACCTTACTTAGATATGTATGATTTGTCATTTGAATATGAAATTGCACAATTAGATATTGGTGATATGATTCTTAAAGATAATAGTGATAATGACCTTTTAATCATTGAAAGAAAAACTATTAATGATCTAGCTTCTAGTATTATTGATGGACGTTATAATGAACAATCTTTTCGTCTTAATGCACTTCCTATTCATAATCATAATATTATTTATTTAATTGAAGGGAATATTAATCACTTTAAAGAGAGAAACACAATTAAGAAAAAAACTTTATATTCCACATTATTTAAATTACAATATTATAAAGGATTTAGTGTTGCTAGAACAATTGATATACAAGAAACTATTGAATATATTATTCGAATGTTGGATAAAATAAATAGAGAGAAATCTATAGAAGGTTATTATAATGGAAATATTTGTCAAGAAATAGATTACACTCAATTCGTAAAAAAAGAAAAAAAATCCAATATTACAAATAAAAATATTAATTACCTGATGTTATCTCAAATTCCCGGTATTAGTGTAACCACAGCAAAAAACATATTAAATAATATGACCCTTCACGATTTTATAACTAAAATTAAAAATGAAGAAAAATACTTAGAAAAAGTTGAATATATCGGAAACAATGGCAAATTAAAAAAAATTCCAAAAAATATTATTCAATCTTTATATATATTTTTGAAATAATAAAGTATTTTAGTTATATATAATGGCGCTCTCCATAACTAATTGGAATGATTATAAAAATATTGGAGAAAACTGGAATGATGGTAGCGGGAATGTTACTTTAACTAATAGTATCTCTATTGATATTGCTGATTTAGAAGTTGCTAACCCACTTTTTCAAGGATTTAATCAAACTTTTGATTTTAATAATAAAACTATTGATATTTCTAATACAACACAAACTGATTTATCTAATGCACTTATTTCAGATCTTAGCGGTGGATTTTTAAAAGGACCATTAATTTAGACGTTAGTGGAATTTCTTTAATACATACTTCAAATGCTATTCTTGTAGGAAATAAATCAGCAACAAGATATCCATGGGGAGATATTAGCGGTGTTACTACTAATTTATCAAAGTGTACTATTCCTACTCATGGTGGTTATATATGTCCACAATATTTTTCAAAAGACCTTTTACAAGATCAAAGTTCTAATATTACAAATATTATAAATAACAATATTTTAGATACAACTGGTGGAAATATGATAGGAGCATATTTGGGACAATATTCATCAGGTATTATTAATATTACTAATTGTAGTAATGATTTAGATATAGATGTTGCTAATAATGGAGGTATTGTTGGATACCGATGTGGTGATCAATTAAATTCTACAGCTATATTAACTATTCAAAATTGTTCTAATAGTGGTAATATTACTGGATCTAATTCTTGTGGTATTGTTGGAACCACATGTGGTTATAATTCTAATGGTACAATAACTATTACTAATTGTACAAATACAAAAGATATTAACTCTGATCATTGTGGTGGTATTGTTGGATATTATGCTGGACATTCACAAAATCCTACAGCTATATTAACTATTCAAGATTGTTCTAATAGTGGTAATATTACTGGAGAACAATCTGGTGGTATTGCAGCTAATTATTTTGGTTATCTAGCGGACGGTTCATGTAATATTTTTGATTGTATAAATAATGGGACTATATCTGGACAATTTTCAGGAGGTATTACTGGAAATAACTTTGGTAATCTAGCGATCGGTTCATGTAATATTTTGGATTGTTCTAATAGTGGGACTATATCTGGACAACAATCGGGAGGTATAGTTGGAACAAGCTGTGGTTGGCAATTAGCAAATGGAGGAACTATTGATATTTCGGGATGTACTAATAATGGTTCTTTTGATAGTATACTAATTGGTGGTATTGCTGGACAAAAATGTGGTTATCAAGCAAATGGTACAATTACTATTAAAAATTGTACAAATACAAAAGATATTAGTTTTAGTCAATGTGGAGGTATTGTTGGAAAGAAAGCTGGAGATGATCAAAGTTCAACAGCTATATTAACTATTCAAGATTGTTCTAATAGTGGTAATATTACTGGAGAAAAGTCTGGTGGTATTACATCTAATTTTTTTGGTTATAAAGCAGATGGTTCATGCAATATTTTTGAATGTATTAATAATGGAACTATATCTAATACAAATGCAGGAGGTATTACTGGACACCAATGTGGTTATAGCTTAGTAGATGGAGGAATTATTGATATTTCGGGATGTACTAATTATGGTTCGTTTGGTAGTACAGAGATTGGTGGTATTGCCGGAGCCGTATGTAATGTAGATTCTAATGGTACAATGACTATTAAAAATTGTACAAATACAAAAGATATTAGTTTTTCTGATTGTGGAGGTATAGTTGGACGATTTGCTGGATTTACACAAAATCCTACAGCTATATTAACTATTCAAGATTGTTCTAATAGTGGGATTATATCTGGACCACAATCGGGAGGTATAGCTGCTAATGATTTTGGTTATCTAGCAAATGGTTTATGTAATATTTTTGAATGCATTAATAATGGAACTATATCTGGACAACAATCTGGCGGTATTACTGGACAAAAATGTGGTTATCTATTAAATTCTAATGGAACTATTGATATTTCTGGATGTACAAATAATGGTAATATTACTGGAGAACAATCTGGTGGTATTGCAGCTAATTATTTTGGTTATCTAGCAAATGGTTCATGTAATATTTTTGAATGTACTAATAATGGGACTATATCGGGACAATACGGTGGAGGTATTACTGGACAACAATGTGGTAATCAATTAGCAAATGATGGAACTATTGATATATCGGGATGTACTAATTATGGTTCGTTTAATAGTACACATATTGGTGGTATTACTGGATACCAATGTAATTATGATTCTAGTGGTACAATGATTATTAAAAATTGTACAAATACAAAAGATATTAGTTTTGCTAATTGTGGAGGTATTGTTGGACCATCAGGAGGACATATACAAAATTCTACAGCTATATTAACTATTCAAGATTGTTCTAATAGTGGGTCTATATCTGGACTATATGCAGGTGGTATTGCAGCTGATAAATTTGGTTATAAAGCAGATGGTTCATGCAATATTTTTGAATGTATTAATAATGGGACTATATCTGGACAATACGGTGGAGGTATTACTGGACAAAAATGTGGTAATCTATTATTAAATGATGGAATTATTGATATTTCTGGATGTACTAATAATGGTCCTTTTAATAATACAGATATTGGAGGTATTGTTGGATCAGATTGTAATGCAGATTCTAATGGTACAATGACTATTAAAAATTGTATAAATACAAAAGATATTAGTTTTGCTCAATGTGGTGGTATTATTGGACGATTTGCTGGATTTTCACAAAATTCTACAGCTATATTAACTATTCAAGATTGTTCTAATAGTGGTAATATTACTGGATCTGGACAATACAGTGGAGGTATTATTGCTAATGATTTTGGTTATCAAGCAGATGGTTCATGTAATGTTTTTGAATGTATTAATAATGGGACTATATCTGGACAATACAGTGGAGGTATTGTTGGACAACAATGTGGTAATCAATTAGCAAATGATGGAACTATTGATATTTCGGGATGTACTAATTATGGTTCTTTTGATAGTACAGAGGTTGGTGGTATTGTCGGATACCAATGTAATTATGATTCTAGTGGTACAATGATTATTAAAAATTGTACAAATACAAAAAATATTACTGGATCACAATCTGGTGGTATTGTTGGACCAGAGGGAGGATTTACACAAAATCCTACAGGTAAATTAACTATTCAAGATTGTTCTAATAGTGGTAATATTACTGGACAATACAGTGGAGGTATTATTGCTAATGATTTTGGTTATCAAGCAGATGGTTCATGTAATATTTTTGAATGTACTAATAATGGGACTATATCTGGACAATACAGTGGAGGTATTGTTGGATACCAATGTGGTTATCTATTAATAAATGGTGGAACTATTGATATTACGGGATGTACTAATAATGGTTCGTTTAATAGTACAGAGATTGGTGGTATTGCTGGAACCACATGTGGTTATAATTCTAATGGTACAATAACTATTACTAATTGTACAAATATAAAAGATATTAGTTTTGCTAATTGTGGAGGTATTGTTGGATATTATGCTGGATTTACACAAAATTCTACAGCTATATTAACTATTCAAGATTGTTCTAATAGTGGTAATATTACTGGACAATCCTGTGGAGGTATTGCAGCTGATAACTTTGGTAGGCTAGCAGAAGGTTTATGTAATATTTTTGAATGTATTAATAATGGGACTATATCTAATACAAATACAGGAGGTATTGTTGGAGAACAATGTGGTTATCTATTAATAAATGGTGGAACTATTGATATTTCGGGATGTACTAATTATGGTTCGTTTAATAGTACACTAATTGGTGGTATTATTGGATCAGACTGTAATTATAATTCTAGTGGTACAATGATTATTAAAAATTGTACAAATACAAAAGATATTAGTTTTGCTCAATGTGGAGGTATTGTTGGACCATCAGGAGGATATACACAAAATTCTACAGCTATATTAAATATTCAAGATTGTTCTAATAGTGGTAATATTACTGGATCAGAATCTGGTGGTGTTGCAGCTGATAACTTTGGTTACGGCGCAGAAGGTTCATTCAATATTTTTGGATGTACAAATAGTGGTTCTTTATCAACAGATTCTGCTTCTTTAATTTATTCTATTAAAGACGTATCTGCTGCTAATATAAATATAAATAATAATACATCTACAAATACTATTTCTGATTGTAGTAACATCGGGTTTATTCATAATATTTCTTCTAATTTTAATACTATTCGTAAAAATTTTAATATTAATAATAACACTATTATTTCTACTATAAATAATGGTTCTAATATTTCTTCACTTATTAATACTATTTATGATTGTAGCAATATTACTTTTGATATTTGTAACAACACCATTACTAATACCCTTACAGATGCTTCTTTTTGTAGTGGTATTCTTCATAATATTTATAGTCTTGATGATTGTAGTCTTAATTGTTTAAATAATACAGTCAATCTTACTTATAATAGTGGTACTGAATCTAATGCTGGTATTGTTACTATTAACGAAAATAATTTAACATTTTATAATATTAATGACTGTAGTTTAAATATTAGTGATAATTCTATTACCTTAAACACTATGGATAATCTTAATAATTCTATTTTTAGTGTTAATAGTGGATTATCAGAAGATACAGCACCTTATACATCTAACAAAACATCATCACTCGTTTTAGAAAATAATACTATTAACGGAGTTACTGGAATTGCAATCACTGAAATATCAGATATTTATTTTCCTACACAGTTTAGACCGTATGTTTTAGTTATTGCTAATAAGGCAGAAAGTAACTATTGGTTTATTATGACCACAGATATAGATAACTCAAATTCACTTGTATCAGGAACTCCAATTATTCTATTATATAACAATATAAATGGTTATTATTTAAAACGAAATATATTAAGAGCATAACTCTATAAGCATAGATATTTATATATAAATTTAATATAATATATATATAAATATAATGGAGCTCTCCATAACTAATTGGAATAATTATAAAAATATTGGAGAAAATTGGAATGATGGTAGTGGTAATGTTAGATTAGACAATGATATTTCTATTAATATTACTGATTTAGAAGCTGCTAATCCACTTTTTCAAGGTTTTAATAAAACTTTTGATTTTAATAGTAATACTATTGATATTTCTAATGCTACATTAACCGATTTATCTAATGCACTTATTTCAGATCTTAGTGGTGGATTTTTAAAAGGTCCATTAACCTTAGATGTTAGTGGATTAGAATTAGCAAATTCAGACAATGCTATTCTTGTAGGAAATAAATCAGCTACAAGATTTCCATGGGGTGATATTGGTGGTGTTACTGCTAATTTATCTGATAGTCTGTTTAAATCTGGTAAAGAATGTGGTTATATTATTCCTACAAATTTTTCAAGAGACCTTTTACAAGACCAAAGTTCTAATATTACAAATATTACAGTTAATAATATACAAAATACTGAAATAAATGAGCCATATTCTGGTGGTATTATGGGAGCCTTTATTGGATATGACTCATCAGGTATTATAAATATTACTAATTGTGTTAATAATTTAAAAATTAAATCTATACAAGCAGGAGGTATTATTGGCAGAAATTGCGGAGAAAAACAAAACCATACAGGAATTATTACTATACAATCTTGCCAAAATACAGGTGAAATTGGACATTTCTGTGGTGGTATTGCTGCTCAAGATTTTGGTGCTGACGGTGATGGTTCTTATAATATTATTGATTGTACGAACAATGGTTCTTTTATAAGCACCATAGCTGGAGGAATTATAGCATTTAGATGTGGTTATAAATTAAATTCTAATGGAAAAATTTTTATTACTAACTGTATAAATAATGCAAATATGGGACATACTGAATGTGGTGGTATTACTAGCCAACAATTAGGTAGGAATTCAAATGGTAAAATTTATATAGATAACTGTGTTAATAATGGTAATATAGAAAGTGGAGGAACTGGAGGAATTATTGCAAATAAATGTGGTTTTGAAGCAAATGGTGAAATTAATATTACAAATTGTAATAATACTGGTTCTTTAATTACAAATTCTGCTTCTTTAATTTATTCAATCCAAGATGTTGATAGTGCTACTATAAATATTAATAATAATAGTTTTTCGCAAAGTATTACTAATAATAATATTGGTTTTATTCATACAATTGATAGTAACATTAATACTACAGATAAAAACTTTAATATTTATAATAATACAATTACTTCTGCCATAAATAATGCTAGTAATATTTCTTCACTTATTAATACTATTGAAGATTGTAGTAATATTATTTTTGATATTTGTAATAATACAATTAATAATACTCTTACAAATGCTTCCTTTTGTAGTGGTATTCTTTATAATACTCATAATCTTCAAGATTGTAGTCTTAATTGTTTAAATAATAATGTTACTATGAATATATTTGGTACTTCTGCTTCTAATGCTGGTATTATATGTATACAAGATAATATAGTTTCTCCTACTTTTTCTGCGATTAACGACTGTAGTTTAAATATTAGTAATAATACTATTACATTAAATAGTACTGATAATTTTAATAATTCTATTTTTAGTGTTAATAGTGGATTATCAGAAGAAACGCCGCTTTATATAACAAATAAAACATCTTCACTCATTTTAGAAAATAATACTGTAAATGGTTTAAATCTTTGTGATTATACATATATTTCTAATATTTATTTTCCTGAATCTTTTAGACCTTATATTTTTGTTATTGATGGTAAGGCAGGAAGTAATTATTGGTTTTTATCAATTACAACAGACATATCTGATGGATTTATTATTACAACTTTAGATCCTAATATTCAAATTATTGAAAATAATAATGATATTTTATTAAAGGAAATATTTAAACGTTCAGTAGGTGCTATTAAAGAACAATCATATTTTCCAGTATATGAATTATATAATAATAAAATTATTGCTACAAAAACACTAAAAATAAAACCTAGAGTATATGTTTGTAATGAAGAATAATTATTTATATAAAAAACATATATATGTTTATTATATAATGAAAAATCTATATTATAATTTAGGCGTGGGTGTTGCTATTCTGTTAGTTATTTATTTTTTCTTTACCACATTAAAAATTAATAGTCAAATTCTTGAAGGACTAACTAACTCTTCCTCTTCCAAAACTTCTGAATCTATTTCAACCTCTGTTGAAGAACTAAAAAAAATAAACGAACAATTAGAGGATACTATTAACTTAAGTAAATATAGAACTGATTATGAAGACTATTTTCTCGCTTTAGAAGAAAATATTAATCTTAGTCTATTACTTCAAATAACGGAATTATATAATTCTGGTAATAAATCAGTTTCTGTTGACGATATTACTAAATTAAATGAAACCAATAAACTGAAGGACACCATTAATGATATTATGACATTTATGGATAGTAAAAAAAGTTCTAAAAAAATGATTTCTCTCTTTTAATCACTACCTATTTTATAAACATCATCTTCATCAAATTTACCTGATTCTACTAATTCTTCACTATATTGTGCTCCTCCCCATTTTACATCAATTGGATTTGTACTTATTCCACTTGTTTGATGAAACATTTTATCTAAGGGTGTATATAAACCTATATATTGATTATTTGGGTCAAAACCTGGATAACTATCTTTATTGTAGATTCCAATTGTTCTATTCGCATCTAATAATTTAGTTTCTTTTAAAGGCATTTGAACTGGTAATCCTAATTGAGGTTCTAATGGATCAGGTAAATGACGATAAGTTTGTTTTCCTTGTGCATCATATGTTTGTTGAAAATATAAAACAGGACAAATAATTCCATATGCTCGTTGTGCCTCTATAAATTCAACATAATCTTCCAAATGATCAAATTCTAATGGATTAGAACCTTTTTTAATCAGTTTATTTGTATTATATAAATAAAATTTCTTATCTTTTTTTATAAGTAAATCGGGACATTTTGAAAAAAAGTTAAACCCTTCTTTTACACCTCTTGTCTGATGTGTTGTTACAAAAAATAATCCCATTAGAAATATTACTATTATTATTACTATATTTATCATATAATATTTGATGATAAAAAAATATTTTTTCTCTTTATTTATTAATGAAAGAACTCATTGTCCAATCATCTAAAGATATAGAATCATTAAAGGAACATTTAAAATCCTCTCCAGCATTTATTAAATTCTTTTCGCCTTATTGTGGTTATTGTCATATGATGCAACCTGAATGGATCAAAATGAAAAATACATTAAAAAATAATTATAATGACAATCTTATTGTGGTTGATATTCCTCCTGAATTTATGAATGAATTAGATGTTGAAATAAATGGATTTCCTACTATGGTAGCCATGGGACCACAACATTATAAACATCATTTTCAAGGTAATCGCTCATCTGAAGATTTTGTTAATTTTCTTTCATCAATTGGTTACACAAAAAGAGAGAAAAAAGTAAAAAGTAAAAAAACTACCCGTTCAAGAAAAACATCCAAATCATCCAAAGCATCCAAAGCATCTAAAAAAACTACCCGTTCAAAAAAGGCATGCAAATCTTCCAAAAAAACTACCCGTTCAAAATCTGCATCCAAAAAAACTATCCGTAAAAACTAATATTTGATTTTTTTAGAAAATTGAATTAAATATTAGAATAGATATTTTATTAACAAAAAATGAGTATTTCCATCAAATTATTTGACTATAAGGTATTAAATGAAAAATTATCAAAGTCGCAACATGAAGCATCTGATAATCAGAGTGATGACGACGATGATACCAAAAAGAAGAACAAAGACCAAAAGGAATTTATTATTCAAGCTTTTGGTTTAAGCAAGACCGGTAAAAGCTATTGTCTTTATATTAAAAATGTCTTTCCATTCTTTTATATCAAAGTCAGTGATAACTGGACACAAGCTACTAAAGATAATTTCTTAATCTATATATTAAACGAAATCCATCCTTTTTATAAAGATTCTATACTTGAATGTAAATTGGTTAAACGGAAAACATTGTATGGATTTGACGCTGGAAAATTACATAAATTTATTTATTTAAAATTTAAAAATGTAATAGTATTTAACAAAGTAAAAAATCTTTGGTATGAAACTAAGGAAATAAATGGAGAAAATGTATACACTATTAAAACGCTATCTTATAATAAGTGTGAAACTGAAATTTACGAATCTACTATTCCACCTCTTCTTAGATTCTTTCATGTTACTAATATATCACCTTCACATTGGATAAAGATTCCATATAAACAACTTGCTAAACCACTACATAAGACAACAACATGTAATTACGAATATATCGTTGATAAACAATTTATTATACCACAACCCGAAAAAAATGACCTTGTTCCCTACAAAATATGTAGTTTTGATATTGAAGCTAGTAGTAGTCATGGAGATTTTCCCTTACCTATTAAAGACTATAAAAAGCTCATTGATAATATAATTGAACATTGGCATTACAAAAATATTTCTGAAACTCATACAATTGAAGATCAAGAATATTTGTTGAAAAAAATAATCAACGATGCATTTGAAAATGGAGAAATTGAATATATACAAAAAATATACCCTAAGAAAAAACCCGAATATAAAGAATTACAAGTAATGATTAATAAACTCGTTAAAAAACCTATTCGCAATTTAAACTTTGAAAATAATAGTTCTAATCAAAATAAAATATTTGATTATTATCAACAAAATGAAAATACAGATGAAACCGAGAATAATAATTATTCCTATAAAAAATATAAGTCCTATGTTAAAAAGGACTCTACTATTATTGATTTACTTAATGATCGTAAATTTAATCGCGATGATAAACTAAATGAAATAAACAAAACATTTAAACTGATCTTTCCAGAAATAAAAGGTGATAAAGTTACTTTTATTGGTTCTACATTTTGGAAATTTGGCGAACCTGATGTTTATCTTAATCACTGTATTGCTCTTGGTGAAACATCTTCTATTTCTAATGCAAAAATCATTTCTAAAAAGACAGAAAAAGATGTATTATTAACGTGGGGCAAACTCATTCAAAAAGAGAGTCCCGATATTATTATTGGATATAACATATTCGGTTTTGATTATGCGTTTATGTTTGATCGCGCTTGTGAATTAGGAATTGCAAAAGATTTTCTTAAATTATCGCGCACAAAAGATGAAGTATGTGGAAATTACAATGAAAAAACAAATACCTATATTATTAAAGAAACTACACTACAGATTGCAAGTGGTGCACATAAACTAAGATATGTAGAAATACCTGGTCGTATCTCCATTGATTTATATAATTATTTTAGACGAGAATTCAATCTAGAGTCATATAAATTAGATTATGTTGCCGGTTGTTTTATCGGTGATTCTATTAAATCCTTTCAACATGAAGAATCTACTTCTACTATTGTAAGTAAAAACTTGAAAGGACTACATATTGGCAACTTTATTAATTTTGAAGAAACCGGTCATTCATCTGAATTTTATAATGATGGAGAAAAATTTCAAGTTGTTGCAATTCATGGCAATACAATTACGATTAAAGGAAATCCTCAATTGGATATGATTAAAAAAACAAAATGGTGTCTTGCAAAAGATGATGTAACACCCCAAGATATTTTCCGATTAACTAAAACGGGTATCCCAGATGACAAAGCAATTATTGCAAAATATTGTATTCAAGATTGTAATCTAGTCCATTATTTATTAAATAAGATTGATGTGCTTACTGGTTTTGTGGAAATGTCAAATATTTGTAATGTACCAATAAGCTTTATTGTTTTCCGGGGTCAAGGTATTAAATTAACTAGTTTCTTATCAAAACGATGTAGAGAAATGAATACATTAATACCCGATCTTTCTAAATTAAGAACAAATGAAGGATATGAAGGTGCTATTGTTTTACCTCCTAAATGTGGTTTATATTTAGATGAACCTGTAGCTTGTGTTGATTATTCGTCACTTTATCCAAGTTCTATAATCAGTGAAAATATATCTCATGATAGTAAAGTTTGGGGTAAGGAATATGATTTAAATAATAATCTCATTAAAGAAACAGGATCCAGTAAATATGATAATTTGGAAAATTATAAATATGTAGATATTCAGTATGATACTTATAAATATATTAAAAATAAAAACGGAAAAGATATTAAGACCAAAGTAGGTTATAAAACATGTCGTTTTGCACAATTTCCTGAAAACACAAAAGCTATTATTCCTTCTATTTTAGAAGATTTATTAGCTGCTAGAAAAGCAACACGTAAATTAATAAAGTATAAAACTATAAAGACCAAAGATAATGAGATTATAGAAGGTTTATTAACTGAAAAAGAAGAAACTTATGAGATCTTAACTAGTGAGAAAAAAAACATTATTATACAAAAAGATAATATTGTCTCTATTGAAGATACATATGATGACTTTATGAAGAATGTATTTGATAAAAGACAACAGGGATATAAAGTCACAGCAAATTCAATGTATGGTCAATGTGGTGCTAAAACAAGTAGTTTCTATGAAGTAGATGTTGCTGCATCCACAACAGCTATTGGACGAAAACTTCTTATCTATGCTCGTAAAATTATCGAGCAAATTTATGGAGATAAAATATGTAAAACGAGTTATGGTACAGTACATTCACATGCCGAATATATTTATGGAGATACGGATTCTGTGTTTATGAGTTTCAAATTAACAGATTTAGAAGGTACTCCTATTAAAGGAAAAGAAGCATTAAAAATAACGATTGAACTTGCAAAAGAAGCTGGTGAATTAGCAACAAAGTTTTTGAAACCACCTCATGATTTAGAATATGAAAAGACATTTATGCCCTTCTGTTTATTATCCAAAAAAAGATATGTGGGAATGTTATACGAAGAAGACCCTGAGGTATGTAAAAGAAAAAGTATGGGCATTGTATTAAAACGTCGTGATAATGCACCTATTGTAAAAGATGTATATGGAGGCATTATAGATATTCTTATGAAAGAACAAAATATAATGAATGCGATTAATTTTACTAAGAGTGCTTTAGAAAATATTTATAATGAAAACTATCCTTTACATAAACTTATTATTACAAAGTCATTAAGAAGTAATTATAAAGCTCCTGAACAAATTGCTCATAAAGTGTTAGCAAATCGTATGGGTATTCGTGACCCAGGAAATAAACCAGGTCCTGGTGACCGTATTCCATACGTATATATTGAAACACAAGGTAAAGTTAAATTACAAGGTGACCGTATTGAAAATCCTGTATATATCATTGAAAATAAGATAAAACCCAATTATAGTTTCTATATTACTAACCAAATTATGAAACCGGTTCAACAAGTATTTGCATTAGTTTTAGAAGATATTCCTATATTTAAGAGACAAGTGCGTATGTTTAAAAATAAATTAAAAATATTGAATCAAACTTGTGAAACAGATGAACAATATGAGAAAAAGGAAATGGATTTAAGAAACAAAGAAATTAAGAAATTAATATTTGATGATATTCTTTTAAAAATAAATAATAAAAAAGAAAAGAAACAAGAAATTACTCGCTTCTTTAAATAATTATATATTACAAATTTTTTCTTATTATAATATATAATATAGGTTCAAAAGCTGCACGTATGACTGCCTCTGTCACAAACCGTCCTGCTTATATTTACGTTACACATAATCGTGGTCGTGTTGGTGGTAAATCTACTCCACCTCAATTAAGACTTGTTTTTAGTCCTAATTAATCTACATACTCTATTATATATTTTTTTTTCTTATTATAATATATAATATGGGTTCAAAAGCTGCGCGTCATACTACTCTTATTACAAATTTAGGATATAATAATAGTGGTTTTAATCAAGCGGGATTACCACCAAAACCAGTTGGAGGGATTCTTCCTCGTCCACTAGGTATTGGTAAAAAATCAACTTCTAGTTAAATAATCATTTTATATTTAGGACTTTTATAAAATGATTTAGTCTAATGAATCTCCCAAACTTCTTGAAAGAATATCATATCTACATAATGGACATTGACTTCGTTGTAAAAAATATCGTCGTAGATTTGTCTCTCTAAATATATGATTACATCCATTAATTCTCATCACATTATCGTCATCTTGAAAAGGTTGTAAATCTATTGGACATTCAGTAATACTACTTGATATATCACAATAGCGTACAATAGTACAATTATCTAGTATATTTCTCTCTGTTGGAATAACAGGAACAGGACTCAATATATTTAAAAATGAATCTATGAAAGATAGATTAGGTAAAGTTGTGCGTGTTGTAACTAATGGTGTTATATGTATGTTTGGTAATCTTACTACTGATTCTGATCCAGATTGTCTTTGTCTTTGTGCTGGTACCCTTTCTCTCTGATTTATATTTATAGAATCTATAAAATCTCTATTATTTGTTTGATTTGTATCTCTTATTAATTCTCCATAATTATTTATTAATTCCGTAATTCTATCTGACAAACGACGAAACATAGTCATGTGTAAATAATGATTTTCTAAATATTGTCTATGTATTTCATTTAATTGTCTATAATTATCATTAAATGTTCTTAGATTATCTAAATGCATTTCTATGAGTCTTGCTATATTTTCATTAGACATATCTTATTAAAAGAAAATAAAAAGTCATATAAAAATAGACTTATATAATTATGTATTATAACCATGAGTTTTGATAAATATAAAGATCAAGGATTAACTGGATTAGCTAATTTAGGAAATACATGTTTTATAAATTCTACGATTCAATGTTTATCACATACGTATGAGTTTAGTGAATTTTTGGAAAGAAAAAACTATGAAAAAAAAATAAAAAATATTCCTGATTCACTTGCTTTGTTTGAATGGAAGAAATTATTAGATATTATGTGGAGTGAAAATTGTATTATTTCTCCAGGTGGTTTCATATCTACTATTCAAAAACTCGCACAAATTAAAAACCAAACATTATTTACTGGTTTTGCACAAAATGATTTGCCAGAATTTCTTTATTTTCTCGTTGATTGTTTTCATAATGGATTAAAGCGTGATGTTAATATGAATATTAATGGAACTATCAAAAACGAAAAAGATAAATTAGCCCAAAAATGTTATGAAATGATGAAAGTGATGTATAAGAAAGAATATTCAGAGATTTTAGATATTTTTTATGGCATACATATTTCACAAATTAAAAATACCAATGAGGAAATATTAGCAGAAACACCTGAACCTTTTTTTATTTTATCTTTACCCATTCCTTCAAACAATAATCCATCTCTTATAGATTGTTTTAACTTATATACTGAAAATGAATTACTAGTGGGAGATAATCAATATCAACTAGCAGATAATGATAATACTTCAAAAATAGATGCTAATAAAAATATAGTATTTTGGAGTTTTCCTTCTGTTTTAGTTATTGATTTAAAACGTTTTTCACATAATTTAAGAAAAAATCAAGCTGTAGTAACATTTCCATTTAATGATTTAGATTTAACATCTTATGTTATAGGTTATAATAAAATTAGTTATGTTTATGATTTATATGCCATTTGTAATCATTCAGGAAATGTTTTAGGAGGTCATTATACAGCATTCGTTAAAAATGCCAATGATAAATGGTATGAATTCAATGATACAAAAGTTAGAGAAATTAAGAATTTAAATGAACTTGTTACAAATAAAGCATATTGCTTTTTTTATCGTAAAAAAAAAATCCAGTAAATATATAGAATGGATATAGACTTAACTAATTCACTTACCCCTGCAACAAACTATATTTATGATAATATTAAAGTTAATCCTTTTATCATACTTATTGTTGCTATTGTAATCATATTTTACTTTTTCGTATTCAAATATTTAGGAAGAAATGCAACAGTAACTACTCTTCCATCACGTCCTTCAAAAGGTATTACCTTTTTAGAAATTATTATGTGGGGTGTTCTTATATTTCTCGTTTTAACTAATTCATTAAAATACTTTTTTGGATTAGATATTAATGTTACAATTAAGAATTTATTTACAAGTATTCCAGAAATAGATATTAATGTAGAACAAGAATTAGAAGATATTGTAAAAAAACCCCCAATTCCCGAGATTGAAAGAATTAAACAAGTATTTCATATTCCTGCTAATAAATATACATATGATGATGCCAAAGCTGTTTGTAAAGCATATGACGCTGAATTAGCCACATATAATCAAGTTGCAAATGCTTATAAGAATAATGCTGAATGGTGTTCATATGGTTGGTCTAAAAATCAACTTGCTTTATATCCCACACAAGAAGAAACTTATAATAAATTACAAAAAATTAAGGGACATGAACATGATTGTGGACGTCCTGGAATCAATGGTGGATTTATTAGTAATTCTAATGCTCGTTTTGGTGTTAATTGTTACGGACACAAACCTATTATTACACATGAAGAAGAACAAATGATGATTAATAGAAGTCCTTATCCTATTACTAAGCAAGATAAATTACTAGAAAAACGTGTAAAATGTTATAGAAATAAATTAAAAAATATTATTGTATCTCCTTTCAATAACAATAAATGGAGTAAGGCTTAAATAATAGAACATGTAGATGTTCTTAAACGTGCATCTGATGACTTATTATAATATGATTTTCTATAATAATTCGTATATTTATAAACATGTATTTGTTTATTACATATAATACATTTATTATTTGTTTTTAACCATGTTACTAAACATTCATCGTGTGCTGGATATTTACAATCACATACTTGTGTAAAATAATGATTTAAAATATTATATTTAATCTTTTCAAAGCATATTAAACATTCTAAATCATTATTATTATTATTATTATCATTATCATCTTCTATTTCTGTCATTAATATTATTAATGATAAAATTTTATTTAATTATTTTATCTAATAAAATATTGAATATATCTTCGTTTATCAATGATGATTCATTTGATACCCGTGAATAAGTATTTGAATTATTGTCATCACAATTATTTATAATAGCTAAACCTGAAGGGATAGCTAAACCTTCATATGAAGATTTATTATATCCTCCTTCTTGTATATGACCTTCTTTTTTCATTAATGACTTTAATGATACACCACACCGTTTTATTTCTTGATTCGTTTTATAATATATTAAATCATTTGAATTCATATACTATATATATTGTTTATTTTTCCAGTCAAATGTCTTATTATATAATTTTACATTACTCACCTTCTCCGTTTTACGATTTAATTCATTATCTATTTGTGTCAATAATGGATTTGCTAATTCAGGATTATTATAAAAAATTTCTAAATCATATTCCTTTATTATAGTATCATAAATAATAGATAATAATTCTATTATTCCTTGCCCACGGTCTTTATAAAAAAAACCCGATAATCGTTCATCTTCTCTTTCTTTATATTCATTATATAATTCTTGTATTTTTGGTTCCATGATATACTCAAATGTTTCACGATGATCTTCTATTAATATATGTTTTGTCTCAGGACATGACATAAAATCTTCTAAGGTAAACATTTCTCTTAAATATTCACCTTTATCACTATATAATTGTGTAAATTCATTTGATTTTTCCATGGTTACTTATAGTACTTATACATATAACTAACTATCTTATTTTTAAATTCATTTACGTTTGATACTTTATATTTTATTTTCAAAGTATTATGAATATCGTCTGTAAAATCATCTACATAATGTCCATTTAAATATGGACAAAGTTCATCATCCTGTTCATACTTAAATATTCCGTAACAACTATCCATCTCATTATTTAACCAATGATTGATTTTTGTATTCATACTCACATTCATGATTGTGTATTGACTATATAAATAGTGTAATATCTGTTTAATTCATTTATTATAATATCTTTTAATTTCATCAGAAAATTTAATCTCTCTATGCTGTTTAATATATTCCATTAATTGATCTACTGTTTCTGTATTAGAAACACAGTGACTTAGACATTCTTTTACATATTTTAATGTTAATGGTTGAACTGCTTTAACCTGTTGTGATTTTAATTTTCCATCTGATATTTGAATTACTGCATTTTTTAATTCATGTGTTTCTATGTATTCTTGTAAGTCATTAGTTAATATTTGACGCGTCTTTTTTAATTCTTTTAAATTTTCATTAAATGTTTTTATTTCATTATCAGCCAAAACCCAATTCTTTATTTTCTCTTCAAAACTCATTAATATAAAAAGAGATAACTCTTTATATTAATTTAACGACGACGATTATGACGTGTTGGTTTTTTATTACGTCTCGTTTTGTTTTTCATACTTTTCTTTCTCTCTTTTCCCTTTTATTTATCAACTAATAAAATACTTCTTTTTTATTGACATTTTCAATGTTTTTTTATTCCTTACCATTTATCATATTATTATTTTTCTATTATAAACAGGTAAAAAAGTACAGTAACAACTAAATTCCCAAAAGTGGTTCGAAATAGAAAATTGGACATGTCCATTTTCAATATCTGAGAAAAGAATTAAAAACAGCGATTTTCGAGCACTTGTGAGCATATTGCTCTAAAATGTGATTAATTCCTTAAAAATTATGGTGTAAATTATGGTAAGAGAAATTTGTGTTTTTCGTAAAATATTTAGAGATAAAATATTATTAAATAATAATACGTAAATGGAAATTTTGGAAATAAAAAAAACGCAAAAAAAATCAATAAAATATACTTGCAATAATTGTGACTTTGTATCATGTAATAAGACAGATTATATTAGACACCTGTCAACCCTAAAACATAAAAAAACGTTTTTGGAAATAAATGGAAATGAAAAAAACGCATATTTTTCTTGTAATAATTGTTATAAAATCTATAAGACTAAAAGTGGTTTATGGAAACATAATAAACTTTGTAATAATAAAGACCATAAAGATATAATAATTAAAAATAATACAAATTTTGAAAAGTTTACTGAAATAGTAATATCACAACAAGAACAGATAAAAGATTTTCATGAAACATTAAAATATATGATGACTAGTCATGAAAAGAGAGAAGAAGTATTTTTAGAATTAGCAAAGAAACCTTCTATTTTTGGTAATAACAATAATATTAATAGTAATAATAATATTAATTATCATGTATACCTTAATGAACATTGTGCAAATGCTATTGATTTTCCTGATTTCTTAAACAATCTTAGTATATCTATGGAAGACCTTTTTTATTCAAAAGATAATGGTTATCCAAAAGCTATTAGTAATATATTTCAAAGGAATCTTAGTATATTAGATAAAACAGAGCGACCAATTTATTGTAGTGATAAGAAACGTATGAATTTTTATGTGAAAGATGGTAAATGGGAAAAGGATAAAGATAACATTAAAATATTAGAAAGCATCTGGAAAGTAACACATAAACAAATAAAATATATGGATGAATGGAGAAAAGCCAATCCGAATTGGAGAGAAAACGAAGAAAAAGATCTAGAATTTATGAATATCGTAAGAAATATTATGGGCGGTTCCACAGATGAAGAACAATTTAAAAATAAAAATAAAATTATGAAAGAACTCGCAATGAACAATGATATCAAAGAACTTTTTTCTGATTAATTTCATATACTTATTTTTTCTTGTAAATTATTATAATTTATAACTGGTATTTTTGCTATTTTTTCTTTCCTTACCATTTATCATAATATTATACTTTTCTTAAATATAGGTAAAAAAGTACAGTAACAACTAAATACCCAAAAGTGGTTCGAAATAGAAAATTGGACATGTCCATTTTCAATATCTGAGAAAAGAATTAAAAACGACGATTTTCGAGCACTTGTGAGCATAATGCTCTAAAACAGAAAACACAACACAAAAAACATGGTGTATATTATGGTCACAAAAATCAGTAAAAATAAGTATTTTAAAAAAATAATTTAGGAGATTTTTTGTTCTATAAATATAGAACATGTATAGAACGATTTGTCCTAAAAAATCTCAAGAAATATTTAATTGTGAAAAATGTGATTATATAACATGTAGTAAGAATGATTTTAATAAACATATTTTGACACGTAAACATCAAAAAACTCAAATTTTGAACGCTTTAGAACAAAAAAATCCCAAAAATCCCAAATATATATGTGAATTTTGTAATAAAGAATATAAAGTTCGCAACAGCTTATGGTATCATAAGAAAAAATGTAAAGAAAATAATAAAATTGTTATTGATAATAAAGAAAATACAGATGTAGAAAAACTTACTGAAATTATATTAACACAGCAAGATATGATTACAAATCAAAATAATATGATTAATAATCAACAAGAACAAATAAAAGAATTTCATGAAACACTTAAGACAATGATGACAAGTACTGAAAAAAGAGAAGAAGTATTTCTTGAATTAGCAAAGAAACCATCTATTATGGGTAACAATAATAATAGTAATAATAACATTAATTATCATCTTTATCTTAATGAACATTGTGCCAATGCTATTGATTTCCCCGACTTTTTGAATAATATTAATATTACTATGGATGATCTTTTTTATTCAAAAGATAATGGATATCCAAAAGCCATAAGTAATATTTTTCAAAAGAACCTGAGTATTTTAGATAAAACAGAACGTCCAATTTATTGTAGTGATAAGAAACGTATGAACTTCTATGTAAAAGATGGTAAATGGGAGAAAGATAAAGATAATATAAAGATACTTGAGAGTATTTGGAAAGTAACACATAAACAAATAAAATATATGGATGAATGGAGAAAAGCAAATCCAAATTGGAGAGAAAACGAGGAGAAAGACCTGGAATTTATGAATATAGTACGCAATATTATGGGTGGTTCCACAGACGAAGAACAAATTAAAAATAAGAATAAAATAATAAAAGATCTTGCAAATAATAATGATATTAAAGAACTATTTACTTAATAATTAAATAATATATTTATATTAATGGACCCATTATATACATCTACTGTATTATCAGTATCAAGAAAAAAAGCTTTAGACTGTGAAGAAGTAGTCAATTATTTAAATGAATTTAATATTAAAACCTCTATTACAAGCAATTATTCTACTTTACCACATAAAGAACATGGATGTCGTCTTACACAATCTATTACTAAAAAAGAAGACATAAAGCATATATGGTTTATTTTAAAAGAAAAATATAACTTTTGTTGTGCCCATCTAAAAGTAGGTAATCAGTTTGATGGTTGTATATTAGATTTTATAGCTCCATCTAAATGTCCAAAAAATTTAGATAATGAATAAATATTATATTTATTTAGATTGCTAAATATAATATTTAGTTTATGATTGAAAAGAACGAAATCATTTATTTACGACTGCGACTATGACGACGAGCAGTTCTTCGTGCAGATCGGCGAGCAGATCGTTTTACAGATTTTTTCGCAGATTTTTTGTGTGATTTGACTGCTTTGCGGGCAGACCGTTTTACGGATTTTTTCGCAGATCGTTTGTGTGATCGTTTAACAGAGTTTTTGCTTCTTGCCATTATATATTATCTTAAGATAATTATTTTCTATATAATTGTCTGTTTCTTAAAAGTAAAAGAAAGATACCTAAAATTAGTAAAAAACTAATAAAAACAAAAGTAATAGATAAAAATATATAAGGATACATTTCTTGTATAATCATATCTATCATTGGACGAAGAATAAGTTTTAATTCCTCTTTTACATCTTCTCTCTTTATGATGGTAATGCATTGTTTAATGATTGATTCCTTTATATTGTCCATTAATGATTTTCAATATTTTATTTTTGCGTGTTTATTCGTAGTTATTTTTCTCTTTAACGAATAAATATGTCTGTTGTATTTCCATGTGATACATTTGATATTAATAAAATATCTTTAGCAAATCCTAATGGATTACAAGGAGGTGCATATTTCTCAAAAATACTCTATAATGATGAACCAAATGTTCTTATACAAACTCCTAAATCTCTTAATAAAAATGGTATTATTACTACTGGTAAAAAGTCTTATACTGACCTTATTTTTACACAAGACCAGTCACATTTTACACAATGGATTGAAACATTAGAAAAATGTATTCAAAATATTGTATACGATAAACGCCATATATGGTTTAATGACGAACTTAATTTAGATGATATTGAATATTTATTTACATCATCAATAAGAAAATATAAATCTAATCTATCACTTTTACGATGTCATATACAGCAAAATAAGTATTTGAAACCTCAAGAACAATTAAAATTATATGATGATAAAGAGAATAATTTATCAATGGACTCTGTAACAAAAGAAAATAAAATAATTACTATTTTAGAATTAGCAGGATTACGATTTACAAGTAATAGTTTTCGTATTGATATTTATTTAAAACAAATGATGGTTTTTGATAATGCTCCTCTTTATGATAAATGTCTTATTAATTTGGGAAGTTCTTCTTCATTAGCAAAAACTTTAGAAGAACCAAAAGATTTAGAAAAAACGAATGAAACTTCTTCTATTTCTCTCTCTGAAACTAAAGAAAAATCCATTGAAAAAAATCAATTATTAAGTGATACAGAATTATATTTAGAAAAAACAGAAGAAAAACACCAAGAAACTAATGAAATCATACAGAATTTAAGTAAAGTTCATGAAATTCAAGATGAACACGAACAACATAATGATACCGAACAACATAATGATGACGAACAACACAATGATACCGAACAACATAATGATACCGAACAACATAATGATGACGAACAACATAATGATGACGAACAACACAATGATACCGAACAACATAATGATGACGAACAACATAATGACGATTTAGAAGAAAATATAGAAAATACAGAAAATACAGAAAATACATCATATCCATTCCAAAAAGATTTAGAAATGATAGAAGAAGTTGTTTTATCAATTGATTCAGATAATTTAGAAACTATATCTTTGAAAAATCCCAAGGAAGTTTATTATGAAATTTATCATGCATCTCTTAAAAAAGCAAAAGAAGCAAGAAATTATGCTATTAAAGCGTTTTTAGAAGCAAAAAAAATTAAAAATACTTATTTATTGAATGAAATAGATAGTTCCGATGATGAAGAATTTGATCCAGAATCTATTTTAGAACCCAATCATTCATAAATTATTTATTTTATAAAAAATTTTTATCCTATTGTTTTATATAATGGTTATTGGAAAAAATATGCTTAAAAAACTTTCAACAACACATGTACTTTTAATTGCGGCTCTTGTTGTTTTAGGATATTCTCTATACAATTATTCCGTATCTAAATCATCAGTTAAAGATGCTTTAACAAATGATACCTCTAACACTGGTTCAGATCTTTACTCATCATGTTGTTCACCCAAAGATGGCGCCGTTTCTCCATCAGAACCTTTAGGACAAAATGAAACCCCAAGTGATGCTCAAGGTATCCAATCATCTGCTTTTGGTCTTCCCCCAAGTTGTGCCAAACGTAATGTAGCCGATCCTGCTGAATTATTACCAAAAGACGAAAACTCTGATTGGGCTAAACTTAACCCCGTCGGTGCTGGTGACCTCCAGAACGTAAACTTATTACAAGCTGGATACCATATTGGTATTGATACAGTCGGACAAAGCTTAAGAAATGCTAATTTACAAGTTCGTTCTGAACCCGCTAACCCCCAGATGACTGTTGGTCCATGGAATAATTCCACCATTGAACCTGACCTTATACGCCGACCTCTTGAAGTTGGATGTGGTCCTCAATAATTTATTTGCTTATATTAATGAGCAATAGAATTAATATATTTGGATATATCTTAATTATATTTGTAGCTATTGTAATGTTAAAAATATATATTGACTCTGATATGCATAATCTTAAATGCATTATTTCTACGATTGATGGTAATAAATATTGTGTACGTGAAAGAAAGAAAATTAATTTAGTTGCTGATTTATTAGCAAATTGCACTGTAGATATGAAACGTGTGGTTAGTAATTTATATGAAAAATATCCTGAGCGCGATAATGTTAAGCGACTTAAAAAAAATTTTAAAGCATCACAAGTAAAAGAAATATTACCTACAAGTGTATATACTGCATATTCTGAAAATAAAGGAGAGAAAATGGCTTTTTGCGTAACAAAAAAGAAGAGAGGTAATAATCTTATTGACCGTAATACTCTTACATTTGTTGCTTTACATGAATTAACACATATTATGACAGTTTCTATAGGTCATAAGAAAGAATTTTGGGACAATTTTAAGTTTTTATTACACCATGCAGTAGATATGGGTATATATGAACCTGTTGATTATTCAAAAACCCCTGTTGAATATTGCAGTATGGAAATTAATGATAATCCCTATTTTTCATAAATTTCATATCTGACTGTTTCTCCATGTTTATCTACAATTTCATGTGTAGAAATTTGTTGATATGTTAAATGAAATCCATGAGATGATAAATGAATAGGAAAATAAACATCACATGTATAATATTTGTAAATCGTGGTTATATAAATTTTTTTTACTTCTTCAGTTTTTAAAAAATAATTATATAGTTTCTCTCCTCCAATAATCCATATTTCATCATAATGATTTTTTTCCAAATATTCTTTTAATTTTATAATACTTGGAAAAATATTGGGACCAAATAATGTAGTTGATATAACAAGATTGTCTCTACCTGGAAGAGGTCGTTTCGGTAAACTTAACCATGTATTCTTACCCATAATAATAGCGTTATTTCCATTTCCTTTAGTTAATTTAGAAAAACGTTTTAAGTCCTCTTTACAATGCCAGGGAATAGTATTATTATAACCAATACCTCCATTTAAACATTTAGCTACAATTATATTCATTATTATACTATATAAATAATCTATTATTTATTTATATATATATATATGTTTTTTAAAATAATTCAATTAATTCCTGATGCAAAAAATAAGATATATATATTTACTACACAATATATCATTGGATTATATAAATCAGATAAGTCTAATACATATTTTGATGATAAATTATCAGAAAAGGATAAAAATGAAGAGCTCATATGGAATGATAATTATATTCATACGGATGATTCTATAGAAACTATTAAAAAGAAAATTGTTCAAGTAATGAATAAAACCGTCGCTTTTGAAGAAATATATCTATTTAGTATTAAACCGTTGAATACCAATATTAATCAAATATATCAAGAACTAACGCAAGATGATACAATATCTATCACTCAAACCCGTTTCTTTAACTTTTTATCTAATATTTCTCCTTTTAATAATCAATCAATAGAGAGAAAAGATACCTATAAATATGAAGACCTTTTAGAAATTAACCTTGATCAGTCTCTCTTTTTAAATATTCCAATTGGTCAAAGTATAAATATAGAAAAGAAATATCCATTTGTAGTTAACCCATTTGAAGTAAAAACGATTGACCTTATATTAGAACAATATTCTCAGGATCTTATTTCTACTCAAAATAAGAAATTATTACTGGATTATGGTAATATTAATACTATTTATATGTGTAATGCAAGTGATGTATTAAATGAAACAATTAAAACAGAGTTAAACCAAGAAAGTATGATTAAAATGTATTATCCATTCTTATATAAACTTAATATTCTCTCTTTTGATCAATTAACCGAGAGAAAACAAGAACTATTAGATAAAAGTAAAAAACTCATTACAAAACAATTTATCAAGAATAATGAAAATGTAGATTTATTCTATAATATTTATAATGAAAAAACTAAAGAATTAGATTATGTAAGTCGTGGTATTAAAGAATTAAAATGTATTATTCATCCATTATCACCTATTAAATTACCAATTGATGTTATTTTCAAACTCATATCATCCTCATTTTCTCTCCCTTTTATAAAATATAATCCCAGTAAAAAGAATGAAAAAATATTTCGTCTCTTTGCAAACAAACAAACATCACAAGGTAAAAAGATTCCTTATCTATCCAAAACCAAATTAACAAAACTGAATGATACGATTTCAAAAGAAAAATCAGTTGGTATGTATCTTACTTACACTAATGATGACAATATTAATTCCATATTAGTTTTTGAATTCTTTATTAATGGTAATATTAGTATTAAAATAAATAATACAACATTACTTTATCTCAAAGAAATAGAAACTATTGTCCGCAATACATTAAATCCTTTATTAAAAACCATTAATAATTTCATAGAACAAGGTGGTTATGCTTTTTTGAAATTTGAATCTTTTAATGATAATACAGAAATACTTAATATTCATTATAATACTTCAATTGCCATTACAAAAGAATTTAAGATAGATAAATATATTGGATGTATTTCAAGTATATTTACAATCCTAGAAAACAATTTAACTAAAGGAATAATATTGGATTACAAACGAGTGGATTATTATAATAAAATGGATAGTATTGATAAATTCATAACACAATGGAGTTTAAATAATAAGAATTTAAATGAAATAGTACCACTTATAGTAGATAATTTTGATTTAAAAGAAGAAGAAGCAAAATTAAAAGTTAGCGCATGGATTAGCAGCATTCAAGTAGAACAAAATCTATTTTCTAATAAAAAATTAAAAATAAAAACAAATCCAGGATTTCCAGTTAAAATAGAACATGACCCATTTAATAATAATATTACAATCTCTATTGAAAATATAAATAACATACTATATTTACCTCATATTCAAGTATATTTTGATACACTTATACGACTTACACAAGATATTAAATCAACTAAGGTTCCAAAAACAATAATAAATAAATTATGTAAACCAACAAAGAGAGAAATAGAAATAGAAGCTGTTGAAGATGTAGTAAGTAGACCAGAAACACCTTTTGAAGAGAGAGAAGAATTATCTATTGAAGGTAATGTAATCACATTTAATGAGGATGATGAAGATGATGATTTATTAGATATGCTTTATGGTGATAATGAAAATGATGATGATGATGAAAATGATGATGACAATATAGAGTTTGGTGAAGAAATTACAATTGAGTCAGATGAAAAAAAGAAAACGCAAAAATTTAGTAAAAAAAATGAGGATGATGATGATGACGATATATTGAAAGAATTAAAATATTTAGATGAAGATGAAAACGAAGAAGAAGAGGAAAAAGAAGAAGAAAAAGAAAAAGAAAAAAAAGAAAAAAACGAAGAAAAAAACGAAGAAAAAAATAATGATGAATCAGAAGAATTAATTAAAGATATTGATGGTATGAGTCTTAATAATCCTAATTACTTCTTTGAACGTATGTATAAACGAGACCCAAAACTATTTTTAAAAGCTAAGGATGGACGCTTTAACGCTTATTCACGAATATGTCCTCATACTTTACGACGACAACCCGTTATATTAACCGATAAAGAAAAGGAAAAAATAGATAAAAATCATCCAAACTCTTATTCAAAAGCTATTAAATATGGATCATCTTCTAACAAACAATTTTGGTATATTTGTCCAAGATATTGGTGCCTTAAAGATAATACAAGTCTTACAGAAGAAGAAGTAAAAGCAGGTGTATGTGGAGGTCAAATTATTCCTATGGATGCGAAAACTGTTCCCAAAGGCAAATATATCTATGAATTTAATGTTGGTGAAAAAAATAACGAACATCTAGATAAAGATGGTAATTATATTACACATTATCCCGGATTCCTTAAAAAAGATAGTCATCCAGATAATTCTTGTATTCCTTGTTGCTTTAAATATTGGGATGCTGATTCACAAGTTCAACGAAGACAACAATGCTTACAAAATAAAGAAGTAATTACCAAATCACAAAAAGTGGTTGAAGATTACATTAAAAATCCTAATAAATTCCCTCTTAAACAAAATGCATTAGGATATTTACCGATGAATGCTCAAAAACTTTTAAATAATAATAATGAGTTATGTCAAGTAAGCAAAAAAGACAAATCATTAAAAGAATTTTATCCTTGTCTCATAAGAAAAGGTGTTGAAAATAATAACAATCAATCATTTCTTGGTGCGATTGCTGATATTTATTCTGAGTTCACTAGATATAATAGTTCTGTTAGTATTAGTCAGTTAAAACAAATTATACTTGGTAAACTGAATCTAGATATTTTTATTACATTGCAAAATGGCAATTTAGTGACCCTTTTTGAAAAAGAATTACCCATGTTAGATATTAATCAATTCAGTACAACTGATATTTATAAAAAATTAAACATGGATAATATTATTCGTTCTTCATCAAGAACAACCGAAGAACAACGAACTATGGATTATTTTATAAAAATAGCATCATCCTTTATGAATTATATAAATTTTATTAGAGATGATACCATAGATATAGATTATGCATATTTATGGGACTTTGTAACTAAATATCTATTTGATATTCCTGTAAATATGATTATTTTAGATAGTATTGAAAATGATATTACAGATAATATTGAAATTATATGTCCATCAAATCATTATGCCGGACAGTTCTTTAATGCCAAAGATAAAACAATTATTTTAATAAAAAGAGAAAAGTTTTATGAACCTATTTATCAATACGAAAATGATGGAAGAAGTATTAATATAAAAACTAAATTATTTGATTTGCAATCAGAAACTATGAGTAGTGAATTAAAAAAGGTTATTACAAATATAAAAAATAATATGGTTAAATGTAAACCTTATAATAGTCTTCCAAATGTCTATAAATTTAAGATGAATTTTCCTCTTGTATATATGATTGAAAAATTAAGTCAAAATAAAGATTTCTCTATTATTAATCAAGTATTAAATTATAATAATAAGGTTGTTGGACTTATTATAACACTTAACTCATCTAAACCATTCTATATACCATTTGAACCATCATCTATTATAAATTCATTACCATTGATTACCATTGATGCAGTACAATGGAATAATTATACAACTACTCTTTCAACATTAACCGATACATATAATTTATTAGATATTCCATGTCAACCCAGAATAAAAGTATTAGAAGATAATCTTATTGTAGGAATTCTTACGGAAACAAATCAGTTTATTCCTATAAATCCTCCAAGTGAAAATATTTATGATGATACATTGAGAACATATGAAGGATTAAATTATGTTACTTCGGATAATAAAACTCTTTTATCTAATGAAAAAGATACAAAACGCATTGAAACTATTAAGAAAATAAGATTAGAACACAGATTTTATAATGCCTTCCGAAATACTGTTAGACGACTTTTGAATACTTTTGAATATAAGAACATAAGAAATAGTATTGAAGACATAATAAAAGATGCTAATCTTTATCTTACAAAACTAAATAAAATCTATGATATCTTAAAGGAACTAACACAATCTTTTATAATATTTAAAGATTATGATTTAGATGAAGTTATAAAATTAGAAAATATAAGCACGTGTATATATAATTCAACTTGTAGCGAAAGACCCTATTGTCAAATGACAGAAAATGATGTATGTGCTATTGTATTACCAAAACTTAATCTTATTAGTAAAGCTAATAATGAAAATATTTATTTTGGACGAGTAGCTGATGAGTTAATACGATTTAATAAAATAAGAAATTACATATTATTTACAGATAATTATCTTAATTTTGAAAAAATAGATTATAACTTACATGCAAATGAGATAATATTATTGAATAGTATATTATTCAAGGGAGATTACTTTGAAGATATAGAAGATGTTACAATTAATAATCCTTATGTTACACATAATACATATGATACAGCATTTCCAAATAAGAGTATTAGAATTGACAATACTATTAATTTAAAAGAGAGAACAATTAGTACTATACCTGAAAAATGTAATAAAGAAATTAAGTTAGTTGGAAAAACTGAAAAATGGTTTCCATTATTACCTAAAAATACAAAGATAGTTAATTTTGATATTAATCATGAATGTTCTTTTCAGATTATAATAGATATAATTAATGATTATACACAAAAAATATATACTAGTAAAGGTATTAAAACAATATTATTGAATTTGTATATACCTTTATTAAAAAAATTTGGAAATTCAGTATTGGATACATTACAAAGTCAAGGAAAAGTAACTTTTATTAATGATGTTCGTAATAATATATTAACATTTGATAATTATATTATGAGTGAGCATTATTATATTACTAATTTTGATATTGTACTCTTGGCAAAACATTTTAAATTACCTATAATTATTATATCATCCACAAAATTAAAAGAAAACAAAAAAGATTCCATGAGTCTTAATAGTAATGAGTTTTATTATATTATTAAACAATTTGGTATTACTAAGAATGAAATGCAAAGATATGCTTTATTATTAACGGAAAATGAAACACTTAAATTTAATATTACCCAATTATCTATTCCGTTTTTTGATAAGATAAAAGAAAATGCTCTTGATATGTCTACATCAATATTTATTATTAAAGTAAATAAAGTAAGATCAGCTACAACTTTATCAACTTAAAATTATAAATTCATGTTATGAATAAATTCTTCAATTTCAGGAATTTCATTAAAATTATTGAATTCCTGAATTATATTGTGGTATTGCTCTTGATTTTGAATAAATTCAATATTTTCTATATTTTGAAAATTAATCTGATTTTCTTCTAATTCTTCTCTATTGTCGTTATTGTTCTCATTAATATCTTCAACATCTTCATCATCATTATTTTCAACTTGTTCTTCTTCATCATTATCATTATCATCATCTAATAAATCATCATCGGTATCATCATCATCATCATTAAAATAATCATCATCATATGATTCATCACCGTAATTTATACCGTGATTTACACTCATATCATCATCTTCTTCATATTCATCTTCATCTTCATTTTCATCATCAATATCAACAATATTTTCTTCAATATTATTATTCATCTGTATTTCATCAGAACTATTTTCTTCACCAAGATTATTATTTATATTTAAATTATTGAAATTATTTATAATATCATGATTATTATCATTATTATCATTATTATCATTATTATCATTATTATCATTATTATCATTATTATCATTATTTATACGAGAATTTACATCTTGTATTGAATGTATATTTAATATAGAACATTGTTGTTCTTTATTAATATGTTCTATAGATATTGCATATAGATTTTCCAACTTCATCTTATTATTATTTAATTTTCTCAGTAATAAATAAAATAATTGTATATTACTGTTACGCACTTGTAAATTATTAGAATACATTGAAAAATAAAATACTCTTAATAAATCTTTTGTTTCAGCAATAATTTTTCTTTTATTATGAAACGCACATTCCGAAAATATTTTAATATTTTTACATCGGCGTGAATAACGATTAATAATAAATAATAATTCATCAAATAATTCTAAGTTATCACTATTAATATAATTATTGATTGCATTATCTTTTAGATAACTATTCCATTTAGTAGTAAATACTTTCATATTAAAATTACATTCATAAAAGTAACGAATAACTGGTGGTATTTTTATAAATTCATGCGATGCTTTAACAAATATATTAATTAAATTGTGATAAGAAAAGGGTATATTAGTATATGGATTTTTCAAATCAAGCGGAGCCTCATATAAATCCTCTGAATTCATTAATCCATTTTTCCATAGTCGTAATAAATCATTTATATAAAATGTATATATCGTCTTCATCTGAACTATCTCAATAATAAATTTTGGATTATAGTCATTAAGTGGTTCAAAACAAAGATTAATATCTATACTATACCTCCTAAAAGTATTATATTTACGTTTGCGAATATATTTCCGCAAAATATATTGCAATCTTTGCGTCTTTTGAAAATAATCTATCAATATATTCTTATCTTTTTTATTTAAAAAAATAGAATTATAAATAGATTTAAAAGTTTTTAACTTATTTTTTTTTTGACATTTTATTAGTAAAGCAATATGAATATCATAATTATATAGTAAATCTTTATGCAATAAAAAATTCATTAATTTACAAAATGATTTATTCATTATGTATATATTAAAATTATATAAATAATAATATTTATATTATAATTTATTATTTTATATATCAATGTCGTAATCATCATCAATATCACCTGTATTTTTAGAGTTCATAATGCTAATGTTATCTTGAATATTCATATTGGTATTTGCACATGGATCAGCACTTTCATTAATATCAAAGAGTTCATTTAAATCCTCTTCTTTAAATACTGATTTTTCAGCAATTTTACTCATAGAATCAATATCTAATAATACTTGAAAACTATTTGTTCCAAAATATCCTTCCTGACCACACATAACATTTGCAGAAACCCCTTTCATCGTATCTAATTGAGCATGTTTTGCTGCTCTTAAAAACATTTCTGGTGTTTCTTCAAATGATGCTTTTGCTATAGGTCCAATATTATCATTATTAATACCGTGACGATAGATAGAAACCATTCTAATAGTTGCGGTCATACGGTCACAGAGTAGAGAAAGATGATGTGAATTAATATAAGTACCATCAAATTCAATAACTTCTAATAACTCATTGTATATTGTTTGACGAGCTGCTTCAATACCCAATGTTCTATAGACTTCCATAATGTTATTACTAATTGTTTTTTTAGTATTAATAGAATCAAGAGCTAATATATCCTTAATATTAGAACCTACTGTATCTAATACCCAAATAGGATTAGACTCATAATTTCCATTATTTTTAGTTAATTGATTTTGTAATTTCATTAAATTTACTTTTACAATATTTTTGACACCTTTGAGTATAATATTATTCAACATGTTTTCTTGAATTCCTTTAAGTAAATAGATTTCATCAGATTGATCAAGTGTTTTAATCTTCTTTTTACTAGAGAGAAGTTCTTTCATTCTAATACGGAAGATAAGCTTATCTGCATTAAAATCTGAATATATACATTCTACATCTTGTTTATATGTATTCTTAATAGTAAAGTGAATATCATCCATAGAAATGTTTCTATCTAACATACTGGCTCTATCCATTTCAAACCGAATAATCCATTTAGATTTTTGTGTTTCTGCATCAGTTTCAATATCAGCACATTCATTTACCATAGATTTGAATTGATGATATTCCTTTAATAAAAGTTCATCTTCGTTAATCTTAGTAGATAAATCGTCTGGTTCAAAACAAATACTAACAGCTTTAGCTACATCTTTTAAACTTGTATATTCAAGTGTATACATAATTTCTTGTGCTTTATGATTATCTTCTTGATCTGATTCTTTAAGAAACACTGTAAGAGATGGGTTCTTTGGATTCTCGGATAAGGAGAGAATTTCCTCAATACGTGGAACACCACGAGTAACATTAGACTTAGAAGCAACACCAGCATAATGGAAAGTATTAAGTGTCATCTGAGTCGTAGGTTCACCAATACTTTGTGCCGAAATCATTCCAACCATTTCGCCAGGTGCTACAATAGCCTTCTTATAATTCATTTCTATTGCACTAATCAAGTAGTTCAATGCTTTTTTATTAAAACGTTTATTTATTACAAGATTACTAGGTGAAAGGTAATAATAATAGGTATATTGAAATAGCCGAGTAGGAGAAACATAAGCTTGTTTAAGATGTTCCAAACCTTTTTCAATCATAGCATAAGCATCTAATAATGTAATATCTACAAGTGAATTACTTTGAATATGTAGTTGATTACGGGTATTATTAATAAGACGTACAAAACTAACTGGAATATGAATTAAATCTGTATTTTCATTTTTAAATACGTGTTTAATGAGTTCATCACGTCCTTGAACCATCATATTGATATATTTATGTGATACATCCTTGAGTTTTTTCTTTTGACGTCTAAACTTAGTAAGTGCAGTTTTAGTAAAGACACTTTCTTCAATAATATCTGGAGGCACCTGATAATAATTATATATTTCTTCCAATGTCATTTTAACAAGAGGAAGATGTTGATTTTCTACTTTAATTGTATTGATTCCATCATCACCATAACTAAATTGGATGATTTTATTCATGTGATTTCGGACAGTCATATCGTATTCTACTTTAAGATCTTCCATACCTTTAATAAGTCGTCTTTGAATATAACCTGTAGTAGAAGTTTTGACAGCAGTATCAATAAGACCAACACGACCACCCATAGCATGGAAGAAGAGTTCTTGTGGAGTTAATCCTTGTATAAAGGAGCTTTCAACGAATCCTCGTGCTTCAGGTGAATCATCAAATTTGGTGTAATGAGGAAGTGTTCTGTCTGTAAATCCATAAGGAATACGTTTACTATCTACGTTTTGTTGTCCTAAACAAGAAATCATCTGTGCAATATTAAGTTGCTTACCTTTGGAACCTGCATTAACCATAATAACAAATCTATTATCTTTTGCGAGACTATTTCTTCCGATTTTACCAGCTTCTTCTTGAGCTTTATTCAAGATGGAATTAACTTGAGTTTCAAATTCTACATTATTTGTTTTACCAGTATTATTTTCAAAAATACCAAGATGTGTTTGGTCAATTAGATTTTTAACTTGTTTTTTTTTCTCAGTAATAGCATTAATAATTTTATTATTAGTTTCAGTATTGGCTATTAAATCACTAATACCTACACTATAAGAACTGGATTTCATGTATTCAGTAATAATATTTTGTAAATCATCAATAAAATCGGCTGCGGCATTATATCCGAAATCATTGAAAATGCTTTGAATAAGTCCTTTTGTTTTAGCTCCTAATACATCTTTATCCATTTGTCCTCTAATATATTTACCATTAACAATATCAACCATATTGTTAGATGTTTTTTTATCATCTATATCATCATCAAATCGTCCATTTTTAAAATAGGCGGACATAGGAGGTAGAATTTGAGAAAGAATTTCAAAACTACTAATAGTTTTATCTGGATTTTCAAATAGTTTAGGATTTAATTTATTATAATTCATGAGTAAATTCATAGCATCACGTGTATTAAAATTAATGTTTTCTCTTGTAAAACGGAAACTTCCCAATAGAGAATCCTGGAAGATACCAATAATAGCTTGATTATTTCCTGGACTAATAATTTGTCGCGGTACAGCTGCTAAATTTAATAATTCGGATTTTGCCTCATCACTTTGTGGATTGTGCATGTTCATCTCATCTCCATCAAAATCAGCATTGTATGGTTTAGTGTCTCCTACATTCATACGAAATGTATTGCCTTCTTTCATAACTTTGGCAATATGAGCCATCATACTCATACGATGCAGTGTAGGTTGACGATTAAAGAGTATAGGATCACCATCTACCATATGACGATGAAGTTTATCTCCATTTTCCAATACAATAGAATTTCTATCTACATATCGTAGTGAAATATTGTCTCCATTTTTTCTTTGAAGAATATTGGCACCAGGATATGTATCAGGACCATTTAACATAAGTTTAGTGAGAAAGTCTTTATTACGGTCATTTACAATATCTGGATAGGTAATATTCATCGCTATTTTAAGCGGAATTCCCAGTTGTTTTATACTTAGATTGGCATCTGGTGTAATAACACTACGTGCTGAATAATCAACCCGTTTACCCATAAGATTACCTCTAACACGTCCGGTTTTTCCATTTAAACGGTCTACAATAGATTTTAATGCTCTTCCTGAACGTTGTGTTGTTGGTGCAACTCCGGGTAGTTTGTTATTAATCATAGTTGCTATATAGAATTGCACCATAGTAGTCCAATCTTCAATAACATTCGCATCTGCATTTTGATTTATCTTGTCTTGTAGTGATTTATTTGCCTTAATGATATTAACAATAATATTAGAAAGATCATCTTCACTACGTTGATGGGCATCATGCTTAATAGATGGACGGACAGATGGTGGTGGAACAGCTAATACTTCGCAAATCATCCATTCTGGTCTGGACCATTTAGGTGAAAATCCCATAAATGAAACATCATCATCTGTTATTCTTTTGAATATCTTACTGATTTGCTCTGTTGAAAGCTTCATAGAAATCTTTTGTTTTTCACTTTCTTCATCTTCTAAATTATTCCATTCTACTATAATAGTAGCAAGTCCCTCTTTTTTTATTTTATCGGGTTGTTTACATCCGCAACCATCATCATTTTCATCACCACAACGAGAAACCTTACTTGCTAAAGAGAATATGTAATCCCATCTTTTTTTAGATTCTATTTCAAGAGATTTCTTATATTTTTCTTTGTTAATGAGAAGTTTACTACATTTAAAACATATACATCGTAGAATTTTAAGAATAGTATTAAGATATTGGATGTAAAAGACAGGACGTGCTAATTCAATATGACCAAAATAACCCGGTGTTTGCATATAATCTAAACCATCTGTAGGACATATTAAACCAGGATCTAATACACCCATACGAGGATCAAATAATCCTCCGATCACAGGTTTATTATTAACATAAGTATCGCGACTTACAATTTCAGCAACAGAAGATTTTCTTATTTCCTCTGGTGATAAAATACTGAATTGAATTCCAATAATTTTGGAAGGATTTGTTTTGGTTTGAATGCCACTTCTGTTAGATGCCATTGTTATATTTAATATATATTATTTAGATTCTTTATTATATCAATTTTTATAAATTGATTAAAAAGATAAATATAAAATCTGATATAATACCAAAATGAGCAAATCCCCTAAAAATAAAAATTATAAAATCACAACAAACGAAGAATCAGAAAATTCTTCTGATGATGATTATTATACTGAATCATCGGAAGAAGAAGAAATAGATGGAATCAATAATTTAGAATTTCAAAAAATGCTTAAAAAAATCTTTCCATCAAAACATATAAACAAGAAAATTAAGCAAATGGAGGAAATTGATAAAATACTAGATGATAATGAAAAATCTAATAAACGAAAGAAAATATCATCTCAGAATACAAAGAATACAAATAATAATAAAAATAAAAAATGTAGAGTTAAAGATGATGATGAAGTAAAATATCCTATTAAAACACGTTCTAAAACTAGAAATGATAAAAATGAAAAAAATAATAAAAATAATAAAAAAAATAAAAAAGACGATAAAGCATCTAGTAAAAATAAAGCATCTAGTAAAAATACAGAAACAAAAAATATAAAATCAAAGAAGAACCAAAAAGCCAGTTCTAAGAAAAAGAAGAAAAAATATGAAGATGAAGAAGATTGTGAATCCGAAAATGTTTCAATGGAAATTGATGACGATGACGAAGATGATGAAGAAGAGTATGATGATGAAGATGAAGAAGAAGACAATGAAGAAGAATATGACGAAGAAGAAGATGATGAAGAAGAAGATGATGAAGAAGAAGAACTAGATACAGAATTAGAAGAAGAACTTGAAGAAGAATTAGAAAATTTATTAAATGATAATAAAAATTTTAATGTTATATTTACGTTGGGTAGCAATTATTTAGATGAATATGAGGAAGAAGAGGAAGATGAGGAAACTGAAGAAGAGAGTGAGGAAGAAGATGAGGAAACTGAAGAAGAAAAAAGTAGTAAATCCAATCTAGCCAAATATAAAAAAACACTTGACGAATTAAGTAAAATAGATAATAAAAGTTCAAAAGGTCATAAAAAATTAATAAATAAATTTACAGAATTAATTGAAATAGAAGAAGAAAAGGAAAATAAGAAAATGAAAGAAAAGAATAATAAAAAGTTTAAAAAATTAATCAATCAGAAAAATATAGTCAATGATTTTAAGTTTTTCAAAAAAATGCAAACAGATGATCAAACCTATATTATTAAACAATTAGAAGAAATGAATAAACAGACCAAAGTAGATAAACCTCATAAAATTACATTATTAGAAACGGAACATATACCTATGGAATACAAAGTTCAAGCTATTAAGAAGATTAATACCTTAAAATATATGGACCCTTGTTCTGGCGAATATTATAAAATCAAACAATGGATTGATACATTTATGAATATACCTTTTGGAATTAACAAAACATTATCTATATCTATGCAAAATAATACGACTGATGAAATATACGAATTTATGGAAAATTCCAAGAATCAATTAAATGATGTAGTTTATGGATTAAATGATGCTAAGATGCAAATTATGCAACTTGTTGGACAATGGATATCCAATCCTTCATCTATAGGAACTGCAATTGCCATTAAAGGTCCTATGGGAACAGGAAAAACAACACTTATTAAGGATGGTATAAGTAAAATATTAAATCGTCCGTTTGCATTTATTCCTCTTGGTGGAGCGACGGATAGTAGTTACTTAGAAGGTCATTCTTATACTTATGAAGGAAGTATTTGGGGACGTATTGTAGATGTATTAATTCAATCTAAATGTATGAATCCAGTATTCTATTTTGACGAATTAGATAAAGTAAGTGATACACCCAAAGGTGAAGAAATCATTGGTATATTAACACATTTAACAGATACAACACAAAACTCACAATTTCACGATAAGTATTTTTCAAATATAGATTTTAATTTAAACAAAGCATTATTTATTTTTAGTTATAATGATGAACATAAGATAAATCCGATTTTAAAAGATCGGATGTATAGAATAGAAACAGCAGGATATAAGAATAATGAAAAAATGATTATTGCCAATAATTTCTTATTGCCTCGTATTGTAGAAAATATTAATATTAATAAGGATGATATTATTATTCCGGATGAAACATTAGATTATATTAATAATAACCTTACTGAAGATGAAAAGGGAGTACGTAATCTTAAACGATGTTTAGAAATCATTTATACTAAGATTAATTTATTTCGTCTTATGAAACCAGATTCTGAATTATTTGAAAAGGAGAATAAGATTAAGATAGAGTTTCCATTAACAGTAACAATTGATATAGTAAAGAAATTAATTAAGAAAAATACATCAGACTTTCCATATAATATGTATACTTAAGTATTTGTCGTTCAGTTTATATGAAAGCATTTTAATATATTATTTTTTATAATATAAAATAATATATAATGGATAACAATATTTTTTTATTTAATGATATAACTGGTAAATTTCCTTTATTAGCTATTTCATATGAAAAAGAGAAACAAATAAATCGTTATTTTTACATCATTTATATATTAATATGGGTTATTGTAACTTATTTTTTTAAACCAGATATAATGACATTAAGAAATATATCAGATGGATTTTTTATGGGACTTTTAGTTATTATATTAATTCAATATTTAAATTATAGAGAATTACATAAGCATAATATAACAAATGGAAAAAATATTCAAGTGATATTAAAAAATGAGATTTTAAATATACCTAACCGAGAAGGAGTTGTAGTATCAGAAGAAAAATATGACGAATATGTGAAAAAAGGATTATTAAAAACAATAAATATTGTTGACTATTTTGATAAAGACCCTGATAAGAATAAATTATGGAGTAAAATTAAAATACATCCTGATACAACTGATATTTGGAATCCTGACGAAATAAGTTATAATTTTATGTCTATAATATTAACTCTTTCTATTATTATATCTCATTTAGATAGAAGATTATTATATGAATTATTTCCATGGATTATATTAAGTTTTGTTTTTTCAATTGGTAGTCAATCTGTATTTATATGGAATCAGAATTATGTAGAAATTATCAATGAAGTTATTATAAAAAAAAAATTGTTTATTCTTAGTCTCTCTTTTGGTTTTGCTATTATTTCAACCGTTTTGTGGAAATATTCTTAATCTCTCTATTATATAATAATAATGTTGACTCATCAATTATATATCACATCTTTTTTATTTATTCCTTTAATTATTTGGCTATTTATTATTAAATATTTTATTTGGACTAAGGATGTTATATCTTTTATTCCAATGAATATTTTACTATCTATTTTAGTAATTCCATTTATTGTTATTATATATAATTATTATACATTAACTATAAAAAATGGAACAGATAGTTTACCTTCTACTTTTGGTAATTGTAATGATAATAATATACCTGAAGCTGAAAAATACAAAGGAGTAAGATATTATTATAATTTGGATTGTGTAAGTAATAATTTACAGGTGACCTATAATTATGCTAAATTATTAAATATGCGGTCGTATTATATTAATTATATAATTTTCTTTATGATTATGATTATATCTAATCCATGGATACGTTTTTTCAAGGATACACTTTTAAAGCGTCCTTATATTGTACAATGGTTGTCTCTCTCTATGATATTAAATATTTTATGTTATATTCCAACATTATTAACTAACTATACAGTTGAAAGTATTGGTTTTTACAAAATATTTAGTGGTCTTTTAAATATTAATTTATCATTATTAATACTTATTATGGTTGTTCTTTATAGAAGTTTAGAATAATTATAGCATTCGTTATTTAACCTTTGTTATAATTATTTTCTCTCCTTTTACGAAAATTATTTGGAACGTCTTGTATGTTTTTTCATTGTTTTACGTTTTTTTTGGGTTCGTTTAAGAGAATGTTTATTCTGTGTTTTTGAATGTTTTTTTGAATATTTCTTGGAGCGTTTATTATGTTTGCGAATTGTTTTTCTTCGTTTACCGCCTTTTAATCCTAGTGCTCTTTTTACTTTAGCGGGCATTTCTTTAGTAGAGACTTGAGGAATTTTTCTAACATGTTCAGGAGAAATATTTTGATATGTAGAAACTAATGTTACAGCAGCAATCTTGGAATTATTTTCAATATTTTTTAATAAAGCATTTTGTTGTTGTTTTAATAATTCTTTTTTTCTTTTAAGATCTAATACTTGTTTACCGATTCTTTTTTTCTGTGCTGCTGTTGTAGTAGGATTTTTATATTCATCTTTTAATTTTATTTGTTTTGCTATTATTTGTAAAATAATATTTTTTTGTCTCTCTAATAATTCTTTTTCTGATAGTGAGCCATATAATTGAGCAATTTTAACAAGTTCATTATATTGTTCGTCATCTTTAGATTTAGAAGATACGCTTGCGGAAGCTCCTTTCTCTCCATTAGCACCACCAAATATTCCAAGAATTTTACGTCTTTTAGGTAATTCGTTTCTTATTTTTTCTTGCATCTTACGTCCTTGAGGACTATTTAAATATCTTTGTGCTTCATCTTTTTCTTGAGGGGTAACGCTAACCATAACAAATTCTTCATTTGGATTATTTTTTACTTTTTCAATCATTCTTTCAAGAGTTTTATCAATGGCGTTAATATCTTCTTGTTGGCGACGCATACTTTCACTTAATCCTCGTAATGTATCAACAATTTTTGTTGGTTCTTGTGCTTCTAATTCTTTCTCTAATTCTTCTAATGTAAATCCTTGACTTTTTAATGATTCGGTTTCTTCATTTAGAGCTGCATATTCAGTTTCTAATTCTTCCAATTCTCTCTTTGATAATCCTTCTACATGTGCCATTATATATATATATATATATATATATATTATCTATAAAAAAACATATATAATGCTGAATTTAAATACTAATTATATTTTGCAAATACTTAATTAGAATTCACTGCTTAGAGTGCGGTTTCCTCCACGCTGGTTAATATATTCAATCTGGTCTTTTGTAATGCATGCACATCCGTTAGCGTTACTAAATGTACTTCCACAGCATTCTGGTTTAAATTCGTTATCGGCAAACATAAATAACTGACCAGATGGTAAAGGAACGGGAGTGCCAGTATAAGTAGAGTGGTCTTGTTTACGATAATCAACAGAAGGTCCTTTTCCTTGAGGTTTTGTATCCCAAGTATCATTAGGTACACCTTTGCCTAAAATATAATCTTTATCTGCAGGATTTAACATAGTTAATCCTTCTTTTACAGATACTCGTGAACAAGAGCATAAAACATGGCATCCTAAGATAACACCAACAACAAGAAATAGTAAAGCAAGTTCTACACGAATACTTTGTCCTGCAATTTTGATTTCCATTTATACATAATTATAAGATAATAAATTAAAGAAAATAAAATTTTTTGTTATATTTTTTAAGGGGAATATTTAAACATCCATCATAATCATGAAATTGAATAGTTCCAATAGTAAAAAATCGTGTATTTGTAATTAAATTATATATTTTTTTCTTATTATGAATAGGAATACCTGATAAATGAGATGTGGATATATTCATTAAATCTATATTATTTAGTTGGATATGTGGACTACAACTAAAGCAAGTATCTCCAATAATATATTCTTTCACATAATGAGAAGATTCTAATTCTATCTTTCCTAAAATGGTTTCTCCTGTTTTTAATTTTTGATGAATTTCAATATCTTTTATTGTAGTATATTTTCCATCTTCCAATTCAAGTAATGTATCTTCGGTAAATCCTCCGCAAAATTGTTCATTAATATTTTGACTTGACTTAATGTTTTCATATTCATTAATAAAGAAGTTGACTTCATTATCATCTAAATCATCCCAATCTAAAAATACGTTCTCTCCAATATTAAATTTCTTTTTGGTAGTATTAATACAATAAATAAAAGGTTCATAGTAATTTATGATTAACAATGCATCCTTTACATCTTTAATCATTTTCCATTTTAGACTTTTAATATCAAATATTCTATGTGTTTCTGACACAATAATTCCGTGATAATTATACATTTTTATGTTTTCAGTAGCAATTTTAAAGATACCAGTAATATGATTTTTTGTGTCTATTTTATCGCCTATATTTAAGTCGGAAATTTTCTTATTACCAATAATAGTATCTTTGTCAAAGCAACCAGGAATACCAGGCATACTAGAACCACGTGCAGAGGCAACATATATTTTTATAACAATAGCAATAATAAAGAAGGGTACAGCAATAAGTATCCACCATGCTAACAGAGCTTCTCCTGCTACTATTGTAAAAGGATCAAATAATAGAGCAGCTGTAATAGCAGCTATTATACCTAAAAAGATAAGAATGATTTCAAAAAATACAGAAAAGAGAGTATAAATAGTATATAAACCACTTAATCCCGTAAATAATGCAGTCGTCATAATGGCATTTGATTTTCCAAATATATCTTTCATTTTCATGACTAATAATCTTACGGGCATCAGGACATTAAGAACTTTATACATTATGGTAAGCACAACTTTTGTAATTTGATCACGAATTTGAGTAAACATAGTTCTTATTTTTTGTATTGAATCTTCAATATCCTTAAATATTGTCACAATAACATTGATAGCGTAATGAATAGGTGCAAGAAAATCGCTTGTTATATTTTTCAATATAGTATAGGAACAATTGGAAAAATTATCTAATGTATAATCTAATTTACTTGTTCCTGGTTTGGCATTTATTAATCCAGCAAAAGGCATAACGGATGGGTTACATCTCTCTTCAACCCAATTATGTTTTAAAAGATTTAATTGATATTTTGCGTGAAAGTAAGAATATATAATAAAAAATGTGGATATGATAAGTCCTGTCATAAAGAAGGAACCACCATATTTATCAAAATATCCTTTTTTATTATAAATTGTATTGAAAGTATCCATATATAGTATGATGATAAATTTCATTTATTTAATCCTCATAATCCCAGAATGTATGTTCGCCAATTTTAATAATGTGGTCATCAGTAATGAGACAAGACAATGTATCTAAAACTATATGAATAGATTCCGCATGTTTATAATGTTTAACTTGTATAAATTTTTTGGTATCTTCATCTTGAATAAGATGACTGCCTGTGACATAAATACATTGACCTAATTCATTACTAAATATTTTATAGAGTGTTTCTTTAAATGTATTTTTCAAACTAAGTACACCAATAACTTTACTACCATTTTCTAAAACTTCATTAAGAACAATATCTTTCATTGGTTTTTTCTTCCCATTATTCATTTTAATAAGTGTTTCTGGGTCAAAGCATACCATACGTAAAGTTTCTCCCATAGGTCCAGCCCACATACTTGTAAATGATTTTGTAAGAGCATCTATAAGAAACATGAAAGTAGTAGCAATACCAATAATCTTTGCTCCTAAATCCTTTAATTTAATGGTTGTATATTGAAATTCAATGAGTATATTTAAAAAGACACCGAATATTGTTTTGACAATAGATGTGACAAAATTTCTTATTTGATTAACAAAATTTCTTATTTCTTGAATAGCACCTTGTGATTGTTTTCCACTTTGATGTGCTAATCCTAAAGAATAATGTACTGGTTCTAATAAATAGCTCATGAAATTCTTTTGCATTGTTTGTATGCAATATGTAAAATTAGTCATAGTATCATGACCAAAATAAGATGCGAAAGGCATAACAGATGGATTACAACGGTATTTCGGCCATTCTTTATTAATTTTATTTTTTCCAATACTTATTATATTAAAAAAGTAAATAATAATAAAAATAAGGATAATAATAAGTGTTAGAATAATATCATATATTCTCATTAATAAAATATCATATTATTTTTTTATTGGTTTAAGTGTTTTTATTGATTTAATGTTTTTATTGATTTAATGTTTTTATTGGTTTAGTGTTTTTTTGTTGATTTTGGTTTTTTTTTTAAATTGCTATTAATTTTTTTGTTTTTTTTATTTTTTTTGGTGGTTTTTGATTTTTTGGTGGTTTTTGATTTTTTATTTTTTTTGTTAGTTTTTGATTTTTTGGTGGTTTTGGTAGATTTCTTTTTTGCTAAATATTTTCTACGATGGTGAGATTTCTTTGATTTTCCTCCACTAGTACATTTATTAGGTTCATTGACGTAGGATTTAGTTGAAACTAAATGGTCATACACGGCATCGGATTGTGCTTGTGTAATAGTTGTATTACCTAATTGAGAAAGAGAATCTGCATTAACAGGACCAGTTTGAGCAGTATAAAGATCCCCAGGAAATTGAGGTATAATAATGCGATTTCCATCCATAAGTAATTTTTCTGGTGCTGGTTTTACTGTAGTTGAACTACTTGTTGAAGATTTTTTAGATGTTTTTCCTGCGTGTTGTCTATTCATGCTAGTTTGTTCTTTAGCATTGTTGTGTTGCACTAATAACGCCTCATGCCGAGCAGTAGAAGCATTATATTTAGGTTGATATTTTTTAAAATTGGTAGTAGTAATATTTGCTTGGTTTATAGGACAAGATGTTTTTAATACATCATTGTTAGTAGTTGTTTTTCCAATAGATGTTTTTTCATTAGACATATATATATAAGTTAGATAATTCGCTTAAATATTTAAAATAATATATTATTATCCATTATATGAATCCAAACGACGCACTTAATTTAAAAAAATTAATTAATGATACAGAAGTTGAACAAACAACTGAACAAATACGAACATTGAAACATAGTAAAAAAATTAAAGTTAGTATTGATGTTATTTGTGCTCTTAAAAAACGATATTCTCGTTTAAATAAAGAACAATTTAAAAATATTGCTATGAATCAAGCATCTTTCTTATATAATAATTATACGAATATTTTTAATCGTTTAGTAAGTGAAGAATTAGAATTAGATATATTGTATGAATTTGTTAAAGTATTAGAGAAAATAGAAAATGGTGATATTGATCAACATCAAGGTTCTTATGATATTGGTTTATTATTAAAGAAATTGTATATTGATAGTACTATTAAACAAGATAAAAAGAGAGAAAAAGGTGACAAACGAAAAGATATGAAGAATAAACCAAAATCAACAAAGAACATATCATGGGCACAGTATAAGGAATTATATTTAGATAAAGAGTAAATAAAATAAAATATAATATAATTATATAAATGACCACTATTAAAGAAATGGATAAACGATTATCTGAAATTAAAAAGGAATTAGCAGAAATTGCTGATTTAGACAAACCTGAAGGTTCAATAATGAAACGAAAACATGATAAGCTAATGGGAGAAGCACATAAATTACTAAATAAGATTGAAGACATTACAGATCGTATCTATAATTCTCGTATGGTTAAATCAGGTGGTAAAAGAAAAACAAAACGTGTACTACGTAAATCATCTAAAAAATCCAAAACAGCGAAAAAATCCAAAACTTCAAAACGAGGTCGCAAAAATCATTCCAAAAAATCCCATAAATCACGCAAATAAATAATTAAAATACTTATTTTTATCTTTTTAAAATTGAAATTATTTAAAATGATAATATGAACTAATATAATCAAGTCATGACGAAGCCACTTATTATTGTTGAATCACCGGCTAAATGTAAGAAGATAGAGACTTTTCTAGATAATCAATATACGTGTTTAGCGAGTTATGGACATATTCGTGAATTAAATGATGGTTTAAAGTGTATTGATATTGATAATAATTTTAAACCCAAATTTACTCTTATTTCGGGTAAAAATATAAGTAAATTAAGAAGTGCTATACTCAATGCAACAGATGTATTATTAGCAACAGATGATGACCGTGAAGGTGAAGCTATTGCATGGCATTTATGTCAAGTTTTCAAATTAAATATTCATAGTACAAAACGTATTATTTTTCATGAAGTAACTAAACCAGCATTAGAACATGCAATTAAGAATCCAATTCATTTAGATATGAATAAAGTAAATGCACAATTAGCTCGTGTTGTACTAGATAGATTAGTTGGTTTTAAGATTTCGCCTATATTATGGACACATATTAATCGTAATAATCATTTGTCTGCTGGAAGATGTCAAACACCAGCTTTGCAATTGGTTTATGATAATTATTTAGAAATAGAAAATTCACCAGGGAGAGAAGCATATGATACAACTGGTTATTTTACAAGTAAGAATTTACCTTTTAAGTTAGATAAAAATTATGAAGGTCATGATGTTATGGAAACATTTTTAGAAGAAACGGTAAATCATGAACATAGATTTGAGAGAAAACCAGCAAAAGAGCAAAGACGCAAACCACCAACTCCTTTTACAACATCAACATTACAACAAACAGCTAGTAATGTATTGCATTTCTCTCCAAAACAAACAATGACAATAGCACAGAAATTATATGAAAATGGATATATTACTTACATGAGAACAGATAGTAAGACTTATAGTAAGGAGTTTATTCAATCTATGAAAGGATATATTGAGAGTCAATATGGAGAGAAATATGTTAATCCAGATATACTTTCTCTCTGTTTACGAAAAAAAATGAAGGAAAAAGAAAAGAAAAAAGATGAAACTAAGGTACAGGAAGCACATGAAGCTATAAGACCAACAAAGATTACTTTAACAGAGTTAAAAGACTGTGATGCAAAAGAGAGAAAACTATATCACCTTATTTGGAAAAATACGATACAAAGTGGTATGAGTGACGAAGAATATTATTTATTGCAATGTATAATATCAGCAGCGGAAGAAACACAATTTAGATATAGTACAGAACAAGTAATATTTCCAGGTTGGAAGATAGTAGAAAATTATGAAAAGGAAAATCCAATTTATCAATATCTAATGAATATAGTTAACGGTTCAATACTTCCTTATAAGAAGATTACAAGTAAGTTCACTCTAAAAGATTTAAAACAACATTATACAGAAGCACGATTAGTTCAATTATTGGAAAATAAAGGAATTGGTAGACCATCTACATTCTCTTCACTTATTGCAAAGATTCAAGAAAGAAGTTATGTTTCAAAGGAAAATATTAAGGGAAAAGAGAGAAAATGTACTGATTATGAATTAATTGATGATGAGATTAATGAAATAGAGACTACCCGTAATTTTGGAAATGAGAAGAATAAGTTAGTATTACAGCCTATGGGTAAATTAGTGATAGAATTCTTAAGTAAGCATTTTCATGATTTATTCAAGTATGAATATACGAGTGAAATGGAGAGAAGGTTAGATGTTATAGCGGATGGTAACTATATTTGGTATGATTTATGTAAGGAATGTTATGATGAGGTAATAGAATTATCTAAACCGATTAAGGAATTAGATAATACTAAACAAATAGATGAATATCATCGTTTTATTATAGGAAAATATGGACCTTGTATTGAATATAAAGAAGGAAATGAGCGAAAGTTCTATAAGATAAAGAATGGAATTGATATTGAACATATTTTAGATTACAAGTTGGAAGATATAATAGAGAGAAATGTTGGTCATCATTTAGGTAAATATAACAATCAAGATATTTATTTGAAAGAGGGACGTTATGGACCTTATATAACATATAATAATAAAAGTATATCAGTTAAAAGTCTTGAAGAAAAAACATTGGAAAATATTATTCCACTTCTCTCCGATTCAGAAAAAAAATCATCGGAAATAAAACATTTAAATTCGGAGGTATCCTTAAGAAATGGTAAGTATGGGTATTATATATTTTATAAGACACAAAAAATGAAAAAACCCAAGTTTCTTTCTTTGAAAGGATGTCCATTATCTATTAATGAATCCTCTTCTCAAGAATATTTAGAATGGATTAAACAAAAATACAATATTTAAAAAATATATTATCATATTAGTGTATATATGAATACAAATTATTCATCAAAATTTATAGATATTATTATGTCTTTTGCTATTGCTGGAATGGTTGCATTTTTTATTCCCAAAGGTGCTTTATCTTCATATATTACTATGCTTATGAGTGTATGTTTAGCTTATTTTTTTGTTCTTGCTCAAACAAGTCGTCAAGTAACATTACTTAATGAAGGTTTATTTTCAAAGGTAGGGAGTATGATTAAACGTTCTTATCCTCCTGTAATTATTATTATGATATTATCAGTTCTTATTGCGATGTTTTCAAGTTATCATAAACATATTTATGATATTCAACCTCCTAAGGAATTTATTACTTTTCAATGGGTTTCGTTTGTACTTATTGTATTTGAACTATTTTTTCTATTTAAGTTTTTGAAAGATGAATTATTAGAAACAAAGGCGGAACGAACATCTAGTAAAACTACTATGTCCAAACTATATAACTTTATTTTATCAAATTTAAAAAACTTATTATCATTATTTTCTATCATTAATGCGATGATAGTTGGTATAATGTATATTATTATTTCCAAGTTCATTACTGATGGTTAATAATATTATCAAAATAGAAAATTGCTATTAGGTGTATTCATAAATTTGTAAGAAATTCCATAACTATAATCATTACTCCAAATTCCAGATATTTTAAAAATGAAATGAGATGATGTAGAATTATAATTATTGAATATTTTAATAAAATTATTTTTCAATTGTTGTTCAATAGTAAAAACAGGTGTTTTATGACTTTGAAAGGCTGTTAATATATTTTCCTCAATTTTCACCAAATTTTTAATGACATATTGATTTTTTTCGTAATTAAAATGACATTTTACCTTATGATTCCATGATATGTTACTTTCATAATTAACATGATGTAAATAGAAGTATATAAATATACCATTCATTGTAAAATTATCATTAGAATAGTTAATACGAGAGAAATAACTATCTTTTATAATATTATTAATTGTATTCTCTCCAAAAAATATATATTTTTGATCAAATTTATTTATGTCTATGGTTAAATACATTTTATTAATAATTCTAATATATTTTTAAATCATTCTATTTCAAGATTATTGTCGTTTAATAAATAAAGTGTTATTATATTTTTAGGTGTTAAATCAGTAATACTTTCTGTACTTTTCAACATTTTCTCTCCTTTTTCTATTGCAATTTCTAATTGTTTAATATTATAATTGATATATAAAGTCCATAAATGATGTATATTAGGATGTGTCTCTTTGATATTATTTAAATTATTTATAAATTGCGTTAGTTTACTTTCCATAATATGTAATTTCTAATATCTTCTTAATTACTTATTTAAACAAATATTAATTTTATATAATTAATGAAAGTATTTGATACTCATTATGAGGATTATATAAATGAAGTAAATAATAATAATTTACACGAAGATCTTCATATTGAACAATGGTTTCCTGATGACATTAAGAATTTAAAAAATATTATAATGTATGGACCTCAAGGTGTTGGTAAATATAGTCAAATTTTATATCATATAAAAAAGTATAGTGCATCTAAAATGAAATATGAGAAAAAAATGTGTGTTAATTATGCTGATAAGAAGCAATATTTTTTAAAAATAAGCGATATACACTATGAAGTAAATATGTCAATTTTAGGTTGTAATGCAAAAACATTATGGAATTCTATATATTATCCAATATATGATAATATATTAACTAAACCGAATCAGAAAGGTATTATAGTATGTAAATATTTTCACGATATTCATAGTGACTTATTGGAATGTTTTTATAATTATATGAACGAGAATACACATAATATTATTTTTATTATTATGACTGAACATATTTCATTTATACCAGAAAATATTATTCAATGTTGTAATATTGTTTCTGTATCTCAACCCTCAGAAATTGCATTTAAAAAGTGTTTTAATAAATCATTAATAAAATTAAATAATTTAAAAAATATAGATTATGAATTTAAAAATTTTGAAAATAATTACATTAAAAGTTGCGATAAAATAATAGATATTATTATTCATTATCAAACCATAAATTTTTTAAGTTTTAGAGATTTAATCTATAATATGTTTATTCATCAATATAATATTTATAATTGTCTTTGGTATATTATACATACATTAGTAAAAAATAAACATATTAAAGTAAAAAATTTGAGTGAAATATTTGAAAAGATGTATAAGTGTTTGTTTTTTTATAATAACAATTATAGACCTATTTATCATTTAGAATCATTTTTGTTATTTTTAGTGAGTAAAATACATAATTTTTAATTTTTTTTGTGTTTTTTGTGTTTTTTGTGTTTTTTTTAATTTTTTTGTTTTTTTTGTTTTTTGATTATTTAATAATCTATAATATTTATTAAATCATCATTATTACTTAGGCTGCTGCTGCTGCTACTGTCTTCTTCTTAACAATCTTCTTCTTCTTAACAACCTTTACTGGTGCAGGTTCCTCAATTTTAGGAGGTGGTTCAGATACTATTTCATCTTCATCTTCGTCTTCTGAATCCATCACCACATTATTATTATTCATTACTTCTTCATTTTCCTTCTTAGAAATTTCCTCAAGTGCCTCTTCATCATCAGAATCGTCAAGAATACAAAATCCCTTGATTTTAAGAGGTTGTCGTACTTTTGCTTGAAGCAATTTCCATGTTACTCCAAATCGTCCAGCTGCAAACCAAACACCACCACATTCCATTAATCCAACAAGATGACTTCCAGTAGGAATAATATTTAATGGTGATATATCTGTCATTTCCGAATTATATAGAGATTTTCTATCCATATCATAAAGCTCAATAGTAAACTTCTCATCCCAATAAGGAATTTTTAGTTTCAATGTAGGATTTCGCGTATAATCCGGTTCTTCAGTTTGTTTATTCATTGGATATTTAAGAATTGGATAAAACAATGCTCGCACAACATCTTCAGTCATCTTACTCTTTCCAAACCATTGCTTACAATTCTTAACTGCATCTGCAATAATTTTATTTTCAAATGCCTTCATGGATTCATAAAACTTATTCACATTTCCCTCTTTGTTCAATTGAAGTGAAACACTGTAGGAAATAGGCTTGTCTGTATCCTTGTCCTTAAGTTCATTTGCACCCCATGTGAAGACAAGAGGGAATTGAAGAATCACCTTGTGATTGTCAAGTGTAATTCCAACATTTTTTCCACCCCTGGTATTCTGCTTTGGTGGCTTATACACCAACTTATTCACATCAAATTCTTTCATTCGGGTAATCATATCTGTAACTGAGTTCGCCATGTTGATTATTAATTACAATAATTATTGTAATCTTTTTAAATCAATTTTTTGAATAAATATATAATTCGTTATGGTCTGATTATGAGTTGAATTGTTATAAAACCTGATTAATTATGCACTTGTAAGTCAGTTGATTTGTTTTCAGAACTTTGTATTTTTATTTAATTTGAATAAATATATAATATTATTTTTTTTTTAAATCAATTTTTTATATCCTATTATAAAGCATAGTCTAATTTTGAATAATTTCTCTATTTTTTCAAAATAATTTCAGTCATAATCATTATGATAAATATTCAATGGTTTAAACATTAATTATGTATTCATTATATAATGAATACATATAAAATTAAGGATATAAAAGAGGATTTAGTTATACCTACCATAGATAATTATAAAAAATGTATGAATAATAATTATACATTATTAAATTTGAAAAGTATATGTAGAGTTTATAAACTTAAAGTATCCGGAACAAAACAAGTATTAAAAGATAGAATAAATCAATACTTATCTCTCTCTAATTATGCAATTATAATCCAAAAGAATTATAGAGGTTACTTACAGCGACGATTTATTAAAAGTCGTGGACCAGGTATTTATAATAGGAATCTATGTGTTAATAAAACGGATTTCCTTACTTTAGATGATTTAGATAAAATTCCATTTTATCAGTTTTATAGTTTTAAAGGAACAGACCAATATATTTATGGATTTGATATTTGTTCTCTCTATAATTTAATTAAGAAACATAATTTTCAAAATAATGAAATGCCATTAAATCCTTATAATAGACAAGAACTATCAAATAATATTGTTAATGAAATAAGAGAATGTATTAATTTAGAAAAAATATATAAGCATAATCTAACATTACAATTGGAGATTCTACCTTTAAACAATGAAGAAAAAGTTCGATTCAAATGTTTCTCTCTTTTTCAAAAGATAGATGAACTAGGAAATTATACAGATACATCATGGTTCTTATCTTTGAACCGATTTCAATTAATTAGATTTTATAGAGAATTAATAGATATTTGGAATCATCGTGCTTCATTAACAAACGAAATTAAAAGAAAAATATATACTTTACACGGAAGTCCATTTTCTTATTATCAACTGAATCATTATCAAAATATTCTAGATTTGAAATATTATATTTTAGGCATTTTAGAAAATTTTATTATACACGGAGAGGATGATTCCTATAGATCTTTAGCTGCTTGTTATATTTTAGCTGCTTTAACATTAGTGAATAATCGTACAGCAGAAGCACTACCTTGGTTATATGAGTCAGTTTCGGTACAATAAATAAATATAATATATTTAATGCGTTAAAGCACTTAAAAAAATATTAATTAGTATCATTATAAGATGCCCCGCAAAGAGAAGAAAACCGCTACCGCTACTGCAACCGCAACCGAAACTAAAACTAAAACTAAAGCTAAAGCTGAACCTAAAATCGTAGCACCTGCTCCTGAGCCTGTCGTTGAAAAAAATGTTGAAGCACCTGTTGTTACTAAGGAAGTTCCTGAGATTTCTCTTAATGGAGAATTCACATCTCTTCTTACACAGTTTTCTACTATGCGAGTCCAGATGACCCAACTTGCTGCTCGTGTTCGCACACTTCAGAAGCGTTGTGATCGTGAGCTTCGCACTGCGGCTAAGGCTAGCAAAAAGAAAAAGATTAAATCTGGCAACCGTGCCCCAAGTGGATTTGTTAAACCCACACAGATTAGTGGCGAGCTTGCTACATTTCTTGGAAAACCCAAAGGAACTGAAATGGCACGCACAGAAGTAACTCGTGAGATTAACCAATACATCCGTGAGCACAAACTTCAGGATCCATCCAACGGTCGCCGCATTCTTCCTGACCCCAAACTCCGTAAGCTTCTTCGCCTTCCAAAAGAAGATGAGCTTACATACTTCAACCTTCAGCGTTATATGAGTCCTCATTTCGCCAAGGCTGGTGTTCCTCTTACTTTCTAAATTATAGTTAATAAATAGTCAAATCAATAGGTAAATAAAACAATAAAATAGAAAAAAACAAACACAAAACAGAATAAAATACAAAAAAAATACAAAAAAAAATATAAATTTAAATAATATTATTCAAATACTAAATAATATTATTCAAACAACACCCATATTATTCAACAAAGATAAAATTATGTTTACATAATAAATTCTTTAAGTTGTCGTTTAGTTCATAATGACAAACCGATGGATTATACTGTTTTTTAACAATTTTATATTCTAATTCATTAAAATTATTTATATTTTTAGTAACATCATTTTTTAAATACTTAATTTCATTATATAAATGATAATTCTTTTTAATGTCACTATATAATGACTCATTGATATGCCCTTTCATTTTTAGCCAATATAAGAATTCTTCTTTTATATCATCTATTTTATATTGATAATATAATTTAAAGGCATCGTAAATATTCATATCTGTTCTATGATAATCTGTTCCTGCCATAATACAACAATATTGAAAATTATTTTTAGTGATATTCAAATCCTTTAATATAACATCTAAATCATATAATACTACTTGATGATGTAAAATACTTAAATATCGCAATACTCTTGGACAACCATGTAATAACATATCCATATCTTCACTCATACACGCATATGCTTCATTGTTTAATACCATACTTACACATATATCATCCGCTTCTTGGGGAGCTTGAATCCAATATATTCCATAGTAGGTTAATAAATTTTTTATTTCTAGAATATCTTTTACTTTTAAATGTAAACTCTTCTTTTTTAATTCTTGTAATTGAGTTTCTATATTATTTGAATATGTGCTTTTATTTCTTGATACTGTTTTTAATAAATTTTTATATTCTAATTGTGCAGTTTCTTTTTCTTTGCGTCGTTTTTCAATAACTTCTTTCTTATCATTTGGTGGACATCCATCGAAAACAAAGATTGGATTTATAGCATAATATTTTAATATAGAACAAAATTCATAAACAGATGTTATAAAATGATCTTTAGCTTTAAAGCGGTACATATAATTATTTGCATCTATAACAATAGTCTTATTTTTTAAGAATAATAAAGACATCTTTGTTATTCCGTGACTACAATTTTCCTTTAATAATCGGTTTAATAATTTTATTCCCATTTTGAATTTATAATTAATATGAATAATAATTATAAATTCAATTTTATAATTCTGTTAATGTCATACGTGTTGTCCCTATTATCTTGCGGTTGTTTTTCTTAGTATGTTTTTTATTAACTTGCAGTTTATCATTTTCTTTTTTATCATCATCTATAAGTTCATTATAAATATCCTTAATATCTATCATATTTTCTCTCATTTTTGGATTCTTGTAATGCTTCTTTACAAAATCATATATTCTTGTAAGATTTCCCGAATAACCACTAAAACGAAATGTATTAATATTCATTGAATTACAAAGTATAATAAAATCTTCATAATTATAAAATAAAATCGTTTTTATAATGTAATAAGCAAATACATTCGTTTCTTCATTATACATATGATGTCTAAGATATATAGATGTACTGGTGTTATTATACAAATCAGAATAAAATAATCCCATAAATCGGAGAATCTTATACATTTGAAAAAGAGAGAAAATACGTTCAAAATTATTGAAAAAATCTAAATATAAAATAAAATCATTTATCTTCTTGTGGTCTAATAATGTATAACTAACAAATATATTGTTAATAATAGTTGCCCAGAACTCACAATACGCCTCATTAATATTTATTTTACTCTTAATTGGAAATAATGACTTTAAATTATCATTTAATTTTTTATCGTTTACTCTTGAAAAATCCAGTCCTAAAGCATGAAAAGTTTCATGAATAAATACCTTGAAGAATTCTTCCTTTCTATAAATACAAATCTCATTATTTTCCTTACATGAATACGTTATTGCACTATTACAATTATCCGCTGATAACGTAGTTAATATACTTCCAGGCAGTACCTTTAAATAAGATGTCATGTAACAATATATCTTTAACTGTTTTAAACAATGTGTCGTATTTAAACCACTCATATGAAGCCACATTAACATAAGTTTTACATAAGATTCATAATGTTCAATATTCATAATATCGGAATTCTTAAACAAAACAAAATAAATAGTTATTTGTTTACCAGCAATTTTATTATTGAATACAATATAATATATAGCACGGGAATTTATATATTTTTTTATATAATCTGGAATAAAATTAGAGTTTAATAATTCGGTATAGGGGATATCTTCTTCATTTACTATTTTAACTAAACTACCATTTTTATATTTTAATGCTTTGACCGCTTTTTCTGCAGCTACCAGTTTGAAAAAAAACTTTTTATAAATATTATCTAATTCTTGTTGTTTATGCTTAGGAGATTTAGTATAAAATTTACTAAAATGATCAATAAAATAAGATATATAATGTTCTGTGGATTTTGATAATTGCATGTTTATATATATTAGACTTCCTTTTTTATTATTTTTCTTACATTCATTAATTCTTCAAAAACAACAGGAGGTTTTCCACGACTATGATGAATCAGTTTCGCATCTTTGGTATTTAATAAAATATTTTTAGACACGTCGTTTTGTGTAAATTTTGCATACATCGCCTTTTTAAATGCTTCTTTGTCACGTCCACTTGTTTTAAAATCTGCTGGTATTGTTATTTCCTTCGGGCGCACTTGGATTCCTTTAGATTTGCCTGTTTTTCCTCCTGCTCCTTTTGCTAGAACTGGGTCTTTAGATATGTCTGAATCGGAATCAAGGGAAAATTGTAAATAAAATTCTGGATGACTATTTTTAAATTTATATCCTTGATAATAATGCTCTACGCTATTCCAACGATGTCCATCTAATTCAAATGGTGATATATCAAAATTTGATAATTTTTTTCTCCAATCATTTATTGTCGCTAATTCACTATATTTCACTATATTTTCAGGTTTAATGGTTTCACCAGAGCCTTTTCCTGGTAGTGGTTTACTCGCTGATTTAGAATAAAACATAAAAACGGTATTTTCATCCTTATCATAATTATCACGATCTGTTGTTGACTCATCTTCTAATTGCTGCTGTGTTATTTCTTCTTCTGATTCTTCATTTACTTTTTCTCTCTTTGATTTATCTAAAGTGTCCTTTAAATAAATATTTAAACGTTTGAATTCTGGTATCTTACTATAAGTTCCAGAATTTTTTTCTAAACATTTATTTACAATCATCTTTCTGATCGTATAAGGAATAAAACGATATTTAAATATGTATTTACTATCATAACTAATAAGTTTATAATGACTACCTGTATAATCTAAAATAATGTAATAATCTGGTTTAAAATCATTGTCATCAGGAGAAATATCACCACATAATAGTACATTATCTAAATCCCCTTCTAAATAATGTTCACTAGAGAGAATAATTAATTTTATATTTAAAATGTGTTCTAAAGTTTTTATAGCCCATGTATCTGCCCAGAATTTACATGTTCTAATAAATTTCGCAAATTCATCCACCGTTTTAATATTCTTCATATAACTAAATTCATTAATAAGTGATTGCGTGAGCTTATTTTCCGATTTTAATTTTAAGTACTCACTTCGTAGTTTTTTACCTTCCTCTACTAATTCTTTTTTATTTTTCCTATCTTTTTCCACTTTGGCTTTATCACGTATTTCATTATATTCTTTATTAACAACATCTATTCTTTCCTTTGTTTCATTAAAAGCAACAATATAACTATCATATAATTTCTTATATTCCATAAATTGTTCATCTGTTACCTGGCGTGATAATTTATTACGTAACTCTGATACTGGCATATTAATACCAATACTTTCATACGCATCTCTAATTGTCGCAAATAAACAATCTCCTCGCCCTTCGTTATCTTTAATTTCATACTTCATATTTGATAAATATTTCTGTATCCAAAGACTGTCTTCATCAATATCCTCCTCTAAGGTTATTTCATCTTCATCATCATTTAATTCTGATAAATTTATAATTCCTGTTTTATCATCATCTAATACTTTCCTCTTATTTACAAAATACTCATTTAAGTATTTGGAATTTACAAACGAATAAAATAAAGGATTACCTAGTTTGTTTAAATCTAAGTCATTATCACTATCCAAATAATCTGGTAATTGATCGTGTAAAAATTCAAAAACACCTATCTGACTAACAAAAATATTGTTATATATTAAATAAATAGGCACATAAATAATATTTTCTTCAATATGCTTATATTGCTGACGTCCTATGGTAATTAAAAGATAATTTGTTACCTTGTAAAGATACAATGATGTTTCTAAACCATTATCTTCAGGTTCTAATCCAATATTTTCTTTATAATTTATTGAATTATTTAATATAGATAAGACCATTATATTTTAATCTAATATTAAAAATTTACTTAAGTATTTATCATCCTTTATTTCTTTTAGGTAATCCCATAATTTTTTTCGTTTATATACTAACTCAATATTGCTTACATCCTTTTCAAACATGACAATCTCTTCTATTAATTCATTCTTTCTTTTTTTTCGTTTAGAGAGAGAATAATATTCTGTAATTCTTGTTAATTCTTTTACAGTATAATTAATAGAATAATGAGATACTAATGCTGTATAATCATCTAATTCATATTTTTGAAGTCGTTCCATATTATTCAAATCTGTTATTAAATCATTATATTTTACTATTTTAATATTTGATTCTCCTTCTTCCATAGGTATATTCTCAATAATCTCATATGTTAAATTTTCTACAGATTGTTTTCTATCATATTCTAACATGATCAACACTTATTATTAATAACAATTATTATATTTATTATTTATTCAATTAAATATAATAATACGTTTATTTATTTGTTCTATTTGTTCTATCGTTCTATATTTCCAATTCCTTATATTTTATAATTCATTTTATTTCCAACTCATTTTATTTCCAACTCATTTTATTTCCAATTCATTTTATTTCCAATTCATTTTATCTAAAATATCCATATACTTGAATATCATTTTATTTGTTATGCCTTTATTCACCTTTGTATCTATTTCTACTATTTGTTTAATATTATATTTAATAACATCATAAAAATTCTTATTGTTCTTTATATTTTCTTTTCCCTCTACAATAAACAAATACAAAATATCAGCTATATATACATTTACATTTCGTTTTTCTTGCATTTCCTGGTAGTTATTAACTAAATTTTGTAATTTAATAATTAAATGTATTATCTTATTTTCGGAGATAACATCTAGTTTCATAAGATTTACAAAAAATATAGTTAATGCTTTGCGCATCTCGTTTAATTTATTAACTCTACAATATTCATCATAATCATCTTCACTGTTGATAAATTCTATATTATCAAATATTTTAATAAATTCCTCAAAACTTGTACTATAAATATTCTTAAAATCTTCATATGTTTCAATTAGTACCTTATAAAGTTGTGCATATACTTTTGAATAAAATTTATTATTAGTTGCAATAGAAAAAATAGATTTACATATTTTACTCATATTTTCCTCATTAATATTATAAGAACGCATTTCTAATAATAATTTATCCTTCATTGTATTATAATTATCACATGTAATCTTATTTAAAATATCTTTTACTGCACTAAATAATTTATCATAATCTGTATTAATGTCACTAATCTTTGTTGTTTTAAAACTTCTAATTGTAGACCACTCGTCATTGTTCTCTCTCTTTTTAAAAATAGGTGTCTTTACATAATTGGGTGAACCAACCTTTTTCTCCAATTCCTTAATAATTTCTAGTGTAGAAATTGGTAATTGATAATCATGATCTATAAAAGAAAGATTTGTAAAAAAATCAAAGGAATATTTCTTTACTGATTCCATTAATTATTATTACTATTATTATTAATTAAATATTTATATTACTTTAAGGCATTTAAATAATATTCATGTATTATTTATAATTATGACGACAGAATTAATACCTACAGAAAATTCAACAAGTGAAATGATATTTGAAGATTGGGAGGATGACCATGTAAATTTAAAAATCAGTCTTCTAAGAGGAATTTATGGATATGGATTTGAACATCCCAGTCCTATTCAAAAAAAATCTATTCTACCTTTTATTAATAAAAAAGATATTATTGCTCAAGCACAATCAGGTACTGGAAAAACGGGTGCCTTTACTATTAGTATATTGCAACTTGTAGATCCATCTAAAAAATCCATTCAGGCTATTATTCTCTCTCCTACACGAGAACTTTCTCGCCAAACGTTTAATGTATTTAATGCATTATCTGTTCAGATGGATGTTAAAAGTAAATTATTAATTGGAGGTAATTCTACTGATGAAGATATTGAAGATTTAAGAAACAACGATTACCAAGTCATTATTGGTTGTCCCGGTCGCATCCAATATATGTTAAAGAAGAATATTATTCAGTGTTCTGAAACATCTATTCTTGTATTAGATGAAGCAGATGAAGTTCTATCAAGTGGATTTAAAGACCAAATTTATAATATTTTTCAATATTTGAATGGCGATGTACAAGTTGCTCTTTATAGTGCTACACTACCATCTGAGATTTATAATCTAACAAATCGTTTTATGCGTGAGCCTACAAAGATTCTTGTTAAACAAGATATGCTCACTCTTCAAGGTATTAAGCAATATTATGTAGGACTGGATAATGATGAACATAAATTTCTTGCTCTTAAGGATATTTTTAAAACTATTAGTATGACACAATGTATTATTTATTGTAATAGTATTAAACGTGTTGATGATTTGTATGAAGCTATGACTTCTGATGATTTTCCTGTTGATAAAATTCATAGTAATATGAATGAAATGGAGAGAAACAAAGGATATCAAGATTTTAAGAATGGAAAGTCTCGTGTTCTTATTGCTACCGACCTTTTTGCTCGTGGGATTGATGTTCAACAAGTAAGTATTGTTATTAATTTTGATGTTCCTAAGAGTATTAATACATATTTACATCGTATTGGACGTTCTGGTAGATGGGGTCGTAAGGGTATGGGTATTAACTTTATGACCAAACGAGATAGTTTTAAGATTAAAGAGATTGAACGTTTTTATCATACTGAAATTATTGCTCTTCCTACTAACTTTTCTGAGGATATTTTTTAATTATGAAATAAAAAAATGTAACCAACGAACCAAAAAATAATAAAACAAAAAATAAATTATATTCGTAAATATGACTATAATTTATTTAACCTTTATAATATGTTTCAATTACCAATTGAATATATACATGATATTTATCCTATATCAAACGATATTAAGGAAGATTTAGAACTTATATCTACAAAAGATGCATCTATGTCTTCTATTTATTCTGTTATATTCAATCCTCAAACTATATTTGGAGAGAATTGTATATCTAAATGGAGCAATTACTACACAACTGATAAATCATTTTTAAAAGACTCTAAGAAACTATATAAAACCTATGATTTTAAATTAACTTCTGATAAAATCAATGTCTTTTATAAAAAATGGAGAGAAATACAAGATGATAATGGATTCAATAATAAATACCATTTTATTAATTGGGACTATATAAATTTCTTAAATCATTATGAATTCTTTCTTCAAGGACTTAGCATGTACAATCTTGGTTCACCTATCATTAATTTAGTTATTCCCGTTTTCATGCTCATAGTACCTTTTTTTATGTTAAAAATTCTTAATAAACCCATTTCTTTTGATAATTATAAAACCATTGTTTATAATCAAATTAAAAATAATGTGCTCGGTAAACTTGTAACACAATTCTCAGAAGTCAAATTAAGTCAAAAACTTTATCTCTCTATGATGGCGTCTATTTATCTCTTCAATACATATCAAAATGTAATAACATGTTTGCAATATTATAAAAACTTCACAACTATTCATGATATATTTTATAGTGCTACACAATACTTTGATGATATTCTTTCTCATATGTCCTCATTTTCAGATTATTTAGAAGATTTACCTAGTTATGCTTTATTTAAGAATGATCTTAATAAACACATGGTTATCATAGATGATTATAATAATAAAATAAAACGATTAATGCCCTTAAAAATTGGTCAAATCTTTAATATTGGAACTAAAATGCATTTATTATATAGACTAAAACACGATAAAGATTTGAGAGAAGCATGTGATTATTCATTTGAATTTTTCGGTTATTTAGATAATATTTTGGGTCTTCAAGAACAACTACAAAAAAAATATATGCATTTTGGTAAATTTCATCACTATACTAAATTTAAAAAACTTTATTATCCATCTCTAATCAATAGTAAACCTGTAAAGAATAATATTGTTATCAAAAATAATAGTATTATTAGTGGACCAAATGCATCTGGAAAAACAACTATTTTAAAATCGGTTTTATTAAATATCATATTTACACAACAAATTTATTGCGGTTTTTATGAAGAAGCAACCATTAAACCCTACGATTACTTTCATTGTTATCTTAATATTCCAGATACATGCGGACGAGATAGTTTATTCCAAGCAGAAGCACGACGCTGTAAAACATTCTTAGATATCATCATCAGAGAGAAAGATAAACATCATTTCTGCATTTTTGATGAGTTATATTCTGGAACTAATCCTCATGAAGCTATTGGAAGTGCTTTTGCATATATCTCTTATATTGCTAATTTACACAACGTTGAATTTATGTTGACTACTCATTTTATTGATTTATGTCATCGTTTAGAGAAAAATAATTCATCTATTCAAAATTATCTTATGAAATCGGAAATTATAGATAATCAACCTGTTTATTTCTATAAATTAAAAAAAGGTATTTCTACTATTAAATGTGGGTTTCACGTATTAAAAAACTTACATTATCCGGAATGTATTGTTGATAAGGCTTTTTCGTTTAATTAATGATAATAAATATCTGCACGTCTTTTAATGGTATCATTATCCCACAATTTTATTATTAGTTTAGGAGTTACAGCTATTACTTCTACTCTAATATTTTTCTATTTTAGACAAAAAATGAATCAAATGGAATATAAATTAAATACTCTTTTTCAACTTATTCAAGATTATACAGCAGAATCTCAATCAATGCAGCATCGTGCTTCTGCTAATACTTTACCTGTTATGAATAATTCTACTAACATTGATGGCGATTCTACATCTCAATCCGCACCTGTTCAAGAAAAAGATCTTATTAATGTTTCTGATAATAATGATAATGATTCTGATGATGATGATGATGATGACGATGATTCTGATGACGACGATTATGAATTAAGTTCTAGTGATGATGATGATGAAAATAATGACAACGTCTCTAACAATAATGAAACATTAAATGTACCAGACCTTAATACTGTATCTATGGATACAAAAGTTATTAATTTAGTAGATAATATTCAAGCAATGAATGGTGGTATTGGTATTCAAGGCATCATTGAAATTAACAGTTTTGATGTCATTAAGGAACCTGAAGAAACAAATAATATTACAATTATTGAAGATGATAATGGGGAAGTTCTAAAAATTCAAGGAGAGAAAACAAATGTCAACACTTTAGACACTTTGAAACCTGAAACTATTGATAGCATTGGTGAATTAATTGGTGCTATCAGCACAACCACAACCGAAATGGACACCCTAGACACTACTATCATAGAATTATCAGCAACACCCGCTTCAAAAGAAAAATCTAGTCTTCGTCTACAACTTGATGCTATTGATTATAAAAAATTCAATGTTGAAAAAATACGATCACTTGCTAGCGAATATAATTTAGTCGAAAATGTTAAAAATTTCAAAAAAAAACAATTGATTGAAATTTTAGATACTGTTCAATAATATTTATATCTTAAATTAATATAAGAATGAGTTGGGGCACTTGTTATTCTGGAAGTAATAATATACATTTTGATTTTCCTCCTATTATGAGTGATGGAAGAAATTTCGCAAGTTATTTACCTGCATGTGATGTTAATAATAATCTTTTAAAAAATAAAAACATTACCGGCAATAATGATTATAGACAATATTTAATCCATAATACAGATTCTATAATCTCACAAAATCAAAAAGCAGCTTGTGATGATTGCTGCACGTGTGGCTATAATAAAACCGTTATCCCTGAAGATAAAACACGTAAATACCTTTATAAATCATGTTCTGATTCTAAAGCACCTTACGGTTATGAAACATCCGATCTAAAAAATATATATTTATCTAAAATGAACCTTTTTGAACAATCATCAGCACCTTTTCTCTCTCAAGAACAATATTTAATGAGAGATTCTTCATGCAGAAAATAAATTACTATTATTAACTTAAATACTATTAATAATAATATTAATAATACTATTATTAAAGTAGTAATGATTATTCTTAGTTTTGATGTTGGAATAAAACATTTAGCATATTGTCTTATTCAAATAAATTCTTGTCAATGCAACTATACTATTTCATCATGGGACTGTATTAATCTATGTAATATAATTTGTCAAGCTGATGAATCATGCGATAAACCTGCTATTTATTGTAAAAATAAGATGTATTACTGTAAAACACACGCTAAAAATCAAACAACGTATCTCGTTCCTAAGATTAATCTTAAAAAACTTAAACTATCTGAATTAAATACTTTAGTAAAACAACATCACCTTGATGAAAAAGAAGAATCTATACCTAATAAAAAATCTGCCTTACTTGAATTCCTTCAAGAACAATTTTTAGAAAAAGTCAATTCTAATGCAAATCAGATGGACCTTATAAAATTAGGCATTAATATGAAAAATAGTTTTGATGAATTATTTCAACCTAATAAAATAGATTATGTACTCATTGAAAATCAAATTAGTCCTATTGCAACCCGTATGAAAACATTTCAAGGTATGATTACTCAATATTTTATTATGAAAGACTGCTATAATATCATTTATGTTTCTTCAATTAATAAACTTAAACATTTCATCACTAAAAAATTATCTTATAAAGAGAGAAAAACGGCTTCTATTGATGTCACAATACAACAACTTAAAGAAAATGACAAGTTATATTTATTATGGATGGATTTTTTTAATAAACACAAAAAAAAAGATGATCTAGCAGATTGTTATTTACAAGGTCTCTGGTTTATTAAAGATCGGAACTTACTTAAATATAATTAGACTATCATATTAATCAAACTTATTTATTTTTATTTATTTTTATTTATTTTTATTAATTAAAAGAAATATATATTGCGTCTTACTTAAAATTAAAAGTTCTATTTAAAACATAATGGATAACCAGCCTCAAATTATTGATATTACTGAAATGAAGGATGATGAACTACATACAATAAATTTATCATCACATAATACAAATTCGTCTCCCAACAATAACGTTAATTTTGGTCCTGGAATTGAAATGTTAATGAATGATCGTTCTAAAAAAACATCTTCACCTAGCAATAATGATTCATCTATGAAAAGTATTGATGCTTTAGAAAATGAACTTAATAGTCTTACTATTGATACTGATAATTATGGTTCAAAAAAAGACAGTTTTAGAGAAGTTCAAGATTCCATGTTTGATACTGAAAAACTTTCAGTTAAGATTAATGAAATGCCTAATATTAAAATTGGTGTAGAAACCTCACGTAATGAAGAACAAGTTAATAGCACTTGGGATGGTTATAAAACATTTAATGATATTCCTATTGATCCTACAAAGGAAGTATCAACACAACCTAAAATGACTAGAGAAGAACTTGTTAAAGAAAAATTTACTTATTTAAAAAAATTGGAAGCTCTTGAACGAAATCATGGTATTGAACTTACACAAAAATATACATTTGATTCTAATTTAGACGAAATGAGAGGCGAATATGAAATGATTAAGGCTGAAAAAGAAAAACAGAATAATATTAAATTCCAAGCTAAGATGCTTATGGCAACAGTCACTGGATTAGAGTTTCTTAATAATAAAGTAGATCCTTTTGACCTTAAACTAGATGGATGGGGAGAAAGTGTCAACGAAAATATCAATGATTATGACGATGTTTTTGCCGAGCTTCATGATAAATACAAATCTAAAGCACATATGGCTCCCGAGTTGAAACTTCTTTTTATGCTCGGTGGTAGTGCCATTATGGTTCATATGACTAATACAATGTTTAAATCCGCTATGCCAGGTATGGATGATATTATGAGACAAAATCCTGAATTAATGCAGCAATTTACTCAAGCAGCATCAAGCAGTATGAATCAAAAAGCACCAGGATTTGGTAACTTTATGGGAAATATGGGTAATAATTTTGGAGGAGAAGGAGGTGGACACAATAACGAAAATAATCCTCCTCAAGCACCATCTTACCAACAACAGGAGCGTACATCTCGTTATAGTGAACCCAGTAATCGCCCAGATTTAAACTTTAATAGACCAAATGAACCCAATGATGGTATTCCAATGGATTCTTATGGTTCTGCACAGCAAACAGATAATGTAAATAGAGATGTACCTAATAACTTTAATCAAACCCCTGCTATGCGAAGAACTGATCCTACTGAAAAACCTGTATCAAATACCCGTCCTGAAATGAAAGGTCCAACCAATCTTGAAGATATTCTTTCAGGATTGAAAACAAAAAAAATCAATATTAAAGAAATTCATGATGAAGGTTCCGCTATCATTAATAATAAAGCAACACCTAAAAAGAAACGACAAAGTCTTAAATTAGATATTTAAGTATTTAAAAATTGAAATATATTTTTATTTTTATGTGTATATCACCTGAAAGACTATGAAAATCAATGACTCTATCAAATTAAATATCAAAAACAACTAGTAAACTAATCATCATGGCGTCTACTATTATAACTCAACTTCAATCATATGTAAGACGATATCTTGCTAATAAGAATAATATATTCAAATGCTTTAAGCAAGATATCATCCAAGACAAATTTAAAAATGAAATAATGGGTTATCATATTATTAATGATGCTCCTATTAAAGAAGCCGTCTGGGAAGAAATCAATAAGAATATCGTAAAAGATGTTTGCGAAATATCAGATGAAGCACAAGGCAATCATTTATCCGGTAAAGATAATAAATTTAATAATTGGAATATATCCAATAAAACGGCAAAAATGAATAAAAATAAAATAGATATATCATCTTATAGATTAACCAAAGTATGTAGCAACAAATCTCCTGGCATTCCAAAGGATTTTATAGATGAAATAGAAAAGAGAGATAATTCATTTGAATATTATTCTATCTTATTGAGAGAAGAGAGAAAAAATAAGAATATTCACTATATTTGGTGCATTATTCCAAAAGATTATTATATATTTAATGCTAAGTGCTATGAATGGAAAAGGAAATTTGGAAAAATGAAGAAAAATAAAGATATACAAGTTGGATGGGAAAGTAAGTATATGAATATTACCTTTGCTATGTCATCACAATTGTGGTTTCACTTCAATTATCATGACATTAAAAAATATATTATTGCTGAAGTTGAAGTAAATGCAAATCAGTTACCTAGATTGAGTTATTCAGAAATATATAAATTACATGTACCGAATGCCGATATTAATGACCTTAGTGATAATATGATTTCACTCAATATTTGATAATCTCTTATAACATAAATTCACATATTCTTCATTAATTTCATAGCCAATGCATCTAATTTTTTCATGAGCAGCAGCTACGCATTCACTACCAGAACCGGCAAATGGAACAACTAATAAGGTTTCTCCTTCTTTATTTAGACTTGATTTGATTAATTTTTTACATAATTCTAATGGTTTTTGTGTTGGATGATTTACTCGCTCTTTTTTACCTGCTCCTCCCGCTAATGCTGGTATCTTTATAACATCTCGTGGTAATGCTCCATTTTCGTGTGCAGTATATACTGTTTCCTTACTTCCATCACTGAATCGTCCCTTGGTTGATTTTCTTACTTTTCCTGCTGCATTTTTTAGAAAAGCACCTGTATAAGGTTCTCGTACATCATCACGATTAAATGTGGGTTTCTTCTTATAACAACATAATATGCTTTCGTGGGTTCTTTGCCAGAAATTGAGAGAAGGTGTTACTTTATTGGTATAATGCCATACTATCCATCTTACATTAATTTCTATTCGTACTCTTATAAAGGCTAATATTTCACTAAATCCATAAATGTATAGTGTGCCTGTGGGTTTCAATATGCGAATACATTCCTTTATCCATTCATCACACCAAATTAAATAGGTTTCCATTTCTTTTTTACTTGTATTATTACCAAAGTTCTTGCCTATATTATAAGGAGGATCACAAATAATAATATCCGCTGTTTCATCTTCTAGTTTTTTCATTCCTTTAATACAATCTTCGTTATAAATCACATGAAGATTATTATTTTCTAGTTTAATATTTGATAAGTTTGTTGTAAGTTCGGTGATTTTTTCATTTTCATTTTCATTTTTATTATCATTTTCATTATCATTTTTATTATCATTTTCATTTTCATTTTTGTTATCATTATCATTATCATTTTCATTTTCATTTATTTCTGAAGTAATTTTAATATTAGATATTAATGAATTTGAATTTGAATTTGAATTACAAGGTTTCTTTCTATTTTGATGACGTGTGTATTTCGCCTTATTGAAAAAATCCTTTTTACACTGTTCACAAGTGTACTGAACCATTGTTTTTTTACTTTATTATTATAATATATTATTAAATCAATTTTAATAATATAATCAAAATTCAGCAAAAAGTTCTTTGATATCATTGTTCATTGCAAGTTCTTTAATAATTTTATTTTTATTTTTGAATTGTTCTTCATCTGTTGAACCACCCATAATATTACGTACTATATTCATAAATTCCAAATCCTTTTCTTCGTTTTCTCTCCAATTTGGATTGGTTTTTTTCCATTCATCCATGTATTTTATTTGTTTATGAGTTACTTTCCATATACTTTCCAGTATTTTCTTATTATCTTCATCCTTTTTCCACTTACCATCCTTAATATAGAAGTTCATACGTTTCTTATCACTACAATGAATAGGTCTTTCTGTTTTATCTAAGATACTCAGATTCTTTTGAAATATATTACTGATTGCTTTCGGATACCCGTTATCTTTTGAATAAAAAAGGTCTTCCATAGATATATTAATATTATTTAAAAAATCAGGAAAATCTATTGCGTTAGCACAATGTTCATTAAGATAAATATTATAATTAATATTATTATTACTATTAATATTATTACCCATAATAAATGGTTTCTTTGCTAATTCTAACAATACTTCTTCTCTCTTTTCAGTACTAGCCATCATATATTTTAATGTCTCATGAAAATCTTTTATTTGTTTTTGTTGATTATTAATTAAATTTGTTTGATTTGTTATCATATCTTGTTGTGTTAATACTATATCAGTAAGGATTTCTTTATTTTTATATTCTGTTAAATTTTCTGTTAAATTTTCTGTATGGTCTTCCTTTTTACAATTTTTCATATGCTTCCAGAGACCACTTCTGCTAATATATTTTTTATTACAATTATCACAATATATATTTTCGCGACTTTTATGTTTCCATTTGTTTCCATTTGTTTCCAAATCATATTTTTGGTGTTTTTGAGTTAAAATGTGTTTTAAATAATCACTTTTTTTACATGTATAATAATCACATAATTCACAAACAAATTTTTTTGCGACTTTTTGAGATTTTTTTGTTTCCATTATCTCTAATATTTGGAAACAAAAAAGTCTCTAAATACTTCACGCAAATTAATTTTTTTTACCATTTTTTGTTACCATAATTTACACCTTAATTTTTAACCTATTTTTTCCATTTTAGAGCATTATGCTCACAAGTGCTCGAAAAACGCTGTTTTTAATTCTTTTCTCAGATATTGAAAATGGACATGTCCAATTTTCTATTTCGAACCACTTTTGGGAATTTAGTTGTTACTGTACTTTTTACCTGTATTTAAGAGAAGAATATTGTTATGATAAATGGTAAGGAAGGAAAAAACAGCAAAAACACCAGTAATAAAAAATTACATATTTAAATTTTTATTACCAAATATCATTATAGTTACATTGATCGGAAAGAAAAATGAGACAAACCTTATGTAAAAAATTGAAATAATTTTAGTTATATTCTAATACAATTTATATATTATTAAAATGTCTAACTCGTGTGGTTCAAAAAGATATATATTTCAAGAGACAATAGATCATTGTCGTTGGAAAGGTGTATTACGTAATGAAGTTCTTACAAAAACAGAATTACAAGAACATAATTTACATCATTTTTCGTGTAATAGTTTTGATAATATTTTACTAAAAGTATATAATATATGTAATAAAGTTGAAGGTATTGGGATACTTACTATTTATGATATAACTTCTGCAATCTGTAGATACAATAAAATAAATATTGATAAGATTTATATAATAGGAAAAGGTCCCAAAAGAGCAATCCGTTTGTTAGATGTAAAAGTAAAATTACAAAAAATACAAAATATAACATTAAAATATGTTGAAATTCCTGAAATATTAAAGGCATTTCACGAAAAAAACTATGAAATAAATTTACAATTAAAAAACAGTAATAATGGTGATGATTTTGAAAGTTATCTTTGTAACTGGCAAAAAGACAAATAAAAAAGTAAAAACACCACTCACAAAAAAATATTTATAGTGAAAATATTTTCATTATAAATAATTATTAGACCGGTGATGGAAGAACTTTCATATTTCCGTTAAGTAAAATTTCTTGTTTAGTTTTTTCTAAAAAACGAATAGCTTCTTCAATTTCATCATATTCAGCAATATTATTTTGATTTTTATCATACATATTTTGTATTTTGCTCCATTTAATAAGATGATTTTCTTTGACTTCTTTCTCTCTTAAGAAGTTAATAATAGTTAAAAAAACAATTGTAATAATTATTGAGAGATTAATATTTCTAAGAATAAGGAAAATACCAGCAAAAATCATAATATGTTCAGCAATAGTGTGACTACCCATGCGTCTTAAAGTTTCAGGCATTTGAATATTAACAAAACGAGAACCAATACTTAATATTAAACTTACAAGTGTAATAAAATAAATATTTTCATTAAATTTATGTAACATGTATATATTGTATAAAGAATAAATTAAAAAAAATCATATTTTTTAAGTAAAACGTAAAACTTTTTTTTTAGAAAATCCCATGTATTTTCAATTTTAATACGCATGTTTCGTCTGGGTCTTCTAATATTTGCTCTAACCGAATTCATAAATGGTTCCTTAAGTGGTCTTAAATAATACAATACCAAAATGATTAATAATATAAAATAATACATTATATATTATTATTAGTATTTTAATTTAAACTGTTAGATGATTTTGCTCTTAAAGTTTCATCAATATTAATTTGGTCTGTTGTTGATTTTTTAGGAGCAGAACTATTTGAAGTTGAAGATACATCAAGTGTTTTCATAATAGCAGAAATATCATCCATGACTTTCTTTTCGTCTCCCATAATTTCTTTAATATTATTATTACTAGCTTTTTCATCACTAGTTGCGGAAGATGCTTTTCCTGATGATTTAGTACTTGCACTTGAACTAGATTTAGAGGGTTTTTTATCACCATCACTATCACCATCACCATCACTATCACCCTCGCTATCACTATCAGTATCAGTTTCATCATCATCAGAAGTTTTTTCTAAACCTTTGATTTCTTCTAAAGTACTTTCTGAATCATCATTAGTAAGACCTTCTTTATCATCGTGTAAAACAATAATGGCAAGAACAGCAGATAATAAACCAGCATTTCTACCATACATACTAGTTACACCCATAACACTCGCAATTAAAATGACTTTCCCTAAAATAGTTTTTGAAAGTTGATTTAAAAATTCGGGTTTGACATATAATAATACGACAATAATAGAGAATAATACAACTTCTGGTGCATTCTTAATTTTTTTCATCATCATTTTTATATCTATTAATGAGATAAATTTTTAAATAATAATATTATCTTACATATTTACCGGCACGTGCAAAAGAATCAACAATAAATATGATAAATATTCCTAAAAATGCGTATAATATAAGTTCTTCGGTAACGGTATTTGTTTTTTCATCTTGCTGTTCTTCTAAAAGTTGAATCATATAGTTTAATTTTTCCATTAATTGATTAGAATTAGGAGACATATGTTGAGAAGAATGCATAGGATATTGAGTAGGAGTATATTGATTATAATAATTAATAGCACTTTGTTGAGGATTCAATTCTTGCGCGGATTTAACTTCATTGTCATTATCATTATCATTCTCATGATTAACAGATTGAGGTTGTTCATCTTTAACAGATGTAAGTTTAGGTGGATTTAACGGAATAAAATTTGCTAAATCGGATTCATCAGTATTATCACTATCTTCATTAAGATAGGTAGATTTCGTCAATTTTTTGATCAAATCAGGAGTCACCTTTCTTCTTTTCACTGTTTTATTTTTAGCATTTTTATTATTGTTTGGTTCTTCGTCAAAAAGTGCATATTGTAATGCCATTACTTATTAAAAATTAAGATTTTAATTTAATTTTTTCTAATTAATTAATATAATGATTGTTGGACTTTTACTTCTTCTTGCCACTATTGTCTATGTTTATCCCTTTGTAAAATCTCTTGTAGCTTGTGCTATTGGTAATAAAAATGCGGACCTTGTTGTTCTTATTTCAGCAATAATCTCTTATTACATTCTTATGGAAGTTGAAGTTATGGAACTTCTTACTGAATTAATATCACGTTTAGTAAAACTTTTTTCTATGTAATTTATATAATGTTAAACGGAATTGTTGAACTCGTCCTTGTTCTTGCTACTATTGTCTATATTTACCCATTCATGAAATCTGTTGCCGGATCTCTTGTTGGTAAAAAACATGCTGAAGTATCCGTTATTGTTGCGGTTATCGCGTCCATCTATACTTTAAGAGAAGTTCAATCTCTTATCTAAGATAATAAAAATACATTTTTAGATTCAAATGGTCTATAAGCACAATTATAAAAATAATAGGCCATCGGAGTATCAAATAAGGCTGTATATTTAATATAAAAATAGTTTAGCAATAAGTGATTATCGGAAATATTTTCAATGATTAAAATATTAATTTTATATTTATCTTTAATATTTTGAACAGCATTTAAAAATCCTAAATAGAAATCATTTAGGGATGTTTGATTAATACTGGCAAAACATTCAATAGTTGACTTTTTGTTAATATCAGTACATGTTTTTCTGAAGAAATAGAGAGAAAATACCTTCATGGATGTAAATATTCCATAAATAATATAGATTTCATTTTCAATAAGGTGTTTTATATTAGAATACGGAGGTAAAATAACACAATCAAATTTTTTGATAAGGCTACTTTCGTGATGAAAGAGTAATTCAGTATGTTGATGAGTGAATAAAGTAGTTTGAATAGTTTGTTTTGGAGAGAAATATTCTAATGAATATCCATAAGATTTATAAAAACAGAGGGGAACAAAGAAAGTTTGCGATCCTTCGCGTTTAAAGAGAGAAATGGGTAAATGATTATTCTTAAATTGTTTAACAAGAAAAGAATAAATAATTTGAGGAGCAATACCTTGTTTTCTAAACTTCTTATTCACACATAGAAAATCAATATAATTAACGAAAAATTTATATTTTTTATGAAGTATGCATTTTAGCTGTTTACTAGTAATAACAGAAATGAGCTTATTATGTTGAATAATTTGTTTATTTTGGTTGATGTAGTTTGTATTATATTTTAAACCAAGATAACAAGGATGGTCATATTTTTCAAAATAAGAGAGAAAATACGATTTTGATGGTGTATAACTTATCTCTCTTTTTCTTAAATAATGATGCTGAATTAATTGTAAAATATCATCCATTTGTTTAGAAGTAACTTGTTCTATATCAGATACTATAATAGAAGAGTCATAGAACTTAGTAATTGGAATATCATGTTTAATAATACCTTGTGGATAAACCCAATACTTAAAATTATGAAAATGAAAGACAGGTTGACGAGACCAAAAAGGAAATTTTATATTAAAGTAAATTCTATATAAAATATAAAATGAGACGATAAATGTAATAATTATTTTATACATTATTTATTATTATAAAATAATTTAGTATTTAAAATTTATTGTTTTTGTGCATCCATTAATTTTTTAATAGCATTTTTTCGTTCTTTGACGAATTCATTACTTCGCATAACAAATTCAGTAAGAGTCATTCCTAAAACATTTAATACAACCATTAATCCAACATATGCAACGGCGATTTTATCATAACCAAGTGAACATACATAGTTGACAATAAATGCACCGATAATAGCGGTAGAAATAGATTCAATTAAATTATTTACTTTATCACTAGATTTAATATTAAGTTTTTTAAGAATAGCTTCTGGTACAATAAGAGAAAGAGGAATTAAATTAAGGACAATTTCCATAATTAAGTAGATTTTTGCGGGAGTGCAAAGTTTATAACCAAAGAGAGAAAAGTTTCTGAATGCTTTTTCCATTATATATATAATATAAATATAAAAATAGAATTATTTTCTTTCTTTTCTTTCTTTTCTTTTTTTCTTTTTTCTTTCATTTTCTTTTATTTTTAACATTATTTTTATTCTTGATAGAAAGGATAAATTATTTTTTTTAAATATGTTCTTTTAAAATAATTTTGCAAATATTTGTCATCACTCTTAACACGATCTCTATAATATTCATTATTTTTAGAATAAATATAGAGTGTATTAGTATTATCAATACATATATTTCCTGTAAATGTATCTGCAAGGATATCATAATTATTGAAATTGCGCCATTGAATATTAATAATATAATTATAAAGAACTTTATAATTAGGAGAGTGCATTTTTTCAAGAATAATTGTGCATATATGTTCTTCATTAGACATAAAATTAAACTCACATATTTCTTCATTTAAAATATAGTTATCATATTCATAATGATCTTTGGAAGTCATTTTATATGTATTGGTTTTATTTGGTGTATTCCAATAATTTATTTCTAATTCTAAATCAGAAATTTTATAATTAGAAATGACGTATTTATAATTAACAATATGAATGAATAAATTATTAACATCTTCAAAAGAGAGTTTTAAAGAATGTAATATATATCTTAATATATATTTTAAACACATAATGATAAATGAAAGTGAGCCAATCATGATTATAATATTAATAATAAATCTAATTAAATAGATTAATGATAAATATATTAATTTATTATGAAATTTTGTCATATTATTCTTTTGTCATTGGTAATAACTAGTGTATTTGGAACAAAATCCAACACAGCAAAATCCAATACAGCAAAATCCAACACAGCAAAATCTAATACAGCAAAATCTAACACAGCAAAATCTAACACAGCAAAATCTAACACAGCAAAATCTAATAGTCCAATTACTACTACATCATCGCCAACTATAAGTACATTACCGACTACAAGTACATCTACATCACTAATCACAAGTACATTACCGACTACAAGTACATCTACATCACTAACCACAAGTACATTGCCAACTACATCTACATCACTAATCACAAGTACATTGCCAACTACAAGTACATCTATTACATATTATAATCAATCAATATTATTAAATTTAACAACAATAAAACCAACAACATTTATGTTATATATTGTACCTACACAAACAACATTAACACAAAATACAAAAATTATAAATAGTGATGCGAACACTTCACAAAGTAATGATAGTGCAAATATTTTTTCTAACAAACTGATAATATTCAGTTTAATAGGCGGGGTTGTTTTATTATTACTTATATTAGCAATAATTATAAGGAAAAAAAGAACAACAAATAAAATAAATGATAAACAAGATATATTAAATAATAATGTTGCTAATTATACAAATCCTATTTTTGATAAATCAATTAGAATGTTAAATAATTCATTTTATGATAATATAATGGAAGTACATAATAATAATAATAATTATTTTAAACCAATTATAGAAAAAAATCAATATGATAATGTTATAAATAATGAACTTAATGAAACCAATGAATTTAATGATTACGAAGAACCAAAGGTAGAAGAAAATGATGAACCTAATGAAACTAATGAAACCAATGAATTTAATGATTACGAAGAACCAAAGGTAGAAGAAAATAATGAACTTAATGAAACAAATGAATTTAATGATTACGAAGAACCAAAGGTAGAAGAAAATAATTATAATGAAATTGATGAAGAGCTTGATATAAATAATACTAATGTATATGATCATGTAGTCAATGATATAAATAATACTAATGTATATGATCATGTAGTCAATGATATAGATGAAACTAATGTATATGATAGTGTATGTAATAACAATATGGTTACAGATGAACAAAGTTATTTAACAATTGTTAATGCAGAAAACCAAGAAGAATGTATAGAACAAATTACATATGATTTAGCTCAATAATTAAGTATTATAATCATAAAGATCATGTATATTTCCTTCTTTTTGTCCTTGTAATGTACGTAATTGAAATCTAATATTATCAATATTTTCATGTAATTCATAAATATTTTCGTAACCTATATCTTGTATGCCATGTTTAATACTTTGTACTAATTTTGGAATATAATTAGTTAATGGACCTTTAGCGGATACCCGTCCACTAACACCTTGTGCAATTTTTATATTAGAATCAATAAGATATCTATCACCTGAACCTTTATTAATTGCAGCGATACTACCCATACCTCTATATTTTTTTAATCTTCTTCCATTAATATCATAAATATATTCACCAGGAGCTTCATCTGTTCCAGCAAGCATAGAACCTAACATTACAGTAGAAGCACCAATTGTTAAGGCTTTGACAATATCACCAGTTGTGCTAATGCCACCATCAGCAATAACTGGTATATCAAACATTTTTGCATATTGAGCAACTTTATATACGGCAGTTGCTTGTGGTCGTCCAACACCGCATATATTTTGAGTGGTGCAAATAGAACCCGAACCCATACCTACTCTTAATGCATCAGCGCCATTATTAATTAATCTTTTTGCTTGGTCATATGTTACTACATTACCACAAATGACATCTATGTGTGATACTTTTTCTTTAATATATTTTAAAGTATCTATTTGAAATTTAGAACATCCTTGTGCAGAATCAATAACAAAAACATCAATATTTAAATTAATAAGTTTATCAATACGTTCAATATCTTTTTTATGAGTACTAACTGCAGCACCAACAAGTAAACTAGTTTTTTCTTTATTATAAGATGCACATGGATAATTGTTTCTTATAATTAAATCTTTACGACAAATTAATGCAATTAAATTATCGTTTTTATCTACAATAGGTAATTTATTTAATTTTCGTTTTTTTATTATAATATGAGCTTGTGATAAATTACAACTTTTATAAATTCCGCAAATAATATCTTTTTTAGGTGTCATAATATTTTTGATTAATGTATCATCATCTTCTAAATCAAAATCTTTTTTAGATACAATACCTATTAGTTTACTACCAAATTTACCGTCTATAGTAATAGGATATCCGTTAAATCCATATTTTTTTTTAGCAAGAATTATATCAGCCACAGTTTGTTCAGGACCTAAAACAATAGGATCATCTATGAAACCATTATTAAAACGTTTTACTTTACGTATTTCATCTAATTGTTCATCAATAGTATTATTACAATGAATTATTCCGATTCCACCTTGTAAAGCTAAATGAATAGCCATATTAGATTCGGTAACAGTATCCATTGGAGAACTAACAAAAGGTAGTTTAAGTATGATATTTTTAGTTAATTTAGTATGAAGTGTTATATCCTGTATAGAATTCTTAATGTAATTAGGTAATATAATTAAATCATTATAAGTATATCCGTAACTAGTCTGTGACGAAAATATTCCATTAGCATGTATTCCATCCATAATTTATATTAGAATAAAAATAATTTTTATTTTTATTTTCTATTTTTATTTTTATTTTCTATTTTTATTTTTCTATCTTTTTCTTTAATAGGAAATGATTGAAGTATTAATAGTAGATTATGGTTCTCAGTATACGCAACTTATATTACATAAATTATTATACGATTTTCAAATAAATGTTCAATTGATAGATATTCAAATATTTAAGCAAATAAATTATAACAAAGATTATCCATATTTGAAGGCAATTATATTATCAGGTGGTCCTAACTCCGTAATAAATGAAAATATAAAATTTTATAGTGCCTTATTTAAAAATATCAATGTATTGGGTATTTGTTACGGTTCACAAATCATTGCAAAATCAGCTAATTGTCAAATAATATCTAATGAAAAATCGCAGTATGGTATTTGTAAAGTAAAACAAACATCTTCAATTATATCAGAATTATTTCATAAAATACCATCTCATTTTCATGTTTGGATGTCACATTATGATTCTATATTATTAGATAAAACAAATTCTGTAATAGATATTTTATTAGTGGATAAAGAAGAAAATCCAGTAATGTGGAAATATAATCAATCATTAGAATTTAAAAACTTAATTGTTGGTGTATTGTTTCATCCAGAAGTAGACGATACAGAGTATGGCTTACAATTAATTAAGAATTTTTTATCAATGTCCCATATTAAAATAAATAGTGACATGGATGTAGGAGAAATAATATTGAATAATGCTACACAAGATATAAAAAAAATAGTAGGAAAAGACCAAGTAGCATTAGCATTATCAGGTGGAGTAGATTCATCAACATTAGCATATTTATTAATAAAAGTAATACCAGAACAAGTAATATTTATCTTAATAGATAATGGTTTAATGAGAGAAGGAGAAATAAATGAAATATTAAATAATTATACAGCGGATATCACAATAAAGCTTAAAGTTATTGATGCGAAAAAAGAGTTTTTAAATGCGTTAAAAGATATAACAGATCCAGAAGAAAAAAGGAAAATAATTGGAAATCTTTTTATTCAAATACTGTCAAACCAAATGAAGAATATAACTTATTTGGCTCAAGGAACGATTTATCCAGATGTTATAGAGTCAGGACAATTACCAAATAGTAAAGTCATTAAATCGCATCATAATGTGGGAGGATTACCATCTTCATTATGTATTAAATTATTAGAACCATTTAGATATTTATTTAAAGATGATATTCGTAAATTAGCGAAATTATTAAACATACCCAAAAAAATAATTGAGAGAAAACCTTTTCCGGGACCAGGACTAGCAATTCGTATATTAGGAGCTATAACAATAGAAAAATTACAAATAATTAAAGAAGTAGATATAATTATGCGTAAAAAAATAGAAGAAAACAAATGTAATATTTGGCAAGCTGCTGCAATATTATTACCTGTTAAAACGGTAGGAGTCATGGGTGATTGTAGAACTTATGAAAATGTGGTAGCATTACGATTTGTAAATAGTATAAATGGTATGACAGCATGTGCAGCACCAATATGTATTAATATACTTATTGATATAGCAACAACTATAACAAACAATGTAAATGGAGTGAGTAGAGTTGTTTATGATTTATCTAGTAAACCACCAGCAACTATTGAATGGGAATAGAAAATATAAATAATGCTATATTTGAATAATTTGATCAATAATGGATAAATTAAACCATTGTGCATTAAATAAATAATCATAGATAGGTTTATGATTTATTAATAATTTATGTTGAATTAAATCATATACAGAATTAAAATAAATATTAGGTAAGTCTTTTAATACTAAGGCATATCCCATGTATATATGTGTTCCTATTTTATTTTCTTTACTTGATTCTTTACTTGATTCTTTACTTGATTCTTTACTTAATTCTTTACTTAATTCTTTACTTAATTCTTTATTTAAATTTTTATTTAAATTTTTACTTAATTCTTTATTAGGAATAAAAATAAAGGTTTTAATATTAAATTTATAAATATATTTGATTTTGTCTGTATGATTAATAATATAATAAAATATATTATACTTATTTGTATGATAATCATAGTTAGAAACATTGAGTGTTTTATAATAATAATCTGTTATATCAATATTTTCTTGTTTTACACCTTTTAACATTTAAAACGCCGACTTATTTATAGATTTTCAAAGTTTTTGCTCTTGATTTCTTCGGTTTATATTTCTCGGTTCTGTTATAACTTCCTTGAAAAAGTTTTTTATATGTCGTTTTTGGAATTTCCTTTATTAGTTTTCTAATATTTTGTTTTAGTTTATCTAATCCAATATCCTTTTGTTTTCGTAATTTACTCTTCAATACGCTAAAATATCCTTCAATAACATTTGTGAAATGTTGAATGTAATATGATTTAAAGATATAATTATTTTATTTTATATATGAAGGATTTTAATGAATGGGTTAATATATGTAATCAAATTCATAATGGAAAATATGAATATATTAAAAAATATAAAAAAGAAAATAGAAAATATTTTTTTATAATTAATTGTAAAACACACGGTTTATTTGAAAAAAATGTATATAATCATACGACAAAAAAACAGGGGTGTCCTAAATGTAGTAAAATAAATAAATTAACAAAAAACATATTTATTGAAAGAGCAAATAGAATTCACAATAATAAATATGATTATACTTTTATTATTTATAAAAATATTGATACAAAAATTAAAATAAAATGTATTAAACACGGATTTTTTTTACAATTACCAAAAAATCATTTATATAATAAACAAGGTTGTCCAAAGTGTTGTAAAAATAAAAAAACAAATACAAGTGAATTTATTATAAAAGCAAATAATATACATTCAAATAAATATGAGTATCTAAAAACAAAATATATTAAAGCAAATAAAAAAATTATTGTTACTTGTAAAATACACGGGGAGTTTAATATTACTCCAAATAATCATCTCAATGGATATGGATGTTATCGTTGTAGTAATATTACAAAAAGTAATGAAGATTTTATAAATAACGCAAAAAAAATACATGGCGAATTATATGATTATTCTAATGTTGAATATAAATCAACACGAATTACAGTTACTATATTATGTAAAATACATGGCGAATTTAAACAAAAACCAAATGACCATTTAAGTGGTTGTGGATGTCAAAAATGTGGAATGGGTTGTTTTTCAAAAAAATCGTTAGAATGGTTAAATAATTTAATGAAAAAAAATAATATTTTTATTCAATGTGCTGGTAATTTGGGTGAATATAAAATAAAGGTTGATAATAAAAAATATTATAAAGTAGATGGATATTGTAAAGAAACGAATACGATTTATGAATTTAATGGTGATTTTTGGCATGGAAACCCAAAATATTTTAAACAAGATGAATTTCACCCAATCATAAAAAAAACATATAAATTATTATATGATAATACTATTCAAAAAGAAAAAGATTTGATTAATATGGGCTATAATTATATAAAAATATGGGAATCCGAATATATTTCAATATAATAATTTATTATCTTTTTGTATTACATCTTTCACATTTTTATTTCTATGAGAACTCGCATTATCCAATACAATTAGTTTATTCTTATATTTTTTGACTATAAATTTATTCAAAAAATTTACTAATCTTACACTATCTATGCCTCCTTTATCATATATTTCATAACCAATAACTCCTTTTGTGCTAATAGCAAATATACCTGTATATTTCTTGAATACTTCTTGGCTATGTGTTTTAATTACACATCTTTTACCAATTGTTTCATAACAATGCTTTCTTACTTCGTATGCGTTCAACGATGTTTCATCAATAGAAATTATATCATCTAACTTGTGCTTCTTTATCGTTTTGTAGAATTCATCTATTTGTTTATTTATGTCTATTGGTTTTTTGTATCGTGTTTTTGGTTCGTGCCTAACTTTCGTTTGTTTCAATGTAATATTATTATCTTTTACAACTCTATAAATTTGCATCTTTGATAATTTTACATCAGGGTATTTTTCTTTTAATTTTTGTAATAAATCATTCATTGTAATTGTTTTAGCCTTTTTGATTTCTTTTTTGATAAATTTAACATATTCTTTTTTTACTTTATATGCTACATATTTTCTTGTTTTTCTTTTTACCGATTTGGTATTCTTAAATTTATCAACCCATCTCATTAAACTTCGTTCGCTACAGCCAAATATTCTACAAGTTTCTTTTTGATTTTTTATTTTTAGATAATGTTTTACAGCAGATAATTTTAAATCTTCGCTTTTATGTGGAGCCATATTACTTATATAATATATATTTAAAAAATAATCATTATAATATAATAACTATGCCTGATAAAAAGAAATTATTAAAATATAAAAAGGAACAACAAGAAGTATTAGAAAAATTATTAAATATTTTAAATTATAATAATGACTATACTTTTTATTTATATGATTTAGATAATAAAATGGAATTACAAGAAAGCATAATTGGTTTGAGTAATGATATAAAAAAATATTATCCAGCAAGTTCTTGTATTGGTGTAAATAATCAAAAATGCAAAAGACCATATTTAAGCATTATTCGTTATATTTTGAAGTTTCATAATAAAGAATTGTATGTTATGGATTTTACAATGAATGTTGAAAATGGAGAAACAACAAGAACGAAAAAATATAAGATTATTTAGGAATATTTATATAATTGCGTTAAATTATATAAAGAAATAATATTTAGTAATTATATAGAGATGAAAAAGCGGAAAAAGAAACCGAAAGATAAAATACGAAAATCTGTATTTGAACCAAAAACACGAGGTAATTTTATTGTAGTGAAAACAAGTTTGAAATCTGTTCTAAAAGATTATGAAACTAATTTTCCTATTGTAAATAATTTAGTTTTAGAATGTAATGAAATTGTAATTAGAACCTATCAGTTTATACGATTGTTCATTTTACATAAATATTATAAGAATGAAACTATACCTAAATTAGATAAGGATACAATATTATATTTTATTCGTGTTGGTGGTATTAGAGATAAACGAGGAAAAACAGCAACGAATAAAGTATTTGAAAAAGAACTAATTGATTTTTATAAAACAGAATATCAACCTTGTATCAATAAACCAAAATATAATTTGAAAAACAAATCATACATTACGCCTTATTTAGCACAACAAATACAAACATCGTTTAACAATAATCTAAAAGAACATTTTATTACTCGTATGCGTAGGTTTATGAATGTAATGAAACCCGATGATGATATGGATAAAAAAGATTTCAACAAAATTAAAAATTTAATATTACTTGATAAGATGGATAAAATACCAGAAAATTATAAATTATGGAGTGAAAATATAAAGAATAATTATTTGCCAAAAGAATACGAAAAATGTTATGGTTATGATGTGAAAGTAAGGCCAGAAAAGTATTTGTTTTACACTATCAAAATGAATGAAACAATAGAAAAGTTAAACAATGCTATTAGAAATAATAATGATTTAACAGAAGAAGATAAGAGATGTAAAATAAAAAAGTTATTCCAACCAATACCATTGCGAAATACAATTATACCATCTTACATTACAATAGATACAAATGTTATTTTATCATTATTCAAAAATAAAGGCGAAAGTCAAATGAATAAGAAAACTAAAAAATACAAAAATCATATATGGGATAAAATATTTAAGACCAATAAAAAAGTTATGAAAATGAATGATTATGAATACAAAACAATACTAACTGATGGTATAGGTGTGTCTATTTGTTTTCAAAAAAGCGGTAAAAGATACAAGGAGAATAAAAATATTGATGAAGACAATGATGTATATATTGATGAATTATGTAATGAAGATTTAGAATTGTGTAAATCCAAAAAAATTGTGAGTTTAGATCCAGGAAAATGCAGTTTAGTATTTATGCTTGATGAAAATAAAACAAAATTAAGATATACTTGTTGTCAGCGTCGTATGGAAAGTTTAAGGAAACGAGGTAATAAAATTATTTTACGAGAAAAACAGAAAAATAAAATTATTGAGGAAGAAATGAAATTATCATCTTACAATTGTAAATCAGTTAATTATAATGAATTCAAAAAATACATAACTAAAAAAACAAAGTTAAATGATACGGTTAGAGGATTTTATGAGAAGGAACTTTACAGAAAATTAAAATGGAGAACTTGGATATATCAAAGAAAAAGCGAAGATAAATTTTTAAATCGTATTGAAGAAACTTATGGAAATAAAGAAGATTTACTATTATGTTATGGTAATTGGAGTAATAATAAACAAATGAAATACATTATGCCTACGAAAGGAGTAGGTTTAAGAAGAGTGATACAAAAGAAATTTAGTGTCGTGTTGGTTGATGAATTTAGAACATCTAAATTATGTAGTCATTGTAATTGTGAATTAGAACATTACAATAATCTTCATAGGGTATTAGTATGTCGTGGTTGTAAAAGTAGTGGCTCAGAAAGCAAAAATACTACATTTATGAACCGAGATATGAACGCCTGTATGAATATGCTACATATATCCAAAAGTTGGATACAATCAAAAATGCGACCAGAACAATTTTGTAGAACTTCAAACCCTGACTTTTCTTTTGAAAAGGTAAAACGGGGTTCATCCGTTGTTTTTACTTGAAGGTAATACTTCAAACCTTATAATATTTTTTTTGCTGACTAAGTCGGCGTTTTAAATGTTAAAAGGTGTAAAATAATTATATTTAAAATGAAAATTACCTTGTTTATGAATATGAAAAGATAATGATTTTAGTTTCTGATAAGTATGTAATGTATCAATATTATAAATTATGTCATGAAATTTTGACTTGATAAGAGAAGCGTCATCGTAATGACTAGATATTAATTTATCAACACACATGTTCTTTAAGGACATAACACCTAATGATAAGTTAAACGCCATAGTTATAATGGGAATATTACCATTTAGTTAGGTATTATAGTTATTGTTTTGGACGAGTAGTTTGTTAATAATGGTTGAATAGTTGTATTGAATTATCACAAGATATTTATACGCTAATTAATAATATATTTTTCAATTTATTTTAAATCATAAAAATATATACTTAGATATGTGAAAGTAAAAACATACAAAAAAATATAAAGTTTACAATTATTAATGAAAAATATAAAGTTTAGTAAATTTCAAAAACCTCTCGTTTGGGAAGAAATAAGAAAGTATCATCGTAATCCACCTGATTATGTGTTGTGTAGAGAGAAAAAGGTAATAATAAGTTATCAGCGATTTATTGATGAATTAATAGAAAAAAATTTGGATATGAATAATGAGATGTTAAATAGGTTGTTTTCAGATGATACAATAAAATGTTCACTTCAAATCAATAATTTTCCATATTGGTGTGAAGGTGCTAAACATTATGTATTATGGTTTCATCCAGCATCTAATGATGAATTTCCTGAGAATTTAAATAAAATAGATTCTTCATTTGTAGAACATATTGTAAGAGATAAATACAAACTAAATGAATATATATTTTATGAAAATTATTATAAGCATAGGTCGGTTAATGGATTAAAACATTTACATATATTTATTAAAACATCTATAGAAACAGAACTTTAATTTTTACGTTTGTTAGTTTTACGTTTGTTAGTTTTACGTTTGTTAGTTTTGCGTTTGTTAGTTTTGCGTTTGTTAGTTTTACGTTTGTTAGTTTTGCCTCCATAAAGATCATGTCCTTCTTCACGAGGTCCTTGTGAACGACCCTTTGGTTGTCTTCTAACTGGTTCAACATCACTAAAATATACAGAACCTGCTGAATAACAATTACCATTTTTTGAAGAATTATAAATGCCATCATATGCATCAGATAATAAAAAATTAATAGGTTGTCTTATATAATCGCCTGGAACCATTTTTCTAATAAAAGTACTAGTAAATTTATTAACAGTAGGTATAATTTTATGAGATTTTGGTGCTATTTTTTTTCTTAATACTTCATATTTAAATAATTTCGCTAGCAAAACTCTTCTTTCTCCGTTATCTCTATGAATCGTGGCTTCGCATAAATCCATTAAATATCTAGATAAGTCTACAAAATCAGAAAATTTCTCATTGGTATCTAAAATAAGAGGATTGACAAGAGCAATAGGTGTTACAATTTCATTAGAACGAGTATCTGCTCCTGGTATTATACCTGTAATTGGATCACGAATTAAACCATAAATACCGGAACCTAATCCATGACTCTGATTCATACTTAACATAATTCTACCAGTCATACTATTTCTTTCTTTGACAATATATTCTGCAGATGATAGTGGTGTAGTTTGTGGACGAAAATTATATATAATATAATAAAGTTGATTATTACTCATTATATATTATAATAAGATATAATGAATTAAAAATTAAGACTTAAGACTTAAGACTTTCGGGATAAGCCGCAGAATAAGGAATAAAATTAAATGCTGCATTTGATGGTGGTTTATAAAGAATATATAAATATTGATATTCATATTGTACATGAAGTAAATCTATTTTTCCCTTAAAAATAAATCCATTATTAGCAGCAAGAGATAAGATTTCTTTTTGGGGTTCCATATATAATGTGTGTGTATTCTTTCTTACATTTCCAGTTTTATCATCTTTAAAGGTTTCTTCAAAAGAACCATGGTTTGTATCTTTATCTAAATTAAATTTTGCTTTATATTGAAAATCAACAAATTTAATATTAGAATTAGTAATACGTTTTTTGGCATATTTTTGAGGAGAAACAAGAAATAAGGGGTCAGCAGCAGGAACAATAGGGTCAAACATATTACGATTAACAAGATGAATAACTAAAAATCCTCCTGGTTTTAACCATGAATAACAATTTTTAAAGAATGTCATTTTATCTTTGATGTAATAAATAGTAAAATATAAACAAAGAATATCACTAAAAGAGTTTGGTTTATAGGACATAGCTTTAAGAGCATCCATTTGTTCAAATTTACATTTAGGGTCATTTTCCTGAGCTTGTTTAATCATAGACAATGATCTATCAATACCGATTACGTTAGGAATACCTTCTTTTCTTAATAAACTAACATGATGTCCTGTTCCACATCCAATATCTAAAACAACAGATTTATCAGACATATTGGTTAATTTCATAATTTGATTAATTTCATAATAATTTTTAGTTTCATTATAAAGTAAATCATCATAAACACCAGAATAAAATGGGTCAAATAATTCCTTATTGTCTTTTTCAATAAACTTTTTTTTCTGTGTAAATCCCTCTTTTACTAAACTTGTAGAAGCATATTTTCTTAAATATTGCCCTATTTGATACAATACTGAAATAACAATAATAGTAATAAGTATTTTAATACTCATATTAAATTTCTTCATATATGTATTAATGTAATATTTTTTGTATAAAAAAATAATATATAGAATATGAATGAAATAAACGATATACGAAAAGAAAGTGATTTTAAAGGAATTACATTTTCAAAATTCAAAGTATCGGAAGTAAAAAAAGAATTACTAAATAATATATTACATGGAAAAATAGAAAATGCTTGTTATTGGTTAGCAGAATTATTATGTGCAGGTCATTTTATAGATATATGGAATAGTATATTACTTGTGATGAGTCAACGTATTCATTTAGGTAATATAAAATTACCTATTTATTTAGAAATGCGGTATCAAGAATTTCGTGATATAGTTCAAAATGGATATATTGATAATGAAATACGAATGAGAAATAATGTAAAAATCCGTTTATTATTTGCAGAAATAATTGCTATTTTGTCAATGTCTAATAAGAAACATAATTTGGAGAGAATAAAAATAAAACCAGAAGAATTTATTATAACAGAATTAACTAGTAAATTAAGAGCGGATCATGTGAATTATGCAAGAAGTATTTATAAGCAGGAAGATCCTAAAGAACTATTTATTGCTATTAATGAATTACAATATCATCTTTCTGAAAACTCACAAAATATGTATAATGCATGTTATTGGATAGAATGGATATTGTATTTTGAAACCATGTGTAAAAAGAAAAAGGAAAAATGTATTGCTGGGCGTCGTAGTTTTGTTAATGTAGATGATAAATCACAAAAAGATATTGTATGGATTATTTGGGAAGGTATTATGTATGAGTCTAAAAAGAGACCAAAAATAATACAAAATTGTATAAATGCTTTATTAAATCTATTTACCATTAGATACACTCAAGCAGTTAAAAGGGGGCGAATATACATTATATATTTTTCAGTAGCTTTACTAACTGAAATGATTAATTATAATCAAGAACTCATTACTAATAAATCTAAATTAGAAATAATAAAACAAAAGAATAATCTTATATTTAAGGAAATCAAAAAGAATGAAATAACACCTAAAATAGATTATTTATTTAAAGGTAAAGAATCAACATCATTAGAAAAAAGTATTAGTAAAATAGAAAAAATGAATAGTATATTATTTTTTTCCAAATGATTTTCTTTATTATTTACTCTCTTTATCATTTACTTTCTTTATCATTTACTTTCTTTATAATTTTTTAATGAGTTTAGTAGCTATTTTAGTAATATAAGTGGATGATGCAAATAATATACCACCCCATAATGTATCAATAATAACAGTCATATAACTCCAATTTTTAAAAATTGCCTTAGATGTTAATTCATAAACAGCATAGATAGATAAACCTAAATAAAACGCATCAGTAACAGAAGCCTTCTTTTTAATAATGAAATAATAAAGTGCAAAAGAGAGAAACATATAGGTAGCAATAGTGGCAGTCATATTTAGTTGGATATCTTCTCCTTGAATTTTTTTTATTTGTTTATTAAAATAATTCTTAATTAAGGATAAATAAACAGAATCAAGTGCTAATAAACTAATACCGGATATTAAATAATCCATTATATACTTAATAAAGAAAATATCAAATTATATATATATAATGGAATTTTATAAATCATTAGTCATGTTTTTATTACCATATGTAATTATATTGTATTTAGGAATTAGATTATTAGGGTTATCTTCATTCTTTCTTCTCTCCTCTGTAGCACTATTTTTAGATTATACAATGCGAGGAAATCAATCTGTTACAACAGAATTTATGGGTTATTTACTTCAAATCTATGAATTATTTATTCAAAAAGAAAAAGTAGAAGAAAAGGTGAATGAACAAGAAGAAAAGAAAATTCTCAGTGATTTAGAAAAAGCATTATTAGGAAAATCCAATTCAAAGAATGATTATGACCCTTATAGTGAAGAAAGAGGTAAATCAGGATATTGTTATATTGGAACCGATGATAACTTTCGCAGTTGTATTAAAGTAGGTGACAATAGTATTTGTATGTCTGAAGATATTTTTCCAACTATGGATATTTGCATAAATCCTAATTTACGTCAATAAGTATTTAAATAATTCATCATAGTAATTATTTAAATGCAGAGTAAAGAAACATCAACAATTAGTCGTATGGTATTTAGAATATGTTTGGCTTGATAATAATGACTTATTTCGGTCAAAAATCAGAGTATGTGCACTTCCTCAAAAGTATGCTTTACACCTTTGGACATTTAAAACGCTGATTTAAAAATTATATATATACAAATAAATGTAAATAATTTATATGATTATATTAGATAAAACAAAACACAACAACATTTTTTTATATTATTATTATATAATAATGAATTCCGAATTTTTAGGACACTTGGGTTTATCAGCAAAAACAATTGCTATTTTAGTAATTTTATTTTTAGATTTTACAAAAAAAATACACCTACCATTGTTTGTTATTTTGTTTTTAGCATTTAGTGGATTAATTTTAGGATTTATTCATCAATTACATGAAAAAAAAGAAGAACCAATATATGATTATCACTATCATAATTTAATAATAGGCGTATTTAGTATTTTTTTATTATCAAAAAGATTAATGTCAAAAAGATTAATGTAGAATCTTATGTTCGCATTTTTTTACATTTTTGTATTTTTTTTAGCGCCAAAGTCGGCGTTTTAAATGTTCAAAGGTGTAAAAGATATTCCTTTATGGAATTATGATGGAAGTTCAACAGGACAAGCAGAATGTAAAAATAGTGAACTGCTATTAAAACCGTGTGCATTATTTATACTATATAATATATAATATATAATATATAATATATATTTATAATATATAAATATGAACATGAACATGACTAATGTGGCTAAATCACTAATTACTATAGCAATATTAATGCAATTGTATCAGTTAAGAACGAATAAAAACATTTCTTCAAATGCCTTTTTTATTTATGCTTTAGGTTCTTATATGATGGCATATAACTATTATATGGAATACAATAAACAATACACGGATAGAGTATTATTTAGGGTATTTAACTCAACCATGTTATTATCAATAGCCATTTTATCACGATAAAATATTTTATAGATATAGTATATAAATATGATTATGAATTTAGGTAACTTATCTAGAATACTTATTACAATCGCAATATTAATGCAAGTATATCACTTTAAAAGAAACAAAAACATTTCTTCAAATGCCTTTTTTATTTATGCGTTTGCTTCTTATATGATGACATATAACTATTATATGGAAGACAATAAACAATACTCTGATAGAGCGATAATTAAAATATTTAACTCAACCATGTTATTATTAATAGCCATTATATCGCGGTAAAATAAAATATTTGCAACAACTGTATTATAAAAAAGGATTAATAAGTTCTAATAATGTTTTATTGTCATACTTTTCTCTCTTTTTATTAAAACAAATAGCCAATTTAAATTCATTGTGTTGGCATTCCATTATAAAAGTATACATTCTATAGGTCTTTAATAATTTTCTTAATCCAATAAGATTAAAAATATTTTGTGAAGAATCGTTGAAAGGTTGAATTATAAGTTTGTCGTTTCTCTCTGCTTCATCAATAGAATAGTACTCAAATAAACTGGATTGATAAGGAATAATTGTTTGATCAATGGGAGAACCCGCAAGAATAAAATAATCCAAAATTTCCATATTTTCTTTGTACTTTTCATCTTCTTCATGAAATTTTTCATTATTGATAAAAGATAGAAACGTATTCTTATCTAAGTAATAATTATAATTAAAGGGATCCTTTAAATATCCTGAAAAGGAGAGAAAAGGAAAAGAAGGAACTAATTTATTATAAATTCCCATGTGTGGCGTTACCCATGTTATTAAACTGTGAACGGTTTTAATATCATGTGAATATTTTTCAACATAACATCGTGCAAGTAGACCACCTTGACTAATTCCTAATAAGTTTATTTTAGTCTCTTTTATTTCTAATGCTTTTATTTCATTAGCCAATTCTAAACATTGTTTATTCATATCTTGATTTAAACTGGTCCATTTTCCATTACCGATTTCTATAATATAATTATCGTGACCACGAAGTGAAAGATTTTCACTTAATTCATTTAATTGTCCTTCATTGCTGAGAATACCATGAATAAGAAGAGTAGGATAAGAATGATATAAGTGTACTGAATTAAATAATAGTAATACAATAACTGCAGATAATGTAGTAAAAATAGAAAACATAATTATATATAAATAACACGCAATGTTTATATTATCTATGGAATATAATTTAGAATAATATATTAGAATATAAATATGGAAATAACTATTCATGGAAAAGTATATAATTTAAAAAATTATAAACATCCGGGTGGTAATGAAATCTTAAAACTATGTGAAAATGAGAATGATTGTACTGCATTATTTGAATCTTATCATGCATTTTCAGATATGAAGAAAATAAAAATGACTATGAAAAAATATGAAAAAAGAGATTCTCATACTAAAAATGAATTCTCGTTTAAACCCGATGGATTCTATTATACTTGCAAAAAACGTGTGAATAAATTATTTACAAATAAGAAATCTATAAAGGCAAATATTGAGTGGTATAAGACAGTATTATGTTCAATATTTTTATTCATTATGTTTCAGTTTTTTGTATTGTTTTTTCAAACAGGAATTATTAAGTGTATCATGAGTATTGGTTCTGGTATAACATTAGTGTCTATCGGATACAATATATTACATGATGGTTCACATTATGGTATATCACAATATGTTTTTATTAACAATATATTATCACGAATTATTCAAGGAATGTGTTTATGGAATCATACGTTATGGTCATATCATCATTGTATAAGACATCATCAATATACAGGTGATATAGAAAAGGATCCAGATATGATAAATTCTAGACCATTTTTACGAAAATCTAAACAAATACGTCCAAGAAAATCAGAATTCACCAAGATATTATTATCCTTTAAAACAGTACTTTTCAATACAATTTATCCCGGAACCGCGTTAGGGCAAACTATTATGTATCATGTCTATTGGATAAATTATAGAAAATTATGGAAAATGGATTTACCTAAACATTTTGGTGGTTTATGGGATATATTTCAATATATTATTAGTTTTTGTTTCGTCATCTTTGAGTTATGTTATGGTGGACTATTATATTTTTATTTACATTTAGTTGGAATGAATATAGGATATTTTATTGGTTCAGCACCAGACCATGACATGTATCCTAATCATTTGCAGATAGAAGAACATAATAAAGAACAATCAGAACAATCAGAACAATCAGAACAATATATAATTAAAGATTGGGGAGAGATACAAGTAAAACACTCAGGTAATTTTATGTCTAATTATCCATTATTTACACGTTTTTATGGTGGTATTAATTATCAAATAGAACATCATTTATTTCCCACTCTTAATAATCATAAATTAGTAGAAATCAGTTCAATTGTGAAAGAATGCTGCAAAGAATTTAATATTCCTTATGTATGCATTGATAATCCAATAGATGTATTTAAACAAGTATGTAAAAGTTATTATGATGTTCATTCAAATAAATTACATATGAGAAATCATTAGTGAATAAAATAATTTTGTTAAAGAAAATTTGTAATTTTACAGTATAATATTTAAATTACTATAATTTAAATATTAAATATGAATAAATACATATAACATAATGAATTTTAAAGATGGTAAAAATTCTTTATCCGCAAAAGCTTAGGAACCATTTTTCAATAAAATTGAAAAAGAAATTTATACAAAAGATAGAATTTTTTGTGGAAAAACAATGTGTAAAGAATCAGAAATAGTACCAGGTCAAAATGGTGTTTTTGCTAGAGAAAACTTAATAAAAGGGGAATGCTTTGAATGGGGAATAGCAGTTATTATTAATAATTATGATATAAATGCGACTGAATTATTGTATATTTGGGATTCTAATAATAAAAAAACCTCTGCTACTTTATCTGGATGTGCTTTATTCTACAATACACTTGGAGATAACTCCAATGTTCGTTGTGTTCCCTACCACAATGAAAATAGATATGAAATGTATGCTCTTATGGATATTCCAAAAGGGACAGAACTTACTATTAGATATGATTCTATGAATTGGAGAGAAACCTTCAAAGAACTAAATAATGTAATTAGAAATAAGGATAATTAATGTATTATAGAAATATACTAATACATTAAATAAGTGTTATCGTTCGTTATTGTTATTTATCATTCGTTATTGTTATTTATCATTCGTTATTGTTATTTGTTATTTGTTATTCGTTATGGTTATTTGTTATTGTTCGTTATAATTATTTATTCAAGTTAAATAGATTATTAAAATACCATCGTAGAGAGAAATAAGGAGGAAATACTTTAATACTTCTGTTCATACTAAGATCTGGACCATCATTAGATAATTTTAATATATCCATAGATGAAAGAGCATAATCATAATATTTAAGCTGAGAAAGATATCCTGAATAGCCACCATTCATATTAACATAAATATTACCATAGTTTTGTTTTGCTACATCAGAGAGAACATGACGAAGAGCTACATTACCATTAATATAAACATCTACATTTCTACCTTCAAGACGAATAACAACATTAATCCATTTATTGAGAGGAACATCATCAATAATGATTTCTTCATTGATGTTTGTAAATGTATTCATAATAAGTACAAGTGCATTCTTATTAGGATGAACATAAAGACCAGGAGCATTATTAGGAAAATTTAAACCCATAGATTCAGGATTTTGAAAGTTAATATTATCATTTCCTTTATGGAAAATATGTTTGTATTGTCCTTTCATGTATTGTAAATCATCAATATATAACCATACAGAATATGTAAATTCCATACCCTCAGCTTGATTGCGTGAACGTAATACAGGAATAGAATGTGCCTTATTAGGATTTTGTGTAATAATCATTGTTTGTTTAGCATCTTTCATACCACTAACTAATGTTGGTGTATTAGAAGGTGTAAGATAATGAGTAATAATTCCTACACCAATACGTAGAAGAAACATAAATACGATTAATACAAGTAATAAAAATGATACTTTGGCAACAAGACTATTTGAATCTAAAAAATTTTGTGTGCCTGTTACATATTTGGAACTTTGAAAGTTTACTATATTTGTATTAATACGTTTAATTAAATCACTAGTTGAACTTTTCATACCAGAAGTTATTGTTGCATAACTCATCTTATATATTATGAATAAGAAAATTAGAGTTCAAAACTATTAAGTTCCTTATTGTTTTCAAGAAAAGCAATCTTTATTCTATATTTATTAATTAATCCTCCTAAAGAAGAAAGGATACCCCCTCCTCCAAATCCATCTTTATAGATATCATAAGCTTCACTAGGATTAATTGCATAATTTAAATAACGAAAGTTAGCTGTATTTCCAGAAAAACCACCATCAGGTGTAAGTAAAACACTTGAACTAGATACTACTTTAGGCACACCAGGTAGAATACATGTACGAACTAATTTACCATCTAAATATAAATCAAGAGCACGATTATTAATTGTCATAATAAGATTAGTCCATGTTTGAAGTGGTACATTATTTAATGTACAAGTGTGTATTTGAGCTTGTTGTGACTCTTTACTTGGATAAACCGCTAAAGAAACATTTACATTGTTAAGTGATGGAGTTAAAATAACAGATGGTGCAGGGTCGTTATTATTATCGGTACGTCCAAAAATGATTTTAGGTTCGCCAAAACGATAATTCCAATCTTTTACATAAAACCAAATAGAATATGTATAATTAGTGTTAATGCTTGAAGCAAAATCCTTGGCACTGATGATTTTCATAGTAGTCGCATCTCTTACACTTCGCGATAACTTACTTTCTCGGTTATCTTCAAATAAATAAGAATACATTAAAACCACAACGATGGTGAGAATAACAAAAATGAGAATATTTCGCCCACTTAATGATGACGCATTTATATTACCACCAAATAAAAAGGAATATGTGGTAAGCAATATAATCATGATACCTAATCCAATCATTATACTTTCGATCTTCATAATATATTATTAATTTAGATAATATATTACAAATAAGGCTTATTTTTTAATAACTTATAGTTTTCTTGAATATTACTATAAGAAAATACATTTGGATAATACATAATATTTCCTATTCCTCCAATCATTCCTTTTTCTAAATCATTTTGATGACCTGTTTCTAATGTTTCATAATTCATAAATGGAACTATATTTTCTTCAGTAGCTACTAATTTACCATTGATAAATATATCTACATTACCTCGGTCATATGTTACTACTATATTATTCCATTTTTGTAATTCCACCTTTCCTTTATATACTTCTACTAAATTATTCTTTCCTTGTAACATCATTATTCTTACTTTTCTCTCCATTGGATTAAAAAGAATGAGCGGTTTATTACCATAATTAAAAATAGGTGTATATTTATTTATATTTGATGGAGATTGATTAAAGAATGTCCAAAATGATATAGTATAATGATAATCAAAATCATCTGATTTGGTAAGTTCATGATGAGTTGTATGTGTCACCTTTTTATTTAAATTTATTGGTTTGTTTAATACTTGTTTTCCTTTGTAAGTAAAATACTTATATTGTAAATATGGAAAACTGAAATACATAACAATAACAACAAGTTCTACCATAATTAATTTATAGATGTAACTTGGTACGGAAGATGTTGTTATATTTTTAATGAAAGATGAAATATCGTTGACTAATTTAACAAATATATTATTCTCTCCAATAAAGTATTTTTCAAGTATATATTTATAGAACAAATAAGACAATGAAACAATAATGATGGAATAAACTATGAAATTAACTAAATCAGCTACGGAACTTACATGAGTAAATATATAGGTAACTAATAAAATAACAGCAAATAAGAATATAAATAGATAAATGTATTCTCTTGCTGCTTTTAATTGTTTTTGAGCTTCGTTTGTACCTTGAAATAAATTCATAAAACCATACATAAAAACGATGAGTAAGTAAAATAAGGTAATAATTAGAAAACTATTAGAAAAATATGTATAGTTAGTAATAGGATAAATATAAATAAAAATATAAGAAACAATGAGATATAAAATAGTTAAACTAGTGATATTGTATAAGTTATGTTGGTCTGTTTTAAATAACATGATTTTTGAATAAAGAAAATATAAATGTTTATAAATGTCATTAAAGAATAGCTTTATCTTATCTAATAACTCCATTATATAATACCTTAGAAGAAATTAATTCAATCGTGTCATCATGGTTTTTTTACCATGACAATTGCGACATAAAGCTACTAAATTATTAACACTATTATCTCCACCATGTTGTAATTCAATAACATGATCTACTTCAAATGTGGCGTCTAATTGATTTTTACAATGTTTGCAATTCCAATTTTGTTGAGAAGCTATAAATTTTTTCTTAGTTTCGCTAACAGAACGTTTTACCTTATCGTTGCTTTGTTGTATATTAGATTGTTGTTTCTGTGTAGAATATTGATTTGGATTATTAGGTGGTCTTTGAACACCAGCATTCATTTTTTGAATAGGATTATCAGAGGAATTATTAAATAATGGTAAAAGGAGTTTGCTTGTATTTCTATCAATAGGCATAGATTTTATAAGATCATTCGCATGTAACAAGAAATTTTTAGATTCTCCTGGATTCTTTCTAAAAAATAAAATGAGAGATAACCCAATAAATCCAATGGTTATCATTTTCATATATTTTTGTCCAATTTTAAACATTTTAGTATATTTATTATCATGATAAGTATTTAATATTAAAAATCCAGTAATAATTATGATTAAAAATTCTGATCTCATATATTAAAAGCAAGGATATTTATTTATGATATAAGAAAATAATTAAACCAATAAAAGCCATAATAACAACAAATTTATATGTATCTTTATTATCCGATTTTTTATCTTTAATCTTATAATGCTGATAGTAAGTTTCTAAATATTTTTCATAATTGACTGATTCTATATTTAAGTGGATATTCATTTGATTATTAATATAATGTACCCATTTCGCAAAAGAGGCTTGTGAGTCCAAATAAGGGCTTACTGGTGATGTATCTAATAAGTCACAAAATTTCTTTTTTAATTGTGGATTTGGAATAAAAAGTGGTATATTTTGAACAAAATTATAATATTTTTTTTTAATAACATCATTTGGTTTTAATGGATAAATAAGAGAAATTGTTTGTAAAAAAAACCAAAAATGTGGTCCCCATATTTCTGGATTTAATTCCATATACAAGTAATTAATATAAAAACATTTATATTAATACATATAATGAAACGTAATTGTAAATTGCCCATAGTAAGTATAGGATTAATACCATTTACTATCATAAATAATAAAATAAAATATTTGATGATTAGACGAAAAGATTCGGTTGGATATATTGATTTTCTAAGAGGCAAATATATGCTTTATAATAAACAATTTATTATAAAGTTACTTAATGTCATGACAAAAAATGAAAAAGAAAAGTTATTAAATATAGAATTTAAAGATCTATGGCGTCAATTATGGGGAGAAGATATAAATATACAATATCGTAGTGAAGAAAAGATATCTAATGATAAAATTAGACAGTTAAAAGAGGGAATACATGTAAATGGAGTTACATTTGATTTACAGGATTGTATAGATGAAAGTAATACTTTATTTGAGGAAACAGAATGGGGATTTCCAAAAGGTAGAAAAAATTATCAAGAAAAAGATTTAGCTTGTGCTATTCGTGAATTTGAGGAAGAAACAGGAATTCACAAAGATAAAATCAATATCATTAATAATATTTATCCTTTTGAAGAAATATTTATTGGGTCTAATTACAAAGCCTATAAGCATAAATATTTTCTGACATATATTAAGGATAGTAATATATCATTAGAATATTTTCAATCTACTGAAGTAAGTAAATTGGAATGGAAAAAAATAAAGGAATGTTTAGAATGTATTAGACCATATCATATAGAGAAAAAAAATGTCATAAAAAATGTAGATAAAGTATTAAATTCATTAAGATTAATCTCATGATATATTAATGACTACTAAATCAAAAGATAAAGGAGAAAAACAAGATTTAGAAGAACTAAGAGAGGAATATAAGAATTTATCTGATGAAGACATTGATTTAGATAATACATTATATAAAAATATTTTAAATCAATTAGAGATTTTGGATAAAGCACAAATTCAAGAAGAAACAGAATTCAATTACTTATATCCTAATTTAAATGATTCTATGTTTAATGTAAAAATAGCTGAAAAACAGGAATTTCATGAATTAAAAACGGAAAGTAAGGTTTACAATGTAAAGAAACGTTCTGATGAACTTTGTAATGTTTCAGGCAATAAAGAATTTGAATTGCTTCCTCATCAACTTTTTATTCATAATTATCTTTCTTTTCAAACACCCTATAATAGTTTACTTCTTTATCACGGATTAGGAACAGGAAAAACTTGTTCTGCTATTACCGTTTGTGAAGAAATGCGTGATTATCTTAATCAATTAGGAGTAACAAAACGCATAATTATAGTAGCATCACTCAATGTTCAAGATAACTTCCGTCTTGAACTCTTTGATAAACGCAAATTACAAAATATTAATGGCATTTGGAACTTAAACGCATGTTCTGGAAATAAGTATTTGAAAGAAATTAATCCAATGAATATGAAAGGGATAAGTAAAAAGGATGTCATACGACAAGTGAATCGTATTATAAATCAGAATTATCTTTTTTTAGGACATGAACAATTTTCTAATTATATTGAAAAACTGTACGATTCTACAAAGAAGAATAATATCAATAAGGAATTCTCTAATCGTCTTATTGTCATTGATGAAATTCATAATATACGAACTACGCGTGATAGTTCAAACAAAAGGAGTGTTAATAATTTATTAAATTTAGTAAAACATACTGATAATTTAAAATTACTTCTTCTTTCGGCAACTCCTATGTTTAATAGTCAAGAAGAAATCATATGGTTATTAAATCTTATGAATCTTAATGATAAACGTTCAGATATTAAAGTGTCTGATGTTTTTGATAAAGATGGATTCTTAATTCGTGATGAAGAAGGGAGAGAAATAGGAAAAGAACTTCTTATTCGTAAGGCTACCGGATATATTTCTTATCTAAGAGGAGAGAACCCTTATACATTTCCTTATCGTATACTTCCTAGTATGTTTATGGTTGAACATACATTAAGAAACTACATACAACCACGCTTACAACTGAATAATGCTATTATTTTACAACCTATTGACTACTTAGACCTTTGTATTACAACTATAGGTAATTATCAAAATAAAGGATATGAATATATTCTTCAACATAATATTGATAAACTTCCAAAAGATGATAATGGAGAGAAAGGGTTAGGATATCAAGTTCTTAATGCTCCATTACAAGCTCTCAATATTGTTTTTCCTTATGATAAATTAGATAAGAATGAAGAATTTGCTTATGAAGAACTCATTGGAAAACGAGGATTAAATCGCGTTATGATATATAATACAACAACAAAAAACGAATTTTTATATAATGATGAAATTTTGGAAACATATGGACCTATTTTCTCTCTAAATCTCATTGGAAATTATAGTTCAAAGATTAAATTTATTTGTGAATCTATTAAAAACTCTGAAGGTATTGTTCTTATTTATTCTCAGTATATTGATGGTGGTTGTATTCCTATGGCTTTAGCATTAGAAGAAATGGGTATTCATCGTTTAAAAAATCGGAATCTCTTTAAAACAAAGAGAACATCCACTATAGGTAACTATATTATGATTACTGGTGATAATCTACTTTCACCACAAAATAAAGAAGAAATAGATATTGCAACAGCAAATAATAATAAAAATGGAGAGAAAGTGAAGGTTATTATAATATCTGAAGCGGGTTCAGAAGGTATTAATTTGCAAAATATTCGCCAAATACATATTATTGATCCTTGGTATAATCTCAGTCGTATTGAACAAATTATTGGTCGTGGTGTTCGTAATTGTAGTCATAAATTACTTCCTTTTGAACAACGTAATATTGAGATATACATGTATGGTACTCAATTGAAAAATACAGAAATGGAATCAGCAGATATGTATGTTTATAGATTAGCGGAGAGAAAAGCAATTAAAATAGGTCAAATATCTCGTATACTTAAAGAAACCAGTGTTGATTGTCTATTAGGAAAAAATGTTCTTACTGAAAGTATTATGAACCAAACAGTAAAACTAAAATTATCTACAGGAATAACAATTAATTATAAAGTAGGCGATAAACCTTTTTCATTTGTATGTGATTATTTAGAAACATGTGAATATCAATGCAAACCCAATAAAGATATTACTAAGGTAGATATTACAACTTATAATGAAACATTCTTTGAATTAAATATTAATGTCATTACAAATAAAATAAAAAATTTGTTTAAAGATGGATATGTTTTCACCAAAAAAGATATTATAAGACGACTCAATTATCATAAAGAATATCCATTGACACAAATTAATACCGCTTTAACAAAATTAGTAACAAATTCAACTGAATATGTATTTGATCATTTAGAGAGAAGAGGTAATTTAGTTAATATTGGAGAATATTACATGTTTCAACCCATTGAATTGAATAATGAAAATATTTCTTATTATGATCGTAGTCATCCTGTTGCATTTAAAAATAAAATTCTTGATATTAAACTTCCTAAAAAATTTAAAGTTATTGAAGACGTTAATGTAATAGATATTATTAAAACTCATATCAAAAATGCACAAAAAACACATAATCTTAAAACGGGACGTAAAGAAATAGAATGGTATAAAGTTGCTGGAAATCAAAAAAATTTAATTCTTAAATATATGTCAGAAATTGATTATACAAATATGATTATAGAACATATTTTAGATACATTAGAATTTAATCATAAGCTTCAAATATATAATTATATCTTTGGTAAATCTAAATTAACTATTCTTGAAGCTAATATTAAAAAACAAATGGAGAGAAATATTATAGATTTAGATAATAACAAATATATTCTTATAGGTGACGTTAAAGAAAATGTTATTAAATATTTCGTATTAAATGATAAAAAATTTGAAAAAGCAACACATACACAAATAGAAACATTACTCAAATACTTAATAAAAAATCGGAAGACGGATTATAATAATATCATTGGTTTAATGGATAATTTTAAAAATAGTTATGTAATATTTAAATTTAAAAATACGACAAATCCAAAAGATAAAGGAGCGCGTTGTGATCAAAAGGGAAAATTAACTATTTTACGATTATTAAATGATATAGTAGGAGATGAAACTTATACTTATGATAATACAAAAGATATTACTAATTCAAAAGATATATGTGTATTAATAGAAGTTATACTGCGTTATTTTGATAGTATTAAAAAAAATAATAAATTTTGGTTTATTAATTTTGAAAATACATTATTAGATAAAAAAATAAAAAAATAAAAAAATAAACATAAAAATAAAAATAAACATAAAAATAAAAATAAACATAAAAATAAAAATAAAAATAAACATAAAGAATAAAATTGATTATATAAAGAATATTTTAGTATAATATATAAATGAGTAAAGCCATGAATAAAAAAACTTCTTCATCATCTTCATCTCATAAAAATCATAATTTATACATGAAGAATATATTAACACGTAAAATAAATTTACATGTAACAGAAATAGGAAGTAATATAAAACAAAATATTCAAAAGAAAATTTCTATGGAGATTGAAGGAAAATGTATTGTTGATGGATTTATTAAACCAGATTCTGTGAATATATTATCTTATTCATCTGGTTTATTACAACAAGATAATGTATCATTTGATGCATCATTTGAATGTCTCGTATGTAAACCAGTTGAAGGAATGAAAATACAATGTACTGTTAAAAATATTGCCAAAGGTGGCATAAGAGCTGAAATTAATGAATATATATCTCCAGTAATTATATTTATTGCTCGTGATCATCATTATCAAAGTAAATACTTCTCTAGTATTAAAGAAAATGATACTATTAAAGTGTCTGTCATAGGGCAACGTTATGAATTAAATGATAAATATGTATCCGTAATTGCAAAACTAATTGAACCTAAAAAATCAACAAAAATTAAATTAGTTATTGCTGAAAATTAAATTAAATATTGATGAAAATTAAATTAAATATATTTTTTTCTATTACAATATACTTATGGTTACACTTAAAAAATTAAAGGAGGAAGTAGAAAAATTTAATGAAGTGCATCAATTGGAAATATTGCGCATTTTACAAACAAATAACATTGAGTATAGTGAGAATCGCAATGGAACATTTGTAAATCTCACTAATCTAAACTCCAATATTATTAAGGAGATTGAAAGATATGTCCATTATGTAAAAGACCAAAAAAATATTCTAGAAGAACAAGAAAGCGAAAAAAGTAAATATATAAAAAATTATTTTAAAGAAAATAATAGTAATATTAGTAAATGAACCAAATGAACCAAACGAACCAAATGAACCAAATAGATAAATATATGCTAACAAATAAAAGAACTATAAATATCTTAAGACATGATTTTTATAATTCTATTATTTCTAAAAAGTTTTCTCATGTAAAACCAATATTAATACCAAAAAAGAATAATTTTTTTATTCCTCATCATAACGATACGCTTTTTTGGTGTTTTTATGTTATTCAAAAATCTATTGAAGATTATGAATTAATTTCTCTCTCTGGATTTAAAGAAGAACATGAATATAAAATCAAATTTATTGAAAAAATAAAAAAAGAAAAGTCAATGCTCAAAGAAAATAAAATAAAATATACAGAAATAGAGGATGATATGATTAATAAGAAAAATATTGGAATTAATAGTATTAAAGCACTTTATTTATCATATAAAATAAATTGTATGATTATTAAAAATAAATCATATATTGATATTAATGGTGATATTAATGGAGATTCTGATGGAGATTCTGATGGAAAAATCCATATTATACAATGTATGAAAAATAAATATATGATTGCGTATGTTCATAAGGACAAAATAGATTATTATAAAACAAATTTGTTAAGTATACCATCTTTTACCAAACCTTTAAAATCGGTGAGTGCATATACATTAGATACACTTAAAACAATGTGTTTAAAATTAGATATTAGTATTTATAAAAACGAAGGAAAAACAAAATTAAAAAAAGAACTTTATGAATCCATCTTAAAAGAATTATTAAAAATTGAATAAATTATATAATGGAATTAAAATATATAATTTAATTATATACAAATGGCTGAACAACAGAGATTTAAACAATATTACCAAAAGTATTTGAAATCTCTCAACAATGAATTTGAAATACGATTTGGAACAAAAGGTAGAACTCTTACAAAGATTGATTATGAAAATGTTATACAGAAACTTAAATCTCTTGGATTTTCCATTAAAGATACTGATAATGAAGAGTATTCATTAAAGATATTTAATGAATATATTGATCCCAAAACAGGCAACATGAAAATATCTAACATACGAACTGAAATCCAAGGTTTAAGGAATATACAGCGTTATTGTAGAACTAATGCTATATTAGTAGCAGATTCAATTCCTTCTTATATTAGTTTTTTACAAAAAAAATCGGTCTTTAATGAAAATAATGAACCATTAAAACCTATTGATTTTAAAGATTTTAATTTTAGAGTTTCTTTACAAGAAGAGAAAAAATTAGATATTAATGATAGATTAATACGACTATTAATTGCCAATTGGTTAAATACAAAAAAAACATTTCGTTTTCTTAAAAGAACAAGTTTAGTTCATTCAGACTATGAATTACAAGTTGATTTTAGCATAGTTAAATCTTCAAATGTTAATAAACGAGGGCAACTTATTCCATCATTATCTTTTACAGATTCTAATGTTCTTAATAATTCTGAACTTTATGAAATAGAAATAGAAGTATTTGACCGCATTAAAACAGCAAAGGATACTGAAAAGAATTTTTTAGATATTAAAAAGGTCATAAAATATATTCTATCAGGATTACAACAGAGTAATTTTCCAATCGGATTAACAGAAGAAGACATAGTATTAAAACAGTATATGTCTATGATTTATGGAGAAGCAGCTGTTCTAAAACGAAGAATATTACCTAATGATTTTATTGGTCCTTCTGCTATTTCTTTAGAGATGAAAAATATTCAGAAATTATCAGATGAAATGAAAATATTATCCGAAACCACACCCAATATAAGAAATAATTATACTGTTACAGATAAGGCAGATGGTTTAAGAAAATTACTTATTATTTCAAACATAGGTAAAATATATCTTATTGACACTAATATGCATGTTCAGTTTACAGGTGTTAAAACAACTAATAAAACAACATTTAATAGTATTTTAGATGGAGAACATATTATTCACAATAAAATTCACGAATATATTAATTTATTTGCTTGTTTTGATGTTTATATTTATAATAGTAATGATGTACGAGACCTTCCTTTTGTTTTGGAAAATCCAAATGCAACTTCTAATTCCCGTTTACCTATTGTTAATAGAATAATTAAAGATTTAGATATTAAATCCATTACTTCTAATGCGTCTACATTTAAAATTCAACGCAAAACATTCTATAGTGGAGAAGCCATCTTTAATAATTGTCGTGTTATTCTACAAAAAGTTGATGATGGATTGTTTGAATATTATACAGATGGTCTTATTTTTACTCCTATGGATAAAGGAGTGGGGGCAATGAACCAAAAAGACAAACCTGTTAATTATAAGAAAACATGGAATGCTATGTTTAAATGGAAACCACCAGAAGATAATACAATAGATTTCTTAGTATCTACAGTAAAAGATGAAAACAAAAAAGATGTTGTTAATTATTTATTCCAGGATGGATTATCCACACAAAATATTTCTCAACTAGACCAATATAAAACATTAATATTACGTGTAGGGTTTGATGAACGGAAACACGGATATATTAATCCTTGTGAAGATATTATCAATGATAAATTACCATCGCGTGAAGATGTTGATAATCAAAATAGTTATAAACCAATGCCTTTTTATCCAACACAACCTTATGATCCTAATGCAAATGTTTGTAAAATAATCTTAGATACTACAGCATCCTTGGGCGATACACTTATGATGACTGAAGATAAATCTAATATATTTGAAAATAATATGATTGTAGAATTTCGCTATGATAAAGAGCGTGAAGTCGGATTTAATTGGATACCTATTAAAGTACGATATGATAAAACAGCAGAATATCGCAGAGGTTTAAAAAACTATGGTAATGCTTATCATGTAGCACAAAGTGTATGGCAGACTATTCACAATCCAATTACACAACGGATGATTACCACAGGTAGAAATATACCAACGGAATTAGGAAATGATGAAGTATATTATCAACGAGAAGGTATATCATACACCAAAGCATTACGAGATTTTCATAATTTATATATAAAACGGAAACTTATATTAGGTGTAAGTGAAGTGGAAAATACATTAATAGATTTATCTGTAGGAAAAGGCGGTGATTTACCAAAATGGATTGCTGCTGAATTATCCTTTGTGTTTGGTATTGATATAGCTCGTGATAATATAGAAAATAGAATAGATGGTGCATGTGCACGTTATTTAAATTATAGAAAAACCTATAAAAATATACCAAAAGTATTGTTTGTTAATGGCAATAGTGCAGAAAATATAAAGAGTGGTAATGCTATATTCACAGAAAAAGGCAAACAAATAACAAAAGCGGTATTTGGGGAAGGACCTAAGGATATACAAAAATTAGGAAAAGGAGTATTTAATCAATATGGAAAAGCAAAAGATGGTTTTGATATTGTGTCTTGTCAGTTTTCCTTACATTATTTCTTTGAAAATCAAAATACATTACAGAATTTCTTAAGAAATGTGAGCGAAACATGTAAAATTGGTGGATATTTTATTGGTACAAGTTATAACGGAAAGAAAATATTCAGACTTCTTCAAAATAAGAAACAAAATGAAGCCATTTCTAAGTTTATTGATAATAATAAAATATGGCAAATAACTAAGAAATATGATAATGATGTTTTTAAAAATGATAATTCTAGTCTAGGATATAGTATTGATGTTTATCAAAAATCTATTAATAAAACATTTACCGAGTATCTAGTTAATTATGATTATTTAATTCAGCTTATGGAATCTTATGGATTTGTTATTATTAATGATGATGAAGCAAAACAATTGGGATTTCCTCATGGAATAGATAGTTTTGAAACATGCTTTTCAATGATGGAAACGGATGTTAAAATAAATCCATCATCAAAAAAAGATATGGGACAATCATTAAAATTAACCCCAGAAGAGAAGTTCATTTCCTTTTTGAATAATTATTTCATCTTTAAAAAGTTGAGAGATGTTGATACTAAATCATTGCAAGTTGCATTGGGTAATGAAACATTAGAAGAAATTAAAACAGAAAATGCAGAATCAGAATCAATACAAAATGCGGCAATTAGTAGCGCACCATCAAAACGAGCCATTAAATTAAAAAAGAAAGTTAAGTTAGTTATATCATAATAAAAATATATAAATATATTTTTTTTTATTTATTAGCATGAGTTATTTTATATTACCAAAAATAGCATCACTATTAGATTTAAATAATCTAAAATTAAAATTAAGAAACGCAAAAAATGAAAATTATGAAAAGAATGAGGGTGAAATATTTATCAATTATAGTGTTTCAAAAACATTAAAAGAATGTAAAAAAGATATTCATAATTGTATTGAAGAATGGGATAATATAAAAAAGATAACGAATCCATTTGAATTCATCCATACAATTATTCCGGATTGTAAAACATCGGTTAGTAAAAAACTGCCATTATCGCGTTCTTATTTTAAGATGATTGAAATATGTAAAACATTAGATCTTACTTTTTCTAATAAACCATCTATAAATAGTTTTCATTTGGCAGAGGGACCTGGTGGATTTATTGAGGCCCTGGTTGATATGCGTAAAAATGCAAAAGATAGTTATTATGGAATGACATTACAAAGTTATGAAAGTTCGGTTCCTGGATGGAAAAAGTCAAGTCAATTTCTTGAAAAATATAAGGATAAGGTTATTATAGAAAATGGAAAGGATCGTATGGGGAATTTATATAATCCAGAAAATTTTAGTTATTGTCATGATAAGTATGCAAATACAATGAATGTGATTACAGGAGATGGAGGATTTGATTTTTCAAATAATTATAATTTGCAAGAAGATGATGCAATCCGTTTAATTTATACAGAAGTATGTTATGCAATTATGTTACAGAAATTTCATGGTCATTTTATATTAAAAATGTTTGATATATTTTTAAAATCATCAGTAGATATTTTATATTTATTATCGCATTTATACGAAGATGTTTATATTTTTAAACCAAATACAAGTCGTTATGCGAATTCCGAAAAATATATTGTTTGTAAAGATTTCAGATTAATAAATAGTCATAGTATTAGTAGAATTTTTTATAATCATTTGCAAGAATTAAATAAACATGATGATTCAAAATTTATTACAGAATTTTTCAATAAGGAATACTATACAATTTATAAGAATTCTATTATTGAAATTAATACAATTTTAGGACAACAGCAAATGGAAAATATTAACCTAACCATTGTTCTTATCAAACAATTGAAAAAGAAAGATAAAATAGAAACATTAAAGAAGCAACATATAAATAATGCTACGGAATGGTGTAAAAAATACGAAATAGAATATCATGATAAAATTACAACAAATAATATATTTTTATAATAATTTATAATAACGTTTCAAAATATTATAAATTATTTGCAAACTCTTTTATTGTCACGATATCTTCCTAAATAATTAGTACATACAAGACTATTCTTTTTAACATTAATAAATCCTGTTTGACCACCTGCAAAATAACTAGAATATCCATTAGTATTTAAATCACTTGCGATAGTGTCATATTTCAGTCTTTGAATTCTGTTACTGGCAGATACAGCACCTTGTTGACTAAATGGTTTATTGTTAGGTTTGTATATAACTGTTCTACAATTATCTACTGATGCGGTATCACCACATGCACGAGGACAATTTGCTTTTCCACTATAATCAGTATCATTATATTGAAAGTGAAAATCGTTTTGTTCATAGGTTCTACATCTTCGTTTTAAGTATTCATTATAAGAATAACTATAATTGTAATTTTTAACACCATTTTTATTATTAATAGATTTAATAACAGGATCATAATAACTACAATTTGGATTTTCAGCACAAAGTGCTAAACTATCTTTATAAATTTCTGTTGTTTCATTTTTAGCACAGTTAGTGCAATCTAATGTTTTTCTATAAATATTAAGACCACGATTAGTATACATATTAGATCCAGAAGTACCAACAACTCCACTAGTATTAGGATTAGAACGTTGATTTATTAAAAACCGATTACGAAAACTATAATTCAAACGATTGCCTGACATTTATATTTGAGTGAGAAAAAATAACAACTATATATAAATGAAATTAATCTATTTTTTTATAGCACTTTTTGGAATAATTTTGCTATCTCAAATTTTTCCTTTAAAAGAGGGATTAGAAACTACATCTGATAAAAGCAATTCTGATAAAGAAACATCTACAGAAACAAGTGATGATAGTACAACAAACAATCAGACAACTATTGATGATTTAGATACAACATCTACATCTGGCTCTGTTTCTACTGATAATATTCCTAATTATAAATCTTATGATAAAGGAAATACTCAAATACTTACTTATAAAAATGCCGGTAATATATCAGCTTTAAGAAATGAAATTATGGATTTAAAAAATTTAGCAGATCAGCATGAAAAACAAATTATTCAAAATAAAGAAGAGATTGATAAAACTCGTAATCAAATAAAACAACAAGGTGAAGCAATTAAAAATCAAACAGCAAAAGCAACCGAGCAATTAAGAAAATTCACTATTCCCCCAGATGCTATTACAAAAGGACAAACAGCAAAATCAGATTCTTCTAAAGAAACTTCTAGCGAACCTAATGGTAATACTTCTACCAGTTCTCTCTTTTCTAATTCTAAATCATCATCATCTACTTTAGGTTCTAGTATTTTTATGTAATATATAATTTAATATTTTACAAAATTTCATTAATATAAAATATTTAAATTTATATTTCCTTCATTAATGGATATTCAATATAAGTTTCAGTATTATAATTATGATTTAGGTCATACAATACTTTATTGTGTGTATTAATTTGTATTAAAGATAATAAAAGATTAAATCCTATAGTTGTTAGAGTAATAACATTAAACGTTCTAATTTTGTTAGAATAGATATAAATTGGTATAATAAAAAATACACTTAAGAAACTAATTAACCATATTAAAATATTATGTTTCCAATATTTACATCTTCGCTTAACTTTTATATTAATGCAAATAAAGAATATAATTAAATACATAAAAAATAGCAAACTGTTTATCATAGCAAAATAAAATAATAAATTATGTTGTTCTATATCATCATTAGGATTTAATAATTCCTTTCCTCTTAATGTATTAAAACTGTTAATTAATGTTGAATTAATATCTATCTTACTTAACACAAATCCAAAGACAAATATAAATAAATAATATGTTGCATAATAAACACCAATATAAATACCATTTGAACGCGTTATGAAAAATGTTTCATTGGAATATTTCTTAATAATTTGATATTCAGCCTGACATTCACCACATTTATTAAAGGCATTAGAATCATCCTGGTTATTTTCAGCGTAACGCCATAAATTCAAACATTCTTTATGTACGTAAATACTGGTGCCTTTACATTTACAAGGAATTATTAAATTATAACTGTCATCATCATCTAAGCATATGCGACATTGTCCTTGTATTTTTTTCATGTTTTATAGTATATAAATAAATTTATTTATATAGTATATATAAATTATGTCTAATTTTTTTGATGAAGTTTCCAAAGATGCAAAAAAAGTAGAACAAGAGTTATTAGGACCAGATTATCCTTATTGGAAATATATAAAAACACCAAATGAACTAGGTATTTCTTCTGGAGGTTCTATTTCTCATTTAATAAACGACATTGAAGGTATTATAAACTATGTAGAATTATTAGTAACGGGGTATGGTAACGCATCATCAACAGGAAGACCTTTAGGAACAAAATTCTTTTTAAAGACTGGGGGACAATGTACTGATGTTAAAACAAATAAATTAGTTGACCGTTATATGTATGTTAATAATATCCCAGACGGTTCTATTCCTTTTGTAACTAAAGATGTAGGCATGAACTTTGATACATTAGAAGGTATAATTCCTGGTATTTTATCTGATCTTACAGATATAAACCCAATGTCATTTTTCAAAGCGTTTTTTCAGGGTGCTGAACCTAAATGTAAAGAAATTACTATGCCTACAGTTAATCATAAAAATGAGAGATCTAGTGAATCACAATTTGTTCCTCTTGATGAAATTACTAATATTCCAGCATGTGATTTTCCTGATAAAGCAAACCCAGTAACAAATATCAAATGTATTGAAGGTTTTGAAAATGCGTCATCATCTCGTTCAATGGATTTTAATCATATTTATACATTTATTGTTAGTTTATTATTTTTATATATAATATCTAAATTACTTAAGAAATTATAAATCATATATCAAATACTTTTTATTTTAAAATATTATTATAAAAGATATAAAAATTTATTTATAATAATATTTATAATGTATATATAATAATGGAACAAAAGTTACAAAATACTCATTGGATCAATAATCAAGGTCCAAAACCTCCTCGTGGATTAACTGTAAATAAATTAAAACAGATTATGGGAGGTAATAATGAAACTTTAAAATCACGTATGTCCAATGATATTGATAAATTATGGTTATCTTATTATACCACAATGCGTACAGATAATAAGGACAAATTTGGACATCTTAAATCTTTTAATTATAAAAATCTTTTAAATAAAAAACGAATTAATAGAAGATCAAAAAATAAAAAACCTATACTATTTGAGTTTTTAAAGAAAAAAACAAATAAAGCAGGTGGAAGTAAATTTAATAAATCCAATAAAGAATCAAAAACTAAAAGATGTATAACAATGAAAAGTAAGAAATCCACTAAGAATCAAAAAACTAAAAGATGTATAACAATGAAAAATAAGAAATCAATAAAAAAATCAATGATTCATATAAATAATCGTAATAGTAAGAATAGTAAGAATAGTAAGAATAGTAAAAAGAATAAAAAGAACATTGAAAATATAAAAATTAAAGAGATGATAGGGGGTGACTTTAATATTTTACTTAATACAGATAATAATCAAATACTTAATGACTTTATAAATGATTATAATATGGGTAAAATGACTGATGATTTTTTTCCTTTACCTCAAGATTTATTAAATACTTTAAATATATATTGTGAATCAGGATTTGGTAGAACAGGATTTGATCTTGATTTTAATCAATTTGAAGAATATATAAATAGATCTGATTTTTTTTGTGAAGAAAATTATTCACATGATAGATGGCAGTCATTACAAGCAAACAAAAATTTAAATGGTGATATTCAAGTATATGGAATGCAAGAACCCGCAAAAGAATTAAAACTAAAACTACAAATGTTATGTTGGCTTATGTATAATCGTAAAATAGGTATTTATATAACTTTTCAATATGAACTATTAGAAGAAAAAATATGGTTTTTATTAGCTTATATGGGTATTAAAAATAAAATTTCAATGCCAGTTGAGATTAATTTTTATAATATAGAAGTTATAGATTGGACACCAACTAGTACACAACAATGTAATGAATTTTTACATATTCTTGATAATACTAGAACAGATATTGTGTTTCATTGTGAATCAGGACTTGGTAGAACAGGAATTATGATGTTTCTTATTACAGAATATAAGAATACTATACTCTATTATAATGATGTTAATAATAATATAGATAATTTAAAAGATTATTATATTATTCCAGAAAATATTTTAGAAGATAATTGGAGTACTGATGAAGAACGATTCAGCGGTAAAAATCCTGCATTAAAATATTTACCTTATACTAATCTTGATATTAATAATATGATAGATGATATTAAATACTATTATCCTAATATAAATGATAATGATGATGATGCTGCTATTGAGATTACAAATGTAGAAACTAATGTTTTATATGAATTATTTATACAAAGAATAAATAATATTTATTTAGCTATTGCATATCATTTGAAACAAATTGAGTATTTTACAGATGTTGTCTATGTAAGACAGTATACTATGATAAATCGCACTTTTAAAACAATAGAACTATTAATGGAGTGGTATAGTAATCCCGATAATCAATCTATTATTACAATATAAATAATGATAATTAAAAACAGCTACGATAAATACCTGTATAATACCAACTGCAAAGAGAGAAGCAGCAATTATAATATAAATTATTTTCATTTATATTATAATATAATATATTTAAATACTTATTTACGTGAGGAATAGTTTCGTGCTTTGCGAGATTTGCGAGTTTTACGAGTTTTACGTGCTTTGCGTGATTTGCGTGATTTTTTCCGAATAGTTTTTCGTTTTTTATGAGAACCACAGTTGCTACCTCCTTTTTTGGATGAAGTTAAAAATAATCCACGAACACTTGTGGCTACATTTCCAGCAATTTCTTTAGTATTTGTTATTAAACGATCCGCCACTTGCTTTGTATTTGCTGCTAAATGTTCTGCTGTTGATTTAGTTTTAGATGCAACATCTTTTACCATAACCTCTGTTTGGGAAGCAACTTTTTCTGCTTTTGCTTCAGTTTTACTTATTACTTTTTTCGCATCTGTTTCTGTTTCTTGGATAGGAGTTGGTTTGGGAGTAATTTTATTTACTTGTTTATTAAGTTTATTTACTAAATCTGTTAATGTTGGCTTACGATTACTCATATCTATATAATAAATATAGAAATTATATTCATCAACTCTATATTTATGCGTGACACAATTGATGTTGACGTGTTGTTGTCTTTAAGTTTTTGTATTTAGTATAGACTGAACTATCTTTAATACCATATTGTTTAGGTTTTTCTAATTCAATATAAGTTTGAGTATTAGTTCTGATAAGACGGAACATTTTTACTCTATTATATAGACTAAAATCGCGAGCAGCAATTAATTCAGATGCTGGATTATTACAACTATGACCCATATTTATATATATATATAATAAATAAAAAAATATATTGGATGAAATTATAATAGAACTGAATAATATAATATTTTTAAATTTATTCACATAATATTCTTGGAGTAACATTCATAGTTATTAATTCTTGAAACAATAATTTACACGCATAAGGTATTTTTACTAGACTAAAGTTTGTTCTGTTATCACAATTTTTACAATGATGTATCTCTAAAGCATCATTATAGGATGTGATTAATCCACAACAATTACAAATATATACTTGATATTTATCTGAAGCGTCATACATTCTTTCTTTAGTAAATGCTGCCGCACCGTGTGATATTGTTGCATCTCTTTCCATCTCTCCAAATCTTAATCCACCATCTCTACTTCTTCCTTCTGCTGGTTGACGTGTTAATATTACCATAGGTCCAATACTTCTACTATGTTGTTTATCATTGACCATATGTTTAAGTCTTTGATAAAATACAGGACCCATAAATATAGTGGTTTCTATTTGTTCTCCTGTCATTCCATTCATCAACAACTCATTACCATATTTTTCATATCCTAAATTAAGCAATTCATCAGATATAAGTTCAATAGGTAATTCATTAAAACTTGTTCCATCACCAAATAATCCTAATTCTAATAGAACTTTTCCTAAAAGTGTCTCCTTTAATTGTCCTATTGTCATACGAGATGGAATAGCATGAGGATTAATAATAATATCTGGTCTAACACCATTGGCATTAAAAGGCATGTTTTCTTCCGGTAAAATAATACCAATGGTTCCTTTCTGTCCATGTCGTGAACTCATTTTATCTCCAATGACTGGTTTTCGCATTTTTCTCAATCTTACTTTACAAAATGAATATCCATCTCCGTTGCAATTCACATAATTTTTATCAATGTATGTTTCCTCTTTTGTTCTATAACATGTGCTTTTATCTAAATACTTTATTGTCTTTGTTGGGTCATTCTTATTTTCTTTAATTGGAATAACTTTTCCAATAATCATATCTTTATCCTCAATAAGTGTATTTTCAGGAATAAGACCTTTGGTATCTAATTTATCATAATTTGCAAATTTCATTCCTTTAGATAATTTTTTATCTGGTTTACATCTAATTTCCTCGTTACCATGTACTTTCTTATCTTCATCTTTTTCAGTATTGTAAATTATAGCTGAAAATAATCCTCTATCCAGTGCACCTTGATTTACTATAATAGAATCCTCCTGATTATATCCTGAATAAGTTGCAATAGCCACTATCACATTTTTTCCTGAAGGAATATTATTCAAATTTATAATATTCATTAGACGGGTATCTACTAATGGTCTCATTGGACCATTCAAAACATAGGCTGTTTTATCCATTCTTGCATTGAAATTAGTAACATACATACCCATTGCTTGTTTTCCCATAGCACACTGATATGTTACTCTAGGACTTTGATTATGTTCGGGAAATGGAATACATGATGCTAATATTCCAAATATTGTGCTTGGATGTATTTCACTATGAGTATATTGATGTATTTTACGCGTATTATTATTCTCTAGCTCTTCTGGTTTCATAGAAATCATTAAATAATTTTGTTCTTCTACATCAATATATTCCATGACTGATTCATCAAGATGATGATTTGTGAATAAATCATCCCATTCTAATGCATGGTTCCTTAGTCTCTCAATAATCTCGGGTGTAATCAACAACTTATTGTTTTTTACTTTAAGCACAGGTCGTGTTAATCTTCCACCATCGGTGCATATACGAATTTCCATTTGTGGTATATCAAACACAATAGATGTGTATATATTAATAATACCTTGAAACTTCTTTTCTTTTAAGTCAATATATAGTTTATATGGCTCATTTGAAATACCGATCCAGTTTCCATTAATCATTAGTTTTACTTTATTGTGAAACTTGGTTGTATCGTAATCCACAATACGTTCAATGTAAGGTTCAACATAGTCATATAAAGGTTTACTATCTGATGCAATAGTGACATGCGTCATATAACTCAAATTCTTTACTACACCTACAGATGCTCCCTCAGGAGTTTCTGCTGGACAAATAAATCCCCATGATGAATTGTGTAATTGACGAGGATCTATCATTTTACCACTTTTATCAACTGGAGTATTTATTCGTCGTAAATGACTTAGTGAACTGATATATGTAAGCCGATTAAGAACTTGTGCTACACCAACCTTATTACTGTTCACACTTTTGACACCAAAATCTCCGGTTGCTAACGCACGTTTAATTCCATTTTCTATGGTTGTTGATTTTATGACCTTATAAATATTTGTATAATTAATAATATTGAGATAATCATTTTTGGATTTCCATGAACCAGTATTAATCTCTCTAATAATCTGTTTTTGCATATCTTTGACTAATTTATTAAAATAATTACGAAATAAATTATTCAATAACTTTCCTGTTGTATCTTGTCGTTTATTAATATAAGAATCACGATTATCCGTTTTTTTCCATTTTAAACTGGTTTGTAATAGACGATTAGTCATATATCCCAAGAAATATATTTTCTGCTCCTTTGTTTTACAATGAGGGAATAAATCATTATGAATAACATCGTTCGTAAATTCTTTTTTCTTTAATCTTCCACTTTCCTTATCCATATTAATCGGTGTAAACATTGATTGTGATACGATATATTCAAATGCTTCTTCTTGTGTTCCATATTTTTCTACTTCAATAATGGTTCCTTTTAAAGCTTGAAGCATCGTCTTGTATTTTTCGTCATTAATATCCAATAAGATGATACTACAGATTGTTTTATCTGATAATATACCCAAAGCTTTAAATAGTATAAAGAGAGGAATAGGATTTTTCATGCGAGGTAATTGAATATATATCGGATTTCCAAATCCATTGTTTTTCGAAGCAATCATCATCGTTATTTGCTTAGGTGAAATACATTTAAAATCCGGTACTGATTTGATTTCCGCTTTCCATAAATATTTATTGTTTTTTTTCATATTGAAACAATATATCTTGTTTTCGGCTGCTCGTTCTTGTGCTAATACTGTTTTTTCACTACCATTGATAATAAAATAACCACCTGCATCAAATTTACATTCGTTTACCTCTTCGGGAGTAAGATGAGAATATTGCTTCAATATACAAATGGAAGATTTCAACATGATGGGCAACTTACCAATATGAACCTTCGGAATTTTCGTATGATATGTTTGAATGTTATTCAATTCATCACCTGAACGAATAACAATCTTGATATTCAAATCCATAATCATTGTTGACGCATATGTGAAATTTCTTAGTCTGGCTTCTTGTGGAAACATAATCTTTGTAGCACCATTATTTTCATGAATTTGAGGACGATATAAATAGAAATTGTCAAATGTAATAAACATTTCCAATTTATATTTTTTCGTTATAGGATCTAAATCATGGTCTGAGTGAATACATACTGGATTGAACATATCAATTGTTCGCTTGATTTGATTATTAACAAAATCATTGTAAGACTCTACTTGATGTCTCACAAGTCTTGCTAAATATTGATTTTTGAAATAACTATTAATAACGGTCCATGGCGATTCAATATCCATTTTGGTATGAATATTATAAAAACATTATATTTATTTCAATTTATTTCTCTATTAATTATATGATAATTAAAGATAATTCAAAAAACGATATTTCTAATAATCAAATTATCTTATATAATGAAAAAAACCCTTATATTAATACGCTTGATCTATCTAATATAAAAATAAATATTAATCCTATAAACAATTACCTAGATAATGAAAACGATGAAGCAAAAGAAGAAGATAATAATAATATCTTAAATGAAACTTATTTAGAAGGAAAAATAACTAATATCTTAACAATAATGCGCAAAAACAGAGAACAAAATAAATATACTCCTTTTATTAAAATATTAGATGGTAATGAATACAACAATGGTAATGAAAATACTAACAAAAAAATGATTGAAAATAATTCAAAAGATAAAAATACATTAAACAATATGTTTAAAAAATATGGAGAAGAATATGACAAGGTATATTATAATCCAAAATTAGATAAGGATTATTCTAATTTATATACATTTCTCTCAAATGATGCAAATAAAGAGCCTATTAAAAGTCCCAAAAAGGTAATAATTAATGCTTATATTGAAAGTATTGATGATTTATTAAAAATAATTAAGGATAATCCGCTTGATCGTATGATTGAATATAATATTAATATGAAAGCGTTACATAATATTAAAAAACCTTTAATAGATTTAAATAATATGATAGGAATTAAGGAGTTAAAAGTTTCTATTGTAGACCAATTATTATTTTATATTCAAGAGTTTAATAGTAAAAGTGCGAAACAACAGGATTATATGCATACTGTAATTTATGGACCACCAGGAACAGGTAAAACAGAAATAGCAAAGATTATAGGTAATATTTTTAGTAAATTGGGTGTATTAAAGAAGAATGTATTTAAAAAAGTAACACGTTCCGATCTTATTGCTGGATATTTAGGACAAACAGCTATAAAGACAAAGGATGTTATTAACGAATGTTTAGATGGTGTTTTATTTATTGATGAAGCATATGCTTTAGGTAATGAAGAAAAGAGAGATAGTTTTGCCAAGGAATGTATAGACACATTATGTGAAGCTTTAAGTGATCATCATGATAAATTAATGGTTATTGTAGCGGGTTATAAAAAGGAATTACAAGAATGTTTCTTTAAATATAATCAAGGTTTAGATTCTAGATTTACATGGCGTTATAATACTGACCAATATAATGCAGAAGAATTAAAAATGATTTTTGAAAAGAAAGTGAAAGATTATGGATGGAAAATGAATGATACAGTTAAAATCTCATGGTTTGAAAATAACAAGGAACATTTTAAATTTTTCGGGAGAGATATGGAGGTATTATTTTCTAAAACAAAAATAGCCCACAGTAGGCGTGTTTTTTGTAAGCCAAAAGAAGAAAAAACAATAATTACTTTAGATGATATGAAAAATGGTTTCAAATTATATCTAAAAAATCTTAATGATCCAGAAGAAAATGAATCTTCAAAATATATTATGAACACAATGTATAATTAATTTTATTTTACTTTATTATTAATGGATACAAATACAAAAAAAAAGATTATAATTAATCCAAATTATTTAGGTATAGGAAAAAACAAAGGACAAAAATATAAAAAGGAAAAACCAGTCATAAACCAATCTATTGCAAAACCAAATATGATTAAAAGTGCATTAATTAATAAAATTAAAGAACATAAGAAAAAACATGAAGGTGAACAAATTAGAGAAACCAATGAAAATAAAGTAAATAAAAAACAATCATTAAATGAATTTACAGATGAATTTAATCAATCTTTAGATTATTTACAAAACTTAATTAAAAAAAAACAAAAAAAGAATAAAACATTAAAACGATATGCTATTAAGAAACAAGAACCTATGATAAATATAAATACATCAGCAATACCACAACAAAATAATGCATCAAGAATTCCGTTACAAAACGCACATAAACAAAGGTCAAATATTTCTTATACATCAACAGAAGAATTACCTCCTTTGCATCATCTTGTTCAAAAAAAGAGAGAAAATAATCATCAAGATCAACAAAAGTATTCCAATCAACAAAAATATCAAGATCAACAAAAGTATTCCAATCAACAAAAGTATTCCAATCAACAAAAGTATTCCAATCAACAAAAGTATCAAGAACAACAAAAATATCAAGAACAAATTCCTAATAAAATAGAATATTCATATACGAAACCTTTATCTCAAAATAAAACATTAAAAAACGAACCACCTTATGGAAATCTTAAACAAGGAAATAAACCAACTTATCGTAGTTATATACGATTAACCGATGAAAAACCTCAGATTACTGCATTAACAAAGAAAAATACTGAACTAAATTCAAAAATTTCATCTTTCTTGTATCAAGATGAATTAAAAAAAGGGATACATCAAACTTATTCAGGAGGAAGACTTAAAGAAAATAAACCACGATTAACAATTGATTCTATTTCTTCTCTCAATGATAAACCAAAAATAGAGAGAAAAGAACGATTAAAAAAATATAAAACGAAAATTAAACGAAAAACTATACGACGAAGACATAAGTTAGGAAAAAGCAATAGAAAAGTAGGTGTATTAATAAAAAATCATCATACACGTAAAAAAATAGAAAATGAGCGTAATCAATTAAATTACATCAGTATGTACGAAGTTAAAGATTATTTACGAAGACACGGATTATTAAAAATAGGAAGCACAGCACCAGATTATCTTTTAAGAAATATTTATAATGATTGTAAAATGGCAGGTGATGTCAATAACAATAGTGGTGATGTTCTTATTCATAATTATATTAATGAATAAGTTTAAAAAGATAAAGACTAAATCTATTAATAACTTTAAATATGACATTAATAGATTATTACTTTGATGAAACATCCAAATATACAAAAGAATATGGAGAGAAAACAGTGGTTCTAATTGAATGTGGTAAATTCTTTGAAATTTATGGAGTAAAAGATAAGAGAACACAGGTTATTTGTAATAATAAAAGTAAGATAGAAGAAGTATCTAAACTTTGTAATTTGAGTATTGCTTTTAAAAATGGCGATAAAAATAATATTATTATGGCTGGTTGTCCTATGAGTAGTATTGATAAATACATCCAACTATTAGTGGAAAATGGTTGGACTGTACCACTTATTCTTCAGGATAAAGTTATCAAAACTCATCGTAGTTTAAAGAATGTATATACAGCAGGATCATATTTTAACAATAATGATACTCAAATTACTAATAATATTATGTGTGTATGGATAGAAGTAAAGAATCCATCATTTGTTCGCACATCAAAAGATATGTTATGTGGTATTTCTGTATTAGATATTTATTCAGGTAAATGTTATATTCATCAATATGAAATAAATCATTATATTCACGAGCCATCTAGTTACGATGAATTAGAACATTTTTACACAATTTATAAACCAAAAGAAGTGCATTTTATTTATGATAATATGAGTGAAAAAGAACTATCAGAAATAATACAATTTATTAATGTGGATTCTCTTGTTATTAAAAAAGAAATAACTGCGCATACTAAACTAAAGAATTGTCAAAAACAGACATATCAAGAGGATATTTTAAAAAAATATTATGAAATAAATGATTATAATATATTTATAGAAAGTTGTTTATTAAATGAATATGAAATAGCGAAACAATCTTTCTGTTATCTTTTAGAATTATTGAATAATCATAATCCAGATTTAATAAAAAATATATATGAACCTCAAATGTATGATATAACCAATAATATTATTCTAGGTAATCATTCATTAAAACAATTAAATATAGTGGAGGATAAAAATAATACTAGTAAAATATCTTCAGTTGTATCTTTTCTCTCTTTTTATTGCCTAACTATTATGGGAAAAAGAGAGATGAAAAAGAATATTTTAAATCCGTGTTGTGATATTAACCATTTAAATGAACAATATGATATTATAGATTATGTTAAAACTAAGAATGACCAATTTTCTTATGTATATAAGGAGTTAAAAGGAATAGTAGATATTGAAAAATTATTACGAAAAATCATGTTAGGAACTTTAACACCGGTGGAAATAGCTAACTTATATTCCAATATAAAAACTCTTCTCTCCATTTATAAAAAAATAAAGAAGGATAAAACATTAAAAAAATATATTCAATCTCATATCAAAGAAGATATTGATAAACAATGTAATATATTAATGAGTAAAATAGATGAATCAGTAGATATATCAGAATGTACGAGTCAGTCTACAACATTAGAAAAGAATATTTTCAAATATGGTGTTTATGATAAAATAGATAACGTTTTGGATAAATATGAAAATGAAAACAATAAATTATCGTTATTTATTAATTATTTAAATGAGATGCTTTGTAGTTTAGAAAAAGGGCAACAAAAGAATTATGTTTATATGCATAAAACTGATAAATCGGGTATTTCTCTCCAATTAACAAATAGAAGAAGCAAATTATTAATAGATTATATAAAAAAACATCCTAATTCAACTTTTTCCATACCATCTTCTCATTCTAATGAAGAACCAACAATTATTAAATTATCTGATTTAAAAACAATAACAGGAACCTCTAATTGTAAACGTATAGAAAGCGAACAAATAAGAACGATAATGGATAATATTACTTCTCTCAATTTAGAGTTAATGAATGTTATTAATGAATATTATATTACTTTTCTCTCCAATTTAATAGAATTAAATGAAAATTTAAAAACAATTATTCTATTTGTTATTAAAATAGACATAGTAATGACCAAAGCATTTATTGCGAAAAAATATAATTATTGTAAACCATGTATTAAGAATGCTAAGGAATCATTTTTTGAGGCAAAAGATATAAGACATTTGCTTATAGAACATTTACAAACAGATGAATTATATGTTCCTAATGATATTTCTCTCGGTAAAGAAGATAAAGGACACTTATTATTTGGAACAAATGCGGTTGGTAAATCATCATTAGTAAAGAGTATAGGCATTTGTGTTATATTAGCTCAATCTGGATTTTTTGTTCCTTGTTCATCGTTTACTTATTTTCCATACAAATCTATTTTTACGCGTATTCTGGGTAATGATAATATTTTTAAAGGACTAAGTACCTTTGCAGTAGAAATGATAGAACTCAATACAATTCTTAAGTTCTCTACAAATCGTAGTTTAGTATTGGGTGATGAATTATGCTCAGGAACTGAGACAATATCAGCTATTAGTATTTTCATTTCAGGTATTTTAGATCTTTATAAGAAAAAAAGTTCATTTATATTTGCGACACATTTTCATCAAGTAACAGAAATGGAAGAAATAACTAGTTTAAAACATCTTAAATTAAAACATATGAAAGTAAGATTTAATAAGGAAATAGATCGGTTAGAGTATGATAGAAAATTATGCGATGGACCTGGAGACAGTATTTATGGTTTAGAGGTATGCAAATCATTACGAATGCCAGAACATTTTCTATCTCAAGCGTATAATATACGTCTTAAATTGCTTCCAAAAACAGATAGTATTTTAAATAATAAGACATCAAAATACAATTCATTAAAAATAAAGGGAAATTGTGAGGTATGTGGTAAGGAAGGAATTGATGTTCATCATTTACAATTTCAAAAGAATGCAGATAAAGATGGTTATATTAAAACATTTAATAAGGATCATAAAGCAAATCTTATTAATATATGTAAAAAGTGTCATAATGAGATACATCAAAATAACAAAGAATTTAAAAAGGTTAAAACGACAAAAGGATATGAATTAATGGAATTAAATTGAAGTTCTAAATAATTTAAAATAGTATTTAAAAATATAAAGATGGCCTTTTCCTCAAAAAAACCAAGTGCTCTGAAGAAGTCTAAATTTAATTTTGTTCCTTTAAAACCATTAATTATGACACCTATAGACCCTCGTATTCTTGAAATACAAGAAAATTTAAAAAAAATGGATGGAGATCTTATCCAAACTATTTATAATTCACCTCATTTACCATTGGTGAAAGGATTAAAAATAAAAAACATTGGAATGGTAATGAGAAATGGACAACCAGAAAAACAACGACATATTCTCTTTGTAGAAAGTATTTTAACACCAAATAAAAAAATACCTGTTATGAGTGAGAAATTTTCAAATGGACAATTATTTTATCAATCTACGGGAACATCAAGAGAGTTAAATACATCTATTCAAGATTTATGGTTTCCATTTGAATATTTAGGAAGAACAAAAATACACAAATCAGAAGATAAATATTTATTAGATGATAAACTCATTAAAAAAGATATGGAAAATAAAGAAGGTAATAATCCTTTATTATATATGCGTTTTATTAATGCCAATAATACAGCGATTTCCAAATATCTTCAATCAGTTGTAGTACAACCTTCAAATAACTTTCCTATTATTGAACCCAATGATCCTTTCGCCCATTTTACATCTCAAGATGAATTAATTGAATATATAAAAAATACTCCATCAGAAATTATATAATTATTGGTATTTACAAAAAATTGAAATACTTTTTATTATGACAGTATGACATCTCTGATCTAAAGCAACAAGTACAATTATTCAAAGCAATTCAAGACTACTACAATTCAAGGCTACTACAAATTGATTACTATTGAGTTTATAACAAAAATTGTTATTAACTCATTATATCAAAATGGCTGGAAAATATGAAGGTTTAGAAGATTGTGATGTTTGCGCAATGCCGTTTACATCAGCAATTCGCAAACCAATTACGTGTTTTTCATGTGATTACAAATTATGTACTCAATGTATCCAGCGATATATTTTGGAAAGTAAGGAAAAGCCACATTGCATGAATTGTAAGAAGGATTGGGACTTGCAGTTCATATCATCGGTGACTAATCCTATGTTTTATGATAAAAAATTAAGGAACCATAATGCTGATCTTTTAATTCAAGAAGAAAAAGCATTGCTTCCTGGCAGTCAACAGGCAGCTCAGCAGTATCATCAGAAACTAATACTGGAAGAAGCGAAATCTAATTTAGTAAATGAAAAAAATGTCATTTATGAACAAATTAGAGTGCTTAAAGAAAAAGCAGTAAAAATCAATCAAGATATTAATATTATTACAAATAATATTAGAGTTATTAGTCGGGATATTAATAATAATATGGATACTGTTGATGAAAACGCAGAAATACAAGAAAACACCAAATACATTATGAGCTGTATTAAAAAAGATTGCAATGGTTATATTTCTACCTTATTTCAATGTGGAACATGTAATATCAAAATATGTCCAGATTGTTATAAAGAATTAACAACCGAAGAACATGAATGCAATAAAGATGATGTTGATACAGTAAAGATACTAAAGAAGAACACAAAAAATTGTCCAGTTTGCAAAATATCAATCTTCAAGATTGAGGGTTGTGACCAAATGTTTTGTACGAATTGTCATACTCCTTTTAGTTGGAGAACAAATCTAATTGTTACAGGTAATATTCATAATCCGCATTATTATGAGTTGCAAAAAAATAAAAATATTAGAGCACTTGGAGATTATCCTTGTGGAGGATTACCACATATTTCATTTTTCAAATCAAAAATACAAAAAGTTGATTCTATTCAACAGTCTCACAACTTATTAAAATATTTTAATTTATCGCGATATATCCGAACTGTTTTAATTCCAACAGATCAAAATATAAATTATAAATATAAATCTTTTGAATATAATGCAGGATCTTATCAAAACCTACGTCTTGAATATATAAATAAAATTATTACTGAAGATAAATGGAAAAATGAGTTGAAGAAGAAACATAAGCAAAACATGAAGAATAATGATATCTTCATGATCTTTGATATTTATGTAAGAATGAGTATAGAGAAATTCATAGAGATTATGAATACAGATAGAATTACAGATGAATATATAAAAAATATAATTATGCAATTAAGAGGATTATTAGAATATTGTAATCAAGAATTTGAAAAAATATCAAAAAAATATAATGATAAATACCAAATCTTTATTGGTCAATGGGATATGTTTCATAAAGAAATTTGTACTCTACTTGAGAATGATTCCTCTTATAATGATAGTCTTAGATTAAGAATATTAAAACAAACAATGTATACGCCAAATATTATATACAAATATAATGTGAATACACAAAAGAATATTAAACAAACAGCTAATCATATAGCTAATATGTTTGTAGTTCCGGGAAATCATTTAGTTAATCATCTTTATAATATTCATTAACTATCCGTAATTACACCCTAGGTAATTTATTCAGATACCCGTAATTATTATATTATTTATTTTTATATATATTTTTTAGTGAATAATCTATAAAAATATATACTAGATAAAATAAAATTTTGTATTTTGTATTTTTTATTTTTTATTTTTTATTTTTTATTTTGTATTTTTTATTTTTTACAACAAAATTTTTTACTTTCTACTCGTAAAATACTAGCAGGTGTGTTGAAACTAAAAGGTAAAGCATTTCGTCTTAAGGGATCACTAGGAAGATTAAGTGAGGCAACTTGTTTTCTACTTGGTGGGACAGGCATATACATTATCTTTAGATAATATATAAATGAAAAATTTAGTAACAAATAGTTTAAATTTTATTAAAAAACACATTTCCAGTATTCTTTTTGTTGTATTTGTCTCATTTGCTTATCTTACAGTAAAAGTTTTATACCATTTAAATGGTGATAAAGGAGAGAAAACAATTAAGAAAATATACGTTATAGAATCCTTTGAAAATGATGACTTATTTAAAAATGGACTATGTAAAGCAACTGAAGGACATAGTGATAAAAGAGAGAAAGCATGTAATACTTTAACAAAAGAGAATTGTGAATTATCAGAATGTTGTATATATAATAAAACTGCGGATGAACAACTTAAATGTGTTGCTGGAAATGATAGAGATGGACCTACTTATAAATAAATATTTAAATAATATTTTCATTATAATTATTTTTTTCTATATGTTCTAAATATTGTTTAATATTTTTACATTTATGTAATCGAATTGCTAATTTAGGACGACAAAATGTGCAAAATCCGGATTTACTATTACCTAAATTTCTTATTTTTCCTTTTTCTGATGTATTTCTACGTCTTTTTTTAATTTTCTTTTTAATCATATATTTATTTATAATTATACTTATATTTATTTATAAAATTTTAAATATAAAATTGATTTAATTATTATTACATTATATATAGTAATCATGATTATCCCAGTAAAGTGTTTTACATGCGGCAAAGTATTAGCTGATAAGTATTTATATTATCAAAAAGAGGTCAGAAAAATGAAGGTTGATAATGAATTACCTTTAGAAGATGTTATTTATTTGACAAAAGAAAACATAAAAAAAACACCTGAAGCAGTTGTATTGGATAAATTAAGGCTAACTAAAATTTGTTGTCGTCGGCATATGCTAACTCATGTTGATATATTTTAATAATATCTTTTAAATATATATAATGACAAAATATACAAAAAAACGGCAATCCAAACAGTCCAAACAGCATAAAGGAAAACAACAGCGAAAATCACGTTCTAAATCATCAACAAAAAAAACCACTAAAGGTCGTCGTCATTATAGAAAGCGAACTACTCATAAAACACATAAAAATAAACGTGGTGGGGGATGTCGCGGTCAATCATTACCTCCTGTTCCCTTTGTTCCTCCAGGTGGTATGTATATTCCAGGAGGAATTAATGGTCTAGATAGTGGATATTATTATGGTAAATTATGTAATCCTATTTTACCTGATCCAGTTGTGGCTAATAATTATCAATATAAAGTTCAAAAAGGAGGTAATGTTCTTCCTCGTGGCTTAGTGGATTTAGGAAGAAATGTTGAATATAAATTAAAAACGCTTTATGATAATTATATGGGTGAAAAACCATCTGCATCACCTGATGTTATGAATCAACCTATTGATAAAGAAACAAAAGTTGTTTATATCAATCCCCCCAATATTCCTCAAATATTAAATAAATCTGCAAAAGTCAATAAAACAAATTAAGTTTAAATATTTAAATAGTTTATTTTTTATTATTTTAGATATTTATCTTTTACGATTTTAGATATTTATCTTTTATTATTTTAGATATTTATCTTTTATTATTTTAGATATTTATCTTTTATTAATTTTTTAAAGACATTATCAAATATAATTTTTTCTTAATAATAGTTATAAATGAATGTTGTTAAAGAATTCAAAAAACTCTGTACACCCGCACAATCTTATTTAGTTTTATCTGTTGTTAGTGTTGTTTCTGTATTTTTAACCACTATGAACTTAGGTAGCCTTGTTGTATCTTTAGCACTTGCTGCTGCATGGGCGTACATTCTTAATATGGTTTGCGATAAAGCCAATAATACTGTTGCATGGATTCTTGTCTTAGTACCCATCTTTGGTGTTCTTGGACTTACCGGTTCTATCTTATTAAGTTTCCTATAAATTAATTATCAATACTTTTTTTAATAAATCATTATATGTTTAAAAATTTATTAAAAATATTATACTCATTTTATAATATATGATAAATGAAGAGTTCTCATGGAAATTTATAGATACATACTTTAAAAATAATCCTAATCATTTAGTTAATCATCATCTTAACTCATTTAATGATTTTTATGATAATGGATTAAAACAGATTTTCAGAGAATACAATCCCATGAAAATTGTTAAAAATAAAGAAAAAAATCAATGTTTTTTATATTTTGGTGGCAAAAAAGGTAATAAAATATACTATGGTAAACCTATTATTTATGATGAACCAGACCGTGTTCACTTTATGTATCCAAATGAAGCCCGTTTAAGAAATATGACTTATGGTATATCTATTCACTATGATATAGATGTTGATTTTATTATTACTAATGATGATGAAACAACAAACACATTTTCAATTACACTAAAAAAAATATTTTTAGGAAGATTTCCAATCATGCTACAGAGTAATTTATGTATCTTAAAGGGATTACTTCCTGAAATTCGCTATAATATGGGAGAATGTCGCAATGATCCGGGTGGTTATTTTATTATTGATGGTAAAGAAAAGGTCATTATAAGTCAAGAAAAATTCGCTGATAATATGCTTTATATTCGTGATAAAGTAGACGATACATATAATTGTTCTGCTGAAATTCGGTCAGTATCTGAAGATGCATCAAAACCAACCCGTTCCTTATGGATTCGTCGGGTTGCTCCTTCACCAACACAAGAAAACGGACAAATTGTTGTTAATGTACCTAACGTAAGAAAACCCATTCCGTTATTTATTCTTATGCGTGCTCTTGGAATCATCTCTGATAAAGATATTATTCTACATTGTTTATTAGATATCAAAGAAAATAAAGGTTTTATGGAATTCTTTAGAGCATCTGTTTATGATGCGGGATATGTTTTTACTCAAGAAGCTGCTCTTAAATATATTGCTACCTTAACTAAAGGAAAAACTGTTAATCACACAATGCTTATACTCATGAATTATTTATTACCTCATTTAGGTGAACTTAATTTAAAACAAAAAGCACTTTATATTGGTCATATGGTAATGAAACTTTTAAAAGTCTATACTAAAGTAGATAAACCTACAGACCGTGATAGTTTTAAATTTAAACGTATTGAAATAACAGGTACTTTATTATATGGGTTATTTAAAGAATATTACAACTTACAGATGAAACATATTTTCACTAAAATAGATAAAGAGTATTATTATCACGAAAATTCTTATCAAACTAACTTTCTTAGTCTAATAGAATCCAACTTTAATGAATATTTTAAAGAGAGATTAGTTGAAAATGGGATTAGAAAAGCATTTAAAGGAAATTGGGGTTCACAGGAACATACAAAACGTGCTGGTGTTATACAAACATTAGACCGATTATCTTTCAATTCATTCATTGCTCAATTGAGGAAGGTTAATTTACCTTTTGATAGTAATGCCAAAGTAGTTGCGCCACGATTATTACATGGAACTCAATGGGGAATTATTGATCCCGTAGATACACCAGATGGAGGTAATATCGGTTTCCATAAAAATCTCTCTATTATGACTCATATTACTAGTAGCTGTTCTAGTATTCCATTTATAGAATTTCTTAAAAAAAACAAAGAATTCATTATTCTTGAAGAATGCAATTTTGCCATGTTACATAATCTAACCAAGGTTTTTGTCAATGGTAATTGGATTGGTATGATGAAAGACCCAAGAGATAAAATAGATGAATTAAGATTATATAGACGAAACGGAATAATTCCAACATTTATTAGTGTTCAATGGAATAAAGTAGTCAATGAAATACTCATTGCAACCGATGCAGGTCGTCCTTGTCGCCCTCTTATTTATATTGCAAACGGAGAGATTAATTATGAACGTCCGGATATATTAGAAAAAATTAAGAAAGCAGACTATACATGGAATGATTTAGTTCTTGGTTTTTCTTCAAAGAAAAATGATTTATATTCATGTTCTATTGAAGAAACAAAAGAGAGAAATTTGGAAGAAACCGCAGGAATAATTGAATACTTAGATACAGAAGAAGCTGAATCAGCCTTAATTGCGATTCATAAATTTGATTATAGTCAATATCCTGCAACTCATATTGAAATACATCCTTCACTTCTTTTAGGTGTTATGGGTAATCAAATTGTATTTCCAGAAAACAATCAGTTACCAAGAAATCTTTTTTCATGCGGACAAAGTAAACAAGCTGTTTCTCTCTATAATACTAATTTCCATAATCGTATTGATACTATGGGAGTAGTATTAAACAATGGTCAAATTCCTTTGGTAAAAACTCGTTATCTTAAATACATTAATAAAGAACAAATGCCTTATGGAGAGAATGCAATTGTAGCTATTATGTGTTATACTGGTTATAATGTAGAAGATGCTGTTCTCATTAATCAAGGTTCTCTTAATCGTGGTATATTTAGAACTACATATTATAAAATGTATGAAACACATGAAGAAAGCAGTTCTGTAAGTAATACTACCATTGATAGTAAATTTTTAAATATAGATAGTCATAATGTTATTGGTAAGAAACCCGGATATGATTATAGTGAATTAAATGAACATGGTATGATTAAAGAAAATACCTTTTTGAATGATAAAATGATTCTTATAGGAAAGGCAATGAATGATTTGGAGAAACCAGATACTTATATAGACCAATCTGTCTATACAAAAAAAGGACAAACAGGATTTGTTGATAAAACATTTATTACGGATGGGGAAGAAGGTTTTAGAATAGGAAAAATACGTATTCGCGAAGAACGTATTCCAGCTATTGGTGATAAAATTTGTAGTCGGTGTGGACAGAAAGGAACTATTGGTTTAGTTATTCCTGAAAGTGATATGCCTTATGCTGATAATGGTATTAAACCCGATCTTATTATTAATCCTCATGCATTACCAAGTCGTATGACTATAGGACAACTTATTGAATCCTTAATGGGAAAAGCATGTGCTCTTTATGGTGGATTCGGTGATTGTACTGCATTTGTTAATAAAGGTCCAAAAAATGAATTATATGGTTCTATGCTTACTAAAATGGGATATCATTATACAGGAAATGAAGTATTATATAATGGTATGACTGGAGATCAATTAGAAACAGAAATCTTTATGGGTCCAACTTATTACATGAGATTAAAACATATGGTTAAAGATAAAATAAATTATCGTGCACGTGGTCCAAGAACTGCATTAACACGACAAACAGTGCAAGGTCGTTCTAATGATGGTGGTCTTCGTATTGGAGAGATGGAACGTGATGGATTAATTGCTCATGGTATGACTGGATTCATTGTAGATTCTATGTTAGAGCGAGGTGATGAATTTTACATGGCTGTTTGTAATCAAACAGGAACTATTGCTATTTATAATGAAAATCAGAACCTTTTTCTTAGTCCAATGTCCGATGGACCCATTAAATTTATTCAGAATTTAGATAGCACATTGAATATTGATAATATTAGTCGTTTTGGTCGTAATTTTAGTATTGTACGCGTTCCTTATACATTTAAATTATTATTACAAGAATTGAAGACTATGAATATTCAGATGCATATTATTACTGAGGATAATGTAGACCAATTATTAAATCTATCTTATAGTGAGAGTTATAAAGAAATTGTATCAGATACTTTTCTCTCCAATATTAAAATAAAATCCTCAGAGAGAGAAACAGAAATAGAAAATGAAGAAGATAATTTGGTAGAAGAACCGATTGAAGAAACAATAGAAGATGAAGATGAAGATGATGAAGAACAACAACAAGAAGAAGAAGAAGAAGAAGAACAACAAGAACAACAACAGGAAGGTGGATCAGCATATTTAATTACGGAAGAGGAATTAAATGAAGAATTACCTCCTATTCCTATGGATGATGATGAAAACGAAAATGAAAATGAAAATGAAAATGAAGATAATATAATTAATCTAGAAAAGTTAGACGAAGACTATAACAATGCATATGAAAATACATATAGTAATACAAATGAAGATAATAAACCATTAACAATAAACTTTAGCGAAGAAGTATCTATTAAAGAAATGACACCCAATACTCCTATTTCATCTTTTAATAAAAAAATATTTACTTTTGATATCCCTATCTTAAATCAAAAAGAGAGAGAAAATGAAGATTATAATAAACGATCTGTCATTGAAAAATTCCAACCTAATGAATTACAAGATATTACTGATATACTACCCGTTACTGACGAAGATACTATTACATTAGTTCCACTTGATGATGACGAAGAAGACGAAGAAGAATATCTTGATGAATAAGCACTTATTATATATTACCCAGGGTGTAAATAAATTTTCATTTACTATAAAATTGAAAAGAATTAAAAAATATATAATTCATATAAGTATGGCGTCCACTATTAATGAACCTTTAATCTCTCGTCTTTATACCTCAAGAAATAATTTATTAAGTATTTTAGAAAAACAAGGTTGTAATGTCCAAGATTACACAAATTTAAGCGTTCATGAAGTAAACGAGATGAAAGAAGCAAAACAAATGGATATGTTAATGACTAATACTAATAACAATACAAAGGTTTATGTTAAATATCATTTAGGAAAATCTCTTAGACCTAAACACATCTATGAATATATAGAAGACTTATATCAGATTGATTCGGTTTTAACTCCAACCGACCAATTAATAATTATTATTAAAGAAAAAGTAAATGATACAATAACCGAATTAATAACACAACTTTTTAATACAGAAAAATATTATGTTAACATCTTTCAATTGGATACCCTTCTTTATAATATTTTAAATCATGAGTTAGTTCCTCCTCATCGTATTTTAAATGATAAAGAAGTTAAAGAACTCATTAAAAAATACAATGTTACAGATATGAAACAATTTCCCGAAATATCACGGTTTGATTCAGTTGCAAAAGTAATTGGTATCCGTCCAGGACAAATGTGTGAAATTGTGAGAAGTAGCAAAACAGCTATAACATCCAATTATTATAGATTTTGTTATTAAATTATAGATTTAGTCGGTGTAATAATATATATATTTATTATAAATGGAACAAACATTAGATGAATATACAAAACGTTTCTATTTATTATTGGAACAATATAAAAAAAATAATACATTACGCTTATTGAATCCTTCTAATGTAGAATATGAAAACTTATATAATTATAATATTAATAATCTAAATAAATTATTTATGGATATACATGTATTTGATAATAAAATACAAAATAATTTTAATGAATTAGATCAACAGTTTAGAACAGATTATAATCAAGTAAAAATAGACCGAGACATTATACACGATTTAAAAAGAAAAGAATCTCATATTAAAGATAGTTATAATGCTTCTATTCCATTAAAACAAGAATATAAACAACGTAAACAACAAAAATTTATGATTTTATGTGGTAAAATTGGCGAACTTATTCTTATTTTAGGAGTGATGGCTTTTATTGTTAAAAAATATGGAAATTAATATTAATCAAAGTATTTAAAAAGATATAATTATTATTATTATTATAAAAAATGAATACTCTACTCTATAATTTGTTAATGCTGGGAACTCTTCTTTCTACTGCTATGGCTAGCCTTTATTGTACTCATAATAATTGTATCACATTTAGTGTAGGTTCTGGAACAGGATGTCAATGGATGTGTAACTATTGTTCTGAACAATTACAAACCCCTAATTATTATTTTACTGATGGTGTATGTCACTATGAAAGTGGTGGTTGTGTAGGTAATCCTATTTCTGAACATCAATATACTTGTTGTAGTGCTTAACATATAAGCGTATATATAATTTTTATCAAATCTAATTATTTAAAATAAAAATATTTTTTAATTACTTATAATTTTCTAATTTAATTATAAGTAATCATGTTTTCAAATGAAACAAAATTAACAAAATGCTGTGTTCCTTCACTTAATCAGGGACGTGAATTTAAACAAGACATCCAAAAAATAAATGATTTAGCAAAAGACAGTAGTCATATTATTGAAGGATTTACATCAAGTACAGATCCTCTCATTGAAAAATTTGACAAAACACTTTCAGAATATACAACTAGTTATAATCAATACATTGATAATATTATGAAACATAGAAATAGTAATCTAGTTCATTATTTAAACCATATTGTAACTGATAATAAGAATTACTATTACATTAATAAGTTTGGATATAAACGATTATTTAGTGATTATACATCAAGAGATGTTTCTTGTCAAGGAGAGAATAAATGGTTGATTAGTATTACTGAAACATTACTTAATGAATATCCCGAAGGAGCAGTAATTAATAATGATGAACCTTGTAATTTAGAAGGTTCAAATATTAAAAATTCAAAAAATGGAGCAATATCCTATGTTGATGTTAAAGGATTTCGTCATTATTATTCTTCCCAAGTATGGAGTTCTCTCATTAAAAATAATTTAGGAGGTAAAGGATGTAGCTCATCTTATACTAACTTATCTGAAAAACAATATTTAGCTGTTAGTAAAAAAGAAGTTATGACTCTTGATTCCAATTGTTTACATACTACTATTAATAATACTTTTAGTCCAGAAAAAATCATTCTTAATCTAAATGTAAATGATAGTAAAAGAATTAGTGAATTAAATAGTCAACTAATAACTATTGGTCAAGAAATATTAGATAAAATTAATAATAATATTCAAACAGAAGAAGACTATAATGAACAAGTAGAATCGCAGAAAAAACAATTACAAAACCAATTACAATTATTGAAAAGAGAGAGAATAAAGTTTATGGATGTTACAAAAACACACAAAACCTTAGATTATGATATTAATAATATGAAAACATTAGTGACCGCGTCTTATGTAAGATATTTAACATTGGGTTTAGGAACCCTTATTTTAGTTAGTTTAACACTTCGTCACGTTTTTAAAAAATGAATTTTTTATATTGTTATATTAAATAATGTCTAATGACTTGAGTAATCTTAAACAAAACTTAGATAAAGCATTATCTAAATATGGAACACAATATCAACAATATACTAATACATTATTAAAAGGTATTAATAGTGCGGAAAGTAACAAATATATAGGAAAAATAATTAGTATTCGTAAAAATGTTAATTCTTTTAAAGGTGTTAAAGGAAATTGTACAACTTCTAGTGGTACTTATCCACGATGGAGTCAATATGATAATATAGATACTTGTCAAACCATTTGTGAAAAAGATTCTAATTGTGTTGGATATTCTTATCAATCAGGTAATCGTAATATATGTGAGGCATATGGAAAGGATGGAGCTAATCCTGCAAGTAAGAATTATATTAAAGATGAACCATTATCCACAAATCCTGTGACTGATAAATTTTCTATTAACTGGAATTGTTTTATTAAACAAAAGGAAGATTTAACTCCTACTTTATATTTTGTAACCTCAAATGGAGAATTGAAAGAAATTACTCATTCTATAATTAATGTTACTCCGTCATGTAAAAATGTTGAAATTATCAATGTGGATATGCCATTAAAACTTTTTTTAAATAGTAATAATTTCACTTTAGGAAAACCCATGAGTGCAAGTGATACATGTCAATTAAATATTTTAGACAATCCTTATCATGATGATATGATGAATAGTAATAATACTCTTATTAATTTAGCTACGGAAATATATGATAAAATGAATATATTAAAGAAAAGGGATGTAGGGCAAAAAAAACAAAAATCACAAATTGTTGATAAATTACATGATGATATTAAAGATTATCAATCCACTTATGATAAATTAATTAGTTTAGAAGATAGAAATGAAACATTGGATCTTATGGAAGATAATTTAAAATTACACGCATTATCTGAAAAGTACAAATATACAACATGGGGATTTTTAGGCATTATTATCTTTCTATATACTATTTATCATATTAACAAAAAATAATTCTATTTTTATTCATATATATATATATATAAATGAATAAAACTTTATCACATAGTCCTTCCAAACCTATTCCTTCAGAAACAAAGATACAAATAGTTATTCATACAGGAGGGGGAGATGCTGCTGGTAGTAATACACTTAATTATATAGAATTTTTTAATCAAAATAATAAAAAAATTGGACATTGGTCAGTTCCTCCTGGCATATCTCAACCTGTAAATCGGCTTTCTTGGTATGGTTATCCTTATATTATTAAATCATATGCAACAACAACTCCTGATATATTATCATCATATAGTGTAAATATTGGTGGTGATGTAATTTCTGCAAATTTTTATATACAAATTAAGGGTATATATATTACAGAAAATTATGTAAATGACAAATGGGGAACAAGAACATATAAAATACTCAAACCTTATACACTACCACTTGCTACATCACCAATACCTACTCCTACTCCCGATAAACCAGTACCCACTCCATCCAAACCTACGCTTCATTACTTAGGGCCCGGTTGGGAACAATGTGGTAGAACCAGACAGCGTTATACCCAACCGATAGACTACCTAACAACCATGAATTATAACCAATATAACCTAGGTGTTCCCGTTTCCAAATGGGGATGTGACAACCTACCACCAAACCCTCCATTGGTTCGCATAAGGCAAAGTGTGTCTAATGCAGGAC